ATAGGACAATCAGCAGCTATTATATACATGGATTCTAATATAGAAACTGATATATAGTAGTTCAACGACTAGATCATAAATGATCGTACATAGTAAGTACTATGGAAATAAGAAATAACTTAAAATAAAAATTATGAATTGGATAGTATATTGTACAACATGTACAGAAAATGGAAAAATATATATAGGTGTTCATAAAACAGAAAATCCATATACATTTGATGGGTATATAGGAAATGGTATAAATATGGGATGGAATATAAAAAATCCTCATACAGCATTTCAATATGCGTTAAAAAAATATGGATATAGTAAATTTAAAAGAACTACTTTATATGTATTTGATAATGAAGAATTAGCGTATGCTAAGGAAGCAGAAATAGTAAATAAAGACTTTGTAAAATGTAAAGATAATTATAATACTTGTTTAGGTGGAAGATACTCTGGAACAGTATATGATTCTTTATATCAATATGATTTACAAGGTAACTTTATAAAAGAATGGGATAGTGTTGGAGAAACTGTTAAATATTATGGATGTAATTCTAATAGATTTAATATGGCTATTAAAGACAAAAGAAGTGCTTATAATAGTTATTGGTCTAAAACTAAATATGATACATTAAACATTTCTCTATATAAAAAAAGTAAACATTCTGAAATTTATTGTTATGAAGATAATGGAGAACTTTATAAAATATATGAATCTGTTAAAGATGTTATAGACGATCTCGGATTAAGCAAATCATCTATTGAGGATGCTTGTTCTCATAAAGTTCCTTTAAAAGGATTTTATTTTATATCAGATGATTCCGATATAAATGATATAATTAAAACTAGAGAATTAGTATATAATTTAACTGATAAAAGTATCTCTAAATATAATAATAATAAATTAATTAAAACTTATTCATCTTTAGCTAAAGCAGCTAAAGAAAATAACATAAAAGACTCTGAAATTAAAAAATCTATTAAAAATAAAGATGGTGTTTGGGCATATGGGTATGCTGAAATATATAATCCTAATTTTGATAAACCTACGGGTTTTTTAATTGATCAATATGATTTACAGGGTAATTTTATAAAAACTTGGAACAGTTATTCAGAATGTAGAAAAGAACACCCTAATGTTAGACAAGTTTTAACAGGAGGTAGAAAACATACCCATGGATATATTTTTAAAATTCATAAATTAAGTTAAAGATATAGTCTAATCTTATTAGTAATGATAAGCACTATGAGTTATAAGTAACGATTATAACTAAATATAATGGATTAACTGGGGGTATGCTGCCTGAATGCTCCCGTAAAATTTTCTTAATTGCTGGAAACTTTCAATTATTACTATTAACTACAACATAATGTGAAAACATAAGTGTGAAAGTTTGAAAATAATAGTATAGAAACAATCAGCAGCTTTATAATACTCAATATCCTTAAGGAATAGGTAGGATGAAGTTCAACGACTAGATGGTAATATCGTAAAATATAAATTTTTAATAATTTATAATTTGAAATGGAAAATAATTTAAAATATATTGTATATTGTACTACAAATTTAATAAATAATAAAATATATATTGGGGTACATAAAACAAATCCCGAAAAATTTGATGGTTATATAGGTAATGGTATTCATATAAATATACCATCAAGTTATGAATATTCTAAAACAAGATTTCAATATGCTGTAAAAAAATACGGCCCTAAAAATTTTAAAAGAAATACTATTGCTATTTTTAATAACGAAGAAGATGCTTATGCTCTAGAGGGAGAAATAGTAAATAAAGAATTTTTACAAAGGAAAGATGTATATAATTTAGCTTTAGGAGGAGTATTTGGAGCTTGGTATTCAAATCAAAAAGAAGTATTTCAATATGATTTGCACGGAAATTTTGTAAAAAAATATAATTCTTATACAGAAGCTGCTTTAGCAGTAAGTAGAGCATTAATTAGTATACAAAGGGCTATAAAATATAAAAATAGATGTGCTAATTATTATTGGACTACTACTTATTTTGATAAACTAGATTTATCAAAAATGAATGAAGCAAAAGAATTGGAAACTATACCAGTATTTCAATATGATAGTAATGGTATTTATGAATGCTGCTACAATTCTATTAGAGATGCCGCTAGAGTCTTAAATAAAAGTAATTCTAATATAGCAAATGCTATAAAATTAGGAACTCTTTGTTATAATAAATACTTTACTTCTGTATATTCTAATACTTATGCTGGAGCTAAAAGCGAATCTATTAAAGGACATGTTTTATATCAGTATTCTTTAAAAGGTGAATTTATAACTGAATATAAAAACATGGCAGAAGCTAAAAAAGCAACTGGTATTAAAAGTGATATTTATAAAGCTGTAAAATTAGGTAGAACAGCTGGAGGATATCAATGGCATTTTGAAAAACTTGATAGTATGCCAGAAATACTTCCTAAGTCTGGCAGAGCTAGAAAAGTAGGAAAGTATGATTTAGACGGAAATCTTATAGAAGAATATTCATCAAAATCTAAAGCAGAAAAGGAAAATGGAAGGGGATTAGCTCATGTCCTAGAAGGACGAGATAAAACCCACAAAGGATTTGTTTACAAATATTTAGATTAAAGATATAGTCTATGATAACTAAAACTGCGCCCCCGATTCAGGAGTGGGCGTCTTCAATCCTTATAGAAGTTTCATCTTGAGACAAATCTAATAAGGAAATTTTTAGATAATACTTATTTTACAAGATATTGTTAGGGAAGCAGATGTCTTCCCTAACTAATTTTTTATATTAAATGTGAATATGAATAATAGTAAAAGCCAATTTTCTTAGAATATTTTGATTCTAAAAAGTGTATTTGGTAAAGTAGGTTAGACGTATTATATAAATCCTGCTAAAAATAAATATGGTCAATATCCAGATTGTGTTAAGAAAGTAGATTCTAATGGTGATATGATTTTATCTGATGAGGAACGTAATGATCCTAATAGACAATATTTTATCCCAGAAAATACAATGTTTAAAATTACAGATGGACAGGTCTTTCACTTAGATGCCGATCATCAATATGAGTGGAATATGTGGGAAGCTATTAAAAATTGTCCATTTATTGCTCCTAGTAGATTTGCTAAAGATGCTAATGGTAACTATTTGATTGATGGAACTCCTAATAGAAATGCTTTGAAACAAAGATATGGAGTTGCTGAATTATATGTAGATATGCCAGGAGTAGAAACAGCAACAAAAATTTCTAGGAAAAAGAAAATACATAAAGCAGCTGAATTTATATTTAATGATGAACGAGGTACAGATGGACGTCTTCTTATGGCTCGTTTACTCGGAAAACATATGTCTAACATGCCAGATTCAGATGTAACAGATTATCTTTTGTCAGTAGCTGAAAAACAACCAGATAAAATTATTGATTTATACACTGGTGGAGATACTAATTTAAGAATCTTATTTGCAGATGCAAGAGATCGTAAAGTAATTCTTATTAAGAATAGACTTTATGTTTATGGAGATTCTTATGTACTTGGAGCTACAGATGAAGCAGTTATTGAATGGATGAAAAATCCTAAGAATAAGAACGTTTTAAAATTAATTCAAGAAGCAACATATCCAGATTTTAAGATGGTAGAAAAAGTTAATCCAAATCTCGATAAAGAAACTACTCCTACAAAAGAAGTAGATCCCGTAATTGAGAAGACGATTAAAGCTGCTAAAAATAAATAAAATGACCTCTAGGCAAGTATTTGAAGCTGTACTAATTGAATTAAATAAGGTATAGGCTCCTAGTTTATTATTAGAAGACTTTAACTATTTATTCAATAAAGCAATATATCAATATATTAATAAGAAATATAATATATATGATGTAAACCAATAGACCTCTGATGATGTTAGAGTTCTAAAATCTACAGTAGTTCTTGTACCTAATGAAACTAATCTATATACTCATGTAGAGCAAGATAGATGTAAAAATAATGTAATTAGTAAAGATGCTCTTTATGGAAATATTAAAGAGTTTAATTTACCTTTAGACTATTTACATTTATTAAATTGTATTTGTAATTTTAAAGTTACTAAAACTTTTAAATGCTATAATGCTGGAGATTATGTACAATTCCCAGCTATCAGATTAACTTCTGATGCTTGGTCTCAAATTATAAATAACTTTTATATGAGACCTATGTATAAGAGACCTTATTACTTTATACATAATGTAAATACTTAGGAAACTATCCCTACAAACCCATATAATAATAAAAGCCAATTAAATAGTGCTCATGATAATACTGGAACAGATTTTAATGATAAGTACTATACACATGGCCAATCTTGTGAAGAAATAGGTGGGGCTTTAGAAGAACAAAGTAATTTACCAAGAACTATAAAATTACCAACTAATACTAAAGAAGATTTAGTTGAAAAACCAATTGGTACAAGGGTCGCTAATCCTACAACTGTAAGGCTTGAGGTGCGTTATGGTAAAGATACCTCTATATTTTAGTTAGAAAATATTTGGGTTGATTATATAAAAGCTCCTCAACATATTAGATTAACGTAGGAGTAGTTAGATTTAACTTAGGATACTTCACAAATTATGGAGTTTCCAGATTATGTATGTCAAGAGATTATAAATGAGCTGGTACATATTGTAATGGAGAACAGTAGTGATCCAAGATTACAAACACATATTCCAGTTAATCAGTCTATAGCTAATCCAGCTCAAGCATAGGCACCAAAAAAATAATAAATTATGTTTGAATTTTCAACAAGTACACTGATTAATTCAGTAAGTTTTCCAGGCTATGCCGATGTACCTACTGCCAATGAAGGTGGCGATACAATTAAAGATCACCCTAGAATGTGGGTTGATAAAGAAGATGCAGAAAATCCAATTCTAAGAATTGCTCGTGATTTTAGATTCGCAAAAAAGAATGTAGTAGGTGTATTTAAGCGTCACTGGGAAGATCCTAAAACTTTTAAAGTAACATTTAATCTTTCTACTATTAAAGATAAATCCGATAACGCATTTACAGAATCAGTAATTGAGGGTCAAGGAACTGGACGTATTGAATTGTATGTACGTCTTTCTGGATCTAATAATTCTTACTATTCTAACGATTTTGTATTTAAAGGTAAACCTTTCTATATTGAGTTCCCAATCTACCGTGGTGATGATGAGGCTAAATTGGCTAAACGTATTGCTGCTGTAGCAAAGAAATATCAGAATATGGTATATGAGTTCCCAATGTTGAAAGTATATGCTTCTAAGGAAGATGGTACAAAAGACGCTGCTGGTACATTTGTAACTATTGAAGGTACAGATGAATATCAAGTAGTTCGTAAGGCAGAACTCCAGTGGTACAATCCTTCTGCTCAAACGTTTGATTGCTGTGCATATTTTGGTCGTTTCGATCTTGAAAATTATGGTGCAGTTGTTAGACAAGGAAATCAAGGATTTGGTACTTATCGTCAAATTGTTAAGGATTTGAGACTTCCTACTGCATATAATACTCGTTGGACTCGTCTTATTCAGGATGAAACTCCAGTTGTAGGTGGCCACTATACACAATATACTATTAAGATGTGTGTAAATCGTGGAATTATGGGTTCTGATGCTGTAGGCGAAGTTACTAAGTCTCTCACTAACCATGTATTCTATGTATTAGATAATGGTGGTGATAAGACTACTAATCCTGCTGCTATGTTTGAGGATATGCTTAAACAAGCTGAACTTAAAGATGTAGTAGAAGTAGTTGATAAGGATTATGACGATTCTGTAACTCCTATGGATCGTACTACTTTGGACGGTTCTTATGATGATCCAGATGCTGTTAAGAAAGCTCAAGAAAAGGCTCATGGCACTAAAGAGAATGATAATACAGAAAAGGATCTTACTCCTAAGAACATTGATGTTAAGACTGGTGAACGTAAGCCAGCTAATAAGTTTGAAGAGGATCCTAAGGATATCGCTGACAAACCTAAGCCCGGAAAAGAATAATAATTTAGGCGGAGGGCTTTTAGCCTTTCGCCTTTATTTTTTTTTATATATATGACTTCAGTTAATAAATTAGCTTCTGCTATATATAATGATATAGTAGGAGGTTTAAAAGGATATCATTCTTCATTATCTATGTCTTTAGAATAGTTAGAAGACGAAGTAGTTAAAACTAGACTTTAGGTAATGAAAGAATATTCTATAAAAGGATTATTACCTACAAAAGATTTACTTACAGCTGTAAATTGTGTAGAAGTAGATTGTAAAGATTTAGATAGATGTACTTGCAATTCTAAATACGTAGGAGATCCTGTAGCTCATTTTGAAATACCTTAGATTGCTAATATAAATCATGCAATCGACTATATAGGAACTACAGATAGATAGTTACCATTCTTAGTATATACTTCTGAAAAATCTTGGGACTATTATTATAAATATAGAAAACGTGGAAAAAATAAACCATTAGTATATTTAGATTTAATTCCAAATAGTAATGGGATGATTGATGGATTTATATATAATGCCCCTTTAATAAAATAGTTGTCTGTAATAGCTATATTTAAAGATTTAAGACAATTAGAAGATTATGGATGTTGTTAGTTTGATGAAAATTATTCTTTTATTGATATGGAAGTATAGAAACGCTTAACAGAACAAAAAATACGATATTATAGATAGTTAGCTTATAATAATCCTAATACTCAAGAATATACTACTGGATAATGAAATACAATAATTTTCACTATGCTATGTCTTTAGCAAATACATTATATGATTTAGATTTAATTCCAGAAGATTTTGAAGAAATAGGACTTGTTGCTTTCAATCTAATTGGAAATAAGAGAATGAGATTATATAGAGTATGTTTAGATATAGATTAGGAAACTAATACAGTTTAGTTACCAAGTAATTGTGATCAAATAGAATTACTTACTTATGGTTTTGAAGATTGGAATTATGTTTCTAATAAATATTCTAATGGAGATTATATGTCACGTTTTACAGAAGCATATATTGAGAGTAGAAAACACTTCAATAGTCCTCTTTATAAGTCTGGTAAATATGTTAAATATGTAAGACAAGGTGATATTCTTTATTTAGAAGAACCATACTCTGATAAATTATATTTAATTTATAAAGGAGAAATTTTAGATGAAGATGGGCTTCCAGAAATTACAGATAAGGAAGCTATTGCAATTTCAACTTTTTGTGCATATATGAGTAAGTATAAAGAAGGCCTAAGCACTAATAATAAAGCCTTAGTAGAGTTTGCATAGATGCTTGAAAGGAAATGGTACAAGCAATGTGATGCTGCTCGTGTGGACGATTATATTTCTCAAAATGATATGGATCAAATTTTAGATGCAAAATCAAGTTGGAATCGTAAAGTATATGGAAAAAGTTATAAACCTATAAGATGAAATATGCTACTGGTGCAGCATTTAATTTAACTAATTTATTTGAAAAATTTAATCTTAAAAGATTAAAAATAACCCCTAAATTATGTGCTGATATAAGAAATGATGATAAGCGAAGAACATTTGCTCAAGCAATGTTTATAGATTCCATGATTATGATATTAAATGATATTATAGATAATAACATTACATTTTAGTTACCTACAAGATCTAGACCCTCCTGTATTTATGTAAAAAGAGTTTCAGGAGAAGATTTTAAGTTAGCTAGACAACGTGGTGCCTGGAAAGATGTAGATATTTTAGCTTCTAATTTTAGTGGATATAAGTTAGTGTTTGCTATGTATAATAAAGCTATGAATCATTCCAGAATTAAAAATATATATGTTAATCCAGAATTAAAAGATAAACTAACTAAGTATACTAATGAATCTAAATAGTATTGCTAATGTAGATAAAAACAATAAATGACTATTATGATAAAATACAAGAATTATATCCACAAGTGGATATGAAAGATATTAAAACTATTTTAAATTATGGTTGGAGATCTTTTTATTAGCATAATAGTTTTGGTGGAGATGTGTGTATAAATATTCCAAATAGAAATTTTTGGTGTTATGTAGGAGATTTATATGTTGATTCTATAAGGCACTTTAATAATTATATTAAAAAATTAACTACTAAGTTTAGAGTTTTATATAATAGAAGAAAAGCTAAATGGGATGGTTATTATTACTTTGCATTAAATGAAGAGTAGTACTAGGATTATATTACTCAATAGAAACATAGGGGTAGAAAACGCAGATACTTTATATTTAAAAATATATTTTTATATAAGTTATTAGATGAATGTAAAATACAAAAATTTCACTCTTAGTATATATTTAGAGTTAAATATCCTTTAGAATTAGGCTTTAGACTATATTATGATAAAAAGAAATTAAGTGATGTAGAATTAATTATTACACGTCCACCATAGAAATTTAAAGATATATTAGTATCTAATAATAATTACACTTTTGTATGAAAACATCTAATACGTTTATTGGTGGTTTAGTTACCGATTATCATCCATTAACAGTTCCTAATACTGTTTTAGTAGATGCTTTAAATGCTACTATAATTACTACAGAAGGAAATGAAAAGATACTATAGAATGATTATGGGAATGAGAAGATTCCAGACAAAAATACTTTTGTAAAATTATCAGAAGGATTTATTCCTATAGGTATAAAAGAATATCATGGTGTAATTTATATAGTATCATATAATCCTAAAACTAAATATGGAGAAATTGGAAGTTATCCATCCCCTAATTATGCTTTAGATATTGTAGAACATCCCAAACCACTATTAAATATTTATTAGCCGTTGAAGAATTTTGTAGTATCTAATGACAAAGATATTACAGAAGATAAAATACATTATTTAACTACTCCACTATTTAATTTTGATTTAAATCATCCAGTAGATATAGAAATATAGGATTCTTATGATGGTTCAGTTAATTTAATTATTAACGACTATAAAAATATTCCGAGATTAATTAATACTAGATTTAGTGTACTAGAAAATGGTTTAGCTAAGATACCTAAAAGACATATAAATAATGATAATTTATATTCTGGATTTACTGATAATGAGTCTACTCCAACACCTAATCCAGAACCTAATCCTAATCCAAATCCTAATCCAAATCCTAATCCAAATCCAGAACCAGAACCAACTCCAGAACCTCAAGAATATCCTAATGCTATAGATTTAGGATTATCTGTAAAATGGGCTGATAGAAATTTAAATGGATATTATATTTGGGCTGAACCTAATGATTTATTTCATATAGGAGGAACTAAATATGATATAGCTACTAAATTATTAGGATCTAATTGGAGAATGCCTACAGAAGCAGAATTATATGAATTATATATGAATTGTGAAAGATAGGCTTCTGATAAAGGAGTTACTTTTAAAAATAATAATAATTCTATATTTTTACCTTTTGGTGGTTTTATAAATACTGATAACAAATTATATGGTGAAGGTAATTTTGGAAAGTACTGGTCAGACTAGGATTATACCTATAAAGATACTTCTAAAAAAAATGCTTATGCTTTAACTATTACTAAAGACAGTTCTTATACTAGTAAATTAACCAAAGATATAAAAGCCTTAATACGTCCAGTATTTGTTCCAAAAAATATAGTAAAACCTGTTAATAAAGAGGCTGTGGATTTAGATTTACCCTCTAAAACTTTATGGTCAAAAGGTAATCTTAAAAAAGATGGGACTTTTGATGATAAAGGTGATAGATTTAAATATGATCCAGAAGAAATTCTTAGAATTACTAAAAATAAATGGAGACTTCCTACAGCTAAAGAGTATGAAGAGCTATTACACAATACAAACTATAAATATTTAGGTGATAGGTCCTATTCTAATTGGGTTGGAAAGAATGATAATTATATTTCTTTTTATATGGCTGGATATTACAATAATGCTGGTCCTAAATTTGTGGGAGAAGATGGTTGGTATTGGACTTCTGATTTAGGATCAAATGATGCTGTAGCTAAATCGGCATATATGAAACCTGGACCAGAAGGAATAGTAGAAACTAATAAAAATATAGAACTTCCAGTTAAATTAATATTAAATGAATAATTAGATTAAATTTGACACAGATACATCCTTAATTAAAAGAGTAAATGAATTTCCAATAGTTGAATATGAAGGAGTTATAAATTCTGGAAGTTTAAAAGTTGGAAATTATACTTTTTATTTTAAGTATTGTGATTATGATGGTAATGAAACTGATATTATAGCGGAATCAGGACTAGTATCTATATTTAAAGGTAATGATGGAGATCCTTTTTCTATAGATGGTGGTATTAATGATATGAATGCTAATAAATCTATATTATTTACTATCAAAAACATATATAAAGATTATAAATTTATTACTGTACTATATACAAGAAGTAGTTCAGAAATAGATTCTGGAAGAGTTACGTCTGCTTACAGTATAACTCATAAATTTCCAATTAAAAATAATTCTTGTAGTATTATTATTACTGGAGCACAAGAAACTACATAGATTCCATTATCTGAAATTAATAGTAGTTATTTTATTGTAGATAATGTGAAAGCATAGGCTTAGTTTTATAATATGTTATTTTTAGGAAATATAACCAATTATACTTAGAATTAGGATGATTTAATGAATATTAGTCTTAGAGTTATTCCTTATATTAAACGTCAATATGCTAAGTAGAGAATTGGGTATATCTCTACTAAAGATTATAAAAATGATCCAAAAGCTTCAAAAGCATTTGGTGAAGGAGATGGAATTGTATAGAATGCTTCTATACATGAATTTCCTAATGAATATTATAATACTAAGAATATTTATTATAATGTAGGATATTGGAATGAAGAATATTATAGATTAGGCATTGTCTATATTTATGATAATAATAAACTATCTCCAGTATATAATATATTAGGTTATGATACAAAGAATTTAGTATTTGATTCTAATGAAGCAGCTGATACTTTTATAAATAAAACATTTGATTTTTCTAATTTAAATTCTGATAAATGTAAGTTAAATTTATCTTTAAACGTAGATCATCAGAGTAATTTTATAGATTATGAAATGTCTGATGATATTTGTACAAATAAGACTAATCTTTTAAAGGATAAAACAGTATTTACTTAGCCATTAAATGTTAGAGGAATTATACATATAAATGATTCAGAACTCGATAAAAATGGTATAGCTCATGAATATTTATATAATATCGGAGTATATTTAGATAAATCTGTAATACAAGTCTTATAGAAAAGATTTGGAATTAAAGGATTTTTTATAGTAAGACAAAAACGTATTCCTACTATATTATGTTAGGCTTATTCTATGCCTTGGGATAAAGAAGCTAAAATTCCTTTGATAGAATATTGGGATTTAAGATATGACCAATATAAAAATATAAAAACTAGAGGTGGTGATTGGTTTAAATTTTACAATGGATTCTTAGAAAATGGAATATATCCATAGTTTAGGAGATGTTTTGTTTCTGAATCTTTTATGAATCAATGTGCTTTAGATTCTATTGGTGGATTTGATCCAAAAACTAAGGAACACTTTTAGACAAGTGAGAGACATTATATTGAAGACTTAGCATATTCTAGTGGACAGGCAATAATTAATAGGTATACTTCAAGACTATTAGAAATTCTACCTAATTGTATAGATAGAAAGATGTGTGTTTATGATTTTAATATATCACAACCTACTATATAGTAGAATAATAAATTTAAAGTACATTTATCTTCTTCCTAGGATTAGAAAACAGATGCCGAAGGGTTTTTAAATACTTAGTATGATTCATTCGACGAAGCATATTCCATATATTCAGATTTAGACGGTTCTTTAATAGCTTACGAAGAAAAATTAGAACCTAATGGGGATGGCACATATAAGAAAACTGATGATGTAACTCCTAAAAATAAAGCACTAGCTGATTATATCTAGTTTGGAGACATTAAGATGGAAAATCTTCCAAGAGATTCTGAATATGAGATATAGTATGCTTGGGCAAACGATTCTCAAGAAGTATTAAGAGTATATGATACTCTAGATTAGTTATTAAATGATAGAGAGTTTAAAGTAGCTCTAAAGCCTCCTAAATATATTATTCAATATATAGCTGTTGAAGGTATAGATACAATATCTATTGTACAAGAAATAAATAAAGATTTTTATACAAAGTTAGAAGACTTTCATACTAAATAGGGATTATTAGAAAAGAATGATACTGGATATATTAATGATGATGCTTATTACTTTGGTGCTATTGTAGATAGATATTATAATAACATTAAAAATTCTCCTAAATTTACTAATGGGTATGGTTGGGACGGACGTGGTGGTTGGGAAAGAAACTACAAATTTATAAAAAATTATTATAGTAATAGAAGATTTAAAGGTAATTTTAGTAATAAAGGTTTTGATACTAAAAATAGACGTATGAATGAGGGAGTTTTAAAAACAGATAAAAGTATTTATGCTTCTGAAGAAGTACCTAAAACTGTACATTATAATAATTTATATAAATATTGTAATGGAAACCAACTTACTTCTATTTGTCCAGAATCTATTGTAAGATAGTCATTTTTTAATTAGTTATTTACTGGCTCTGAATATTATACTAGATACACACCTTTCTAGTAGGGAGTTTTAGTTAGAAATGAATCTAATCCTAGATTATATTATTCAGAAACTAGTAATAATCTTAAAAAAACTATTAATGTAAAATTTATAAATCCAGATGTAGATATAACATATACATCTTATATTACTTAGGATAATGTAAATAATATTAATAAATAGTATTCTGATCCATATACTAAAACTATCTTTTTAGGGGAATAGCCTCAAACATTAAATATAGATAATAAATATGAACAATTTAAAATAGTACAGGTAACCGATAATGTTCCTATAGTAGCTATAGGTAATACAATATATAAAAGTGTTTTAGGTTCAGACTAGGAAGCCTTTAGATATTCATATCTAAATGAAGAAAATTCTCCATTAAGAGGATTTAAAATCAATACTAGTGGTAAATCTGATAAGATAGTATATAATCATTATGAAAATGAAGACTTTAATCTTGCTAGAGGAATTTATTCTCCATATTTAGGATGTGAAAAAGTCCCTAAAGATGATCAAGATTCAACAGTAAGGTCTATAGGATATTCTAAAACTTATAATATATATAATAATACAGTATTAGATACCTATGTTGAAGCTGTAAATAAACGGGCTATTGATTATTCAGAATATTATTCTATTAGTGAAAGAATATCTTTTTATAATATTCCTAAAATACCAGAATTATATTTAGACATTAATAGTACTACTAATGATAGTATACATTATAATCTATTTAGAGGAGACTGTTTCTTATGTACTTATACCCATAGATTAAATAGAAATTTTAATGATCCTACAGATCCTAGTAATGATAAAATATTAGATCCATATACTTGGAAATTGAATTACACTGATGATACCTCATCTTAGGATAATGTTTCAAAGTTAAATAGAATTAATCGTGGAGATATTAATGCAGTTAAATTAGGAAGTTGGATTACTATTAAAGTTAGATCTACTTATAATTTAAGTATTAGATCTTTAGATAGTTCTCATTTACAAGAAGCAGCTGAAATGGGTAGAGAAAGAGGATTTTATCCTTTACAATAGGCTTCTGCTGATGGAGGATATAAGGTTCCAAACTCTTATGTTATAAATGATGCTTTTGGAAGTACTATAGGATCTAAATAGTACGTATCTTTAAATGATGATCCATATATTAAAACTAATTTTACTAATAGAATTTTATATTCTGATGTGAATGTTACTGATTCATTTTAGAATAATTATAGAGTATTTAGAGGAACTCATTATAGGGATTATCCTAAACAATATGGATAGATAGTTAAATTAGTTTCTATGCAATAGGGTTTATTGTGTGTATTAGAGCATGGTATTACTTTTTTACCTATAAAAGAACGTGTATTAGCTTCTGAAGGTGCTGGTGGACAAGTATTTATTAATAATAATAATGTTCTTCCAGAAACTATGAGAATTATAAATGATTCTATTGGAAGTCAATGGGCGGATAGTATTATTAAAACTCCTTATTATGTTTATGGAATAGATACTACAGTAAAGAAAATATGGAGAACTAATGGTGATTAGGTAGAGATTATTTCAGATATGAAAGTATCTAAATTCTTAACTGAAAATATACCAGCAGTTGAAGATGATACTTCACTTATTATAGGATTAAAAAATATAAAATCTCATTATAATGCTTCTAAATCAGATGTAATGTTTACATTATATTATAAACCGTTAGATAAAATTAAATATAATAATGAACCGTGTAAAGATCCTACAATAAATTATTCAGAATCTACATATAAAGATGATGAATATGCTTGGAATTTATGTTATAATGAATTATCTTAGACTTTTATAACATTCTATTCTTGGATCCCTCTTTATTCTGAAAATATAAATAAGACTTTCTATTCTTTTGATAGAGAATATGCAAGAGAAATCTTATTACATTAGGAATTAGATACTTCCAATATATCTGAAAATGATTTATTATATAAAGATAAAAAAGATAAGTTATCAGTTGTAGAAAATTCAGAATCAGATTTTCCAAAAGAAAGATTACATCCTTATATTTGGAAACATAGTAAATCAAGTTCTAAACCATGTTTATGGTATGATGAACAACACCCTTTTGAATTTGAGTTTGTTGTAAACGAACATTCTGATATTCATAAGATATTTACTAATTTAGAAATTATCTCTAATAAGGCCGAACCAGAATCTTTCCATTATACTACTACTGGAGATGTATATAAATTTGATTTAGCTAATATATATTATAGATAGGAAGTTACTAAAAAATTATATAATAGTTTAGGATCTAATATTACATTTAATTCTAATTATACTTTATCTGAAGAAAACTTATTTCAAGAACCTAAATCTACGATATTTCCATTATATTATGATTGTATAAATACTAAGAATGATATATATGATACTTATACTTAGATGTTAGATCCTTGTCATTCTAGAGATTATAAAAATTTATCTGGAACAGAAGTATTATGGGATAAAGCATTAAATTAGTATTATGTATCTACACATATAAAAAACAGTCCTATTGATGGGTATTGGAAACGTGTACATAAAAAATAGTATGAAGAATTTAATGGTAAAAAGAAACATACTGATTTTTACTATATTTGGGATCCAGTAGGTAGATTAAGAGGTAATTCTTAGTATAAAGAAAATAAATGGGTTGTATAGATTCCATCTATTAGTTATATGTAGAAAAATGAAAAACCTTGGATAGTTCCAAATATTACAATATTATCTTCAACTATTCCAGAAGACTTATAGACTTCGGATATTAAGCCTGAATATTTACCAAATACCTATAATATGGGACAAATATCCATAGATGGATGGACTAATAGAAAAGAAACTAAAATAAGAGATAAATATTGTAAAATACGAATTAGATATACTGGAAATGATATTGCAATTATTTCTGCTATATTAACTCATTTTGAAACAAGTTACGCATGATAAATTAGGCAGGATTTGGATTAACTCCAACTACATACAATAATGCTTTTAGTAGTACAGTAACACAATTTTAGTAGCCTTATGAATAGTCTAAATTTAATACAGCTTTAAATTAGACAGTGGGTTATGGAAATTCAGCACTATCTTCTGGAATTGCATCAGCAGCCTCATCAGTAATACAAAATGGGACTAAATCTTTAGGGCAAGGTTTTGTAAATGGTTTAGGATCTTTTACTAATGGAGCGTCATTAGGTGGACTAGCTTTAAATGTAGCTAGTGGTCTAATAGGAAATAAGACAGAATATTCTGGAGATAAAGGAGCAATAACTCAAGGATTAGACTCTATATATGATACTTTATCTGATGGTGCAGCGGCTATTCCTGGAGCAGGTACAGTTATAAGTTTAGGAATGAAAGGTCTTGGAGTATTAAATAAAGCTATGAATAAATGGGCTGGGTCTGGTACTAGTGGAATGACTAATACTGACGCCATATTAGGCTCAAATTTCTTTGGTTTAACACCTATTGGCTTAATAAATGGTTGGGGTGGTAAAAACGCTTACACTATGATGAAAGATTCTTTAGTTCAAAAAGAAAATCTAGGTAATATGTGGAATGCTTATGGATCTACTTTAGATTTATATCAAGATGCTCAACATAAAGCTGGAAAGAAATATGGATATTTTAGTAGTGATGCTAGAAAGAAAGCAAATAAGATAATTACTAGAGCTGCATTGGCTAGAGAAGATTTATTAGATATGAATAGACAAAGAGAAACTGGAAATATTAGAGCAGGAATGACAGATGCTAATATATCAAAATATGCTTTAGCTTTAAATGGAGGATATTAGCCTTTAGCTGTTGGAAGACACGGATTTAAATTCCATAATGTTACACCAACTAGAATATATAAACTAACTAAAGCAGATAAAGATAAAATTAAAGAGATTGTTAAAAGAGCTAAAAATAAAGAATATAAATTCTTAGATGTAAGAAAAGAAGATATACATAATTGGGATAAATTACCTTCCGATGCAGCTCCAGTAGCTTATTAGAATGGTGGTGTATTTAATCTAATTCCAGAGGGGGCTTTACATGCTCGTAAGCATCATATGGAAGATGATGAAAATATTACTAAAAAAGGTATTCCAGTTGTAGATAATAATGGAAAACAATAGGCTGAAATAGAATGTAATGAAATTATATTCAGAAAAGAAGTAACTGATAAAATAGAATAGTTATCAGAAGATGGATCAGATGATGCAGCTATTGAATGTGGTAAATTATTATCTATAGAAATTATGGAAAATACTTAGGATAGAACTAATTTAATTCCTAAAGCTCAGAATGGTATGTCATTTAACCAATGGAATTAGTTATCAGTCCCACAACAAGTAAGTGCTTTATCTGTAGATCCTAAATTAAACACAACACCAAGTGTATTGTCGGATGTTTAGAGTAAGACTAAATAGTCAGCTTTAAATAAATATAATACTAAATAGGCTCTTGTTGGTATGGGAGTTTCTTTAGTGGATGGTTTAATTAATACTTTCAATTCATAGAAAGAAGCTGATGCTAAAAGGAAACAAGCTCAAGAATAGCAATATAATTAGATGATTCAGAATTCTATGACTCAAGAATAGTTATTATAGAGATAGAGATAGACATTGGCTAATGAATATGCTATGAAAGAAATTAATGGTCCAACTTTTAATTCTAATATGGTATGGTGAATATAAAATTAGGTGATTCAACTTATAAAGTAAAAGAAGCTAAGTCAGAAGATGAGAAAACTAAAGGTTTAAGTAATATAGAATCATTACCTAAAGATGAAGGAATGATATTTTATTGGGATGAGCCTCAACTAGTGTAGATGTGGATGAAAGATACTAAAATTCCATTAGATATTATTTTTATAGATGAAGATTAGGAAGTTATAGCTGTTGAATAGGGTAAACCAGAAGATCCAACATTATTATCACATAAAGATACTATGTATGTAGTAGAAGTAAATATAAATAGTGGTATAAAAGTTGGGGATGAATTAGAATTTATTGATGAACCAGAAACTGTAATGAAAGTACTTGCTCCAGATGGATCTACTCAAATGGAGTTATATGGTGGTGAAAGAATTGTTTCTAGACGTGAAACTAAAATTCTTATTCGTAAGGCTAAAAAAGCGTATGATTCTAAATCTGATAGAGATTATAAATCTTTAGGTAAATATATGTTCAAGGTACTTAAAAGACAAGATTCTAGAGATCCAGAATATGTTAAAAGTCCTAAATAAATAATTTAACATAATTATTTTGAATATGGATTTTAATATTTTATATTTGCCTTATAGATAACTATATATAAACTGTTTTAAATTTAAAATACAATTTTTAATTATGAAGTACTCATTTAATTCTGGAATTAGTAAATTCCAACAAGGTGGCGAAATGGCACCAGAAGCTGCTCCACAAGAAGAAGCAGTTCCACAAGAAGCTCCACAACAAGGAGCACCGTCTCAATAGGAAGATCCTATAATGCAACTAGCTCAATTAGCAGTACAAGCATTACAAAACCAAGATTGTCAAGCAGCTATGACTGTATGTCAGGCTTTTATTCAAATGATACAACAAAGTCAGGGCGGCGCACCAGAACAAGCAGCTCCAGAAGGTGAGCCTGTATATAGAGCTGGTGGTAAGCTAGTTGGTCATATTAAGAAGTAATACTAACAAAGGGGAGCATAATAAATGTTCCCCTTTATTATTTTATATTTATGTCTGTATATATACAAAAATTTTAGGATGGAGGAAAGCCAACTTTTTAGGTTGGTAGTAAAACTATAGATTTAGAAACTTATGCTAATCAATTAAATAATGATTTTCAAAGATTCTATGATACTTATGCTGATACTTGGTCAAATAAACGTAAGAATGAAGTAGTTGAATAGCATAAAGAATTTATGAGTAATCTAGTTAATGGAAAGATTACTGGATTAAATTTAGATGGAACATTTAATGTTAATGATGCAGCTAATACTAAAATTGATTTTAGAACTAATAAAGCTGGAGAAATTCATGCTTGGTATGCTGCATAGGAAGCTAATTATTTATTAAGTTAGGAACAATAGAAACCTAAAAAGAAATTTAATAATAATTCATTAAATGAAGGATTTATGAATCACTTCTTTGGTGGATCTACAACTCCAGATATAGCGTCTTTCTTAGATTTAGATTAGATTGTAACAGACGATGCTGGAAAAAGTACTAGACCTAATACTAATAGAGTAAAAGCTATAGCTAACTATTTAAATACTATTGATTTATCTAAATATGATGCTATAGATGAAAATTTAGGCGATGTACAACAAAAAATAAATATTTTAAGAACTAATTTATAGTCTGGAAGTATAAGTCCAGAAGATTATTCTATAGCTGCATCTTTAGGATTTGATATTAGGCCTTTTTTACAAACAGAAGCAGAAAATAAAAATAATACTTCAAATAATCCAGGAAATACATTAACCCCAGAATAGAAGCTATAGAAGTATTATAATAATACTACTGTAGAAGATATGGCTAATTTAATTGATTCTTGGGACACATCTGAAATATCTTCAAGAATTGGTAGAGCAGCTAACTCTATTTAGTAGGATATAGAATATTATTCTAAAAGAAATAATCCTTTTATTGGAACGGCTGAAAAATATATTGCAAAATATAATAATGAAGCATTACCTATATTTGTATAGTATATTGCTACTAATCCTACATTCTCTCCAGAGTATCTTAAAAATCATATTGATGAAAAAATTAATTTACCTAAATGGGGAGGATTACAATAGAAACATAGATATATAGCTAATCATATGACTAGAGCTATAGAGTTAAAACAATCTGGGCATTTGTCTACAGAAATCTCGGAACAATTAAATCCAGTAAAAGAATTACCTGGATTCTGGACTGTTCCTGGATCTTTCAATGAGAAATATGGTACTATATATGTATATAACCCAGCTTCTGGAGAGTATAGAACAATTAATATAAAAAAGTATAACTCATTATTAAGAAGTTATTTAGATAATAAAGGTTATGGAGTTTAGAAACAATAGTATGGTGGAACTATATAGGAATATACACCTATAAATCTATCTTAGTATGAATATAAAGAACCAGTAAAAGAAACTCCAGAACAACAAGCATAGAAAGCTGAAAAATAGAAATTAGAAAAGCAACAAAAAGAACAAGAAGCCCAAGATAAATATCTTAATGATAAAAGTAAAGGATTTACTAATGCAGAATATAGAGAGTTATCAGCCTTTGCAGCAGATTTAGCTGCCATAGGACTTAATGTTACTGGCTTTACTCCTGGAGCTGCTATATCAGGTTTAAGTAGTACTGCTTTAAGAACTTATAATGATGCTACTGATGAAGATGGTTATACTTTGGGAGATTTTGGGTCTACAGTTCTTGGAGCTGGATTAGATCTAGCTGCATTATTACCTGAAATAGGAGCTGCTGCACGAACTGCCAGTATGGCTAAAAAGGTATCTAAAGTATTCCCGATAATACTTGCTGGGGCGGCTTCTTATGGATTAGTTACAAGTGCTTCACCAGCATATAATGCTATGAAAGACGTATTATCTGGTAAAAGAAGTGTTTCTGAACTTTCTATTAATGAATGGAGAGATATTGGTAGTGTTACTACAGCTGTATTAGGATTCTCTGCACATAAAGCTGGACAGAAAAAGGCAGCTAAATCATGGGAGAAAGCAGGTGAACAAGGATTAGAAGTATCCCCAGGAAAAGCGTCTTATGATGTAACTGTAGCAGAAGGGAAAAAGACTAAATTAAATCTTACACAAGATGAAGCTAAAACAGTTAAATCCGCACTTAAGAAAGGCAAGAGTAATGTAATATCTAAATTAAAACAAACTGAAGCATATAGTAAACTTTCTGATGCTGATAAAGCTGCATTAGATATAAATAAAATAAATTTATCTGGAAGATTTAGGCCTTCTAAAGTAACAGAATTTAGTTGGACAAAACCAGGAGAATTATCTGGAGAATTAACAAATCCTAATTTTAGTGATAAAGCGTTTAATGCAGGTATAAGATGGTCTAGAAATGATATGAATCTATGGGATTTAGCTAAAAAACCATTTAAATGGTTCTTTAGTACGCCAGATTATAATGTTTCTTACAATACTGGAGTTGCAAATAGAAAGTCTATAGTTCCAGAAGCTGCAACGACACCAAAACCATCCACTGCAGAACCTAAACCAGTTGTAGAACCTAAACCAGTTGTAGAACCTAAACCAACTTCTACAGAGTCTGCTAAGCCTATTACTGAACCATCTAGTACTCCTGGGAATACTAAATTATTCTCTGGCACAACTATTAAACCAGCTAATGAATGGAATACTAAATACTTATTAGATGTAATTGATTATAGTAATAAATCTATGTTAATTAAATTAGTAGGCAGCTTTAATTTATCTAAAGTATAGAAAGATAATTTAATTAAAGCTATTAATAATGCAACATTATCTAAAACATAGAAATAGAAAATCGCTGATCAAATTGTAAAAGGAGTTTAGTTTAAAAGGATAGATCCTAAAACACTATATAAATTAGGAGGTAAACTATCTTATGTATTAAACACTTATAAACAGGGTGGAATTTTAAAAGGACAACAAGGACTAAAACCTTTTGGTAGAAATACTGGTATAGGATTAAATACTAATAGTAATTGGTATAAAGATGTAGCTTCTAAATATATGGATTCTTTGTTGGATTCTATTAAAAATGATGACGATATAAAAAGGATTAATGATTGGTAGTTAGGTCATTATAATATATATACCGCAGCTAATAAATTTGGAGATTGGAGAAAAACAGCCTACCAAAGTGACGCTGTTAAAAAATATCAGCAATTATATTCTGGATTAACTCCAGAAAATTCTACTAATTATAATCTTAGTGGTATAGCTAATGCTATGAATACTGGTAGATATATACTTAGTGGAAAACGACTTTCAAAAGATTGGGGAAATTCTGGTTGGACACCAGACGGACTATATAGTCAAATTACTGATGATAGACGAGTCCTAGGACGTTAGGGAGATTATACTGATGAAGATCTTAACACATTTAATACTAAGTTAAAATCTAAAAATATAGAAATGTATTTAGATCCTAAGACTAATTATTATATGTTAAGAAAAATAGAAACTATAAAAGTTCCAGAAGCTCCAAAAACTCTAGAAACCTCTCCAAAATAGGACACTCTTGATAAGTTAAACTAGGCTACATAGATTCAAGGTAAGAAAATTGATCTTAATAGTATATATAATAAAGTAGCTCCAGCAACACTCGGTGCTATAAGGGCTTTATCTAATTCTAGATTTAATACTAAAAATTCTGAATAGTATATTAGGGATTTACAAGTTCCTCAAAAACAATCTTATCATACTTATAGGCAAACAGTAGGAGATTATTTTGCTCAATAGAGTGCTGAAAATGCAGCTACTAGAATATAGCAATTAGCCAAAAGAGCACATACTTCTGACGCCTCTAGAAATGCAGCCATTGATTTAGAAGCTGCTGATAAAGCTAATGAATATTATATGAAAGGTGAAGCTGCAAATCAAGATAGAATTAGAAAGACTGGAGAATTAGCTGCTCAACACCATGATCAAAATATAGCTAGAGATACTGAAATAGCTAATTGGAATAGGGAAAAATTAGTAGAGCATGCTAATACTATTGCTAATATTAGGGCTGCTAATAGAACATAGAATCATGATATTTGGTGGAATAAGTGGTATCCGTCTTATGTAGAATTACCAATAGCTTAGGATATTAAAGAAAAGAAAGCGATTCAAAAATATCTTGATTGGGAAGGTCTTAAATCATATATTGGACCAGAAGATTATAGACAATCATCTGAAGGTGATATGTATATGCTAGGACAACAAGAAAAACTTAGAGCAGCTACTACAGATGCTGAAAGACAAGCTATTATATCTGAAACTTCTAGAGAATTAGCTAAACGTCAATAGGATTATAGTAATGAAAGATTTAGAAAAATAGCTCAGCATTCTGGCTTAAATTATAATTATAAGAGAACCTTTACTCCACAATCGGTTACTACACCAACTTATATAGCATCTTCTAGACGAGGAGGTTCAGTAGACTTATTAAAAGAGAAAAATAAAGATATTGATAGACTTTGGAAACAAATTCAAAAGATTTCTGAAAGATTTTATAGACAATATTCAAGAATGAAATGAAAATAATTAAATATAGAAAATTTCAAAGAGGAGGAGGATTACCTCCCCTCTTTGTTGATTATAATCCAGTATTAGTTAATGATTAGGCACCTAATCCTTTATTAGCATACTTATCTGGGACATCTGGAGTAGCTGGATCTTCTAAAAGTAGTTCTACTAAAAGTGGTTCAGATGGATTGCCTAGTATAAAAGATACTTTAGCTTTATTAAAGGATATGAAAGGATTAGATAATGATTATTCAGCAGCTATGCAATCTATTAAGCAATCTTAGCAAGAAGCTGCTTTATTTGGAAATTCTGCAAGTATAGTAAGTGATTATTATAGAAATCTTGAACTAGTTAATAAAGTTGTAGAAAGTAAAGAACGATATAAACAAGCCTATGATTAGGCTAAAGCATAGTCAGCACTTTCTTCTCCAGCTATTACAGCTAGTGGAGATGTTATAGTTAAAGATGTTAATAATGTATTGAAACCTATTAGCGTAGAAGAGTATGTAACTAATAAAGATAAGTATTCTATTTAGACAAACTCTTAGTTATTATCTATTAGAGAGAAAGATCCTAATATGGTTTTTAATAATAGTGTATTGGATATAGTTTAGAATGGTACTAGTTTCAAATAGATATAGGAAGTTATTAATTCTATAGCTAATGATCTTGGAAAAACTACTATAAGTGTAACAGATAAAACTTAGTAGTAGATAGCAGAAGGAATAAATGTATTAAAGGATAATACTATAAATAAGACAGTAAATAGTGATGTTCAAGCATAGGCTGCATTAGATGCTATCTATAGAAACTTAAATGAAGTACAAAAAAGTATATTAAAATTAAATTCAACTGGTACAGATGAAGGTGCTAAAGCTATAATTAAAGAAATTCTTATAGCTAAAACTTCTTCTACTAGTGATGCTGCTAAAATTACTCCTAAAGCAGCTACGTCAGCAGGTAAATCATCTTCTGGAAATGGTTCTTCTGGTTCTGCTGGAAAGATTGACTTGGATAATGCTGCACGATTCTTCTTAGGTTATGGAGAAAGATTTACAGACACTATTCATGGCCCAAGTAATAATGCTATTACAATTAAAGTAAATGAACTTCCTATTACAGATTCTAGTGGTAAAACTATTATGAATGGTACTTTAACTGATTTAGCTGAAAGATTTGGTGGATAGTTAAATCTTAAAGATGCAGTTATGGGAAATGCACATATTAATCCTTTAGCAGCTGGTAATGTTGTAGTAGTTGGAGATAAAATTAGGTCAGCAGAATTACCTGTTGATACTAATGGTAATCCAGATCTTACAATAGCAGATAAGATAGCTAAAATAGAAAAAGATTTAGGAATTGATAATTAGGACCTACAAGATCTAGCTCCAGAAGATAAACAAAGACTTAATTAGTAGTTACAAAAAGAGCAACTACCTATTAAATATAATGAAAAAGGAAATCTTACTGCAAACTATAAACGTTTTGCTATGGTTAAAGGTATTTCTTCTGAAGTTAATTTTTCTAATAAAGAAGTTCCTATAATGGGATCTGAACTATCTTCTGATTAGGATAGAAAACTATATAAGCAGATCCTTCAAAAATAGGTTGGAGATAAAGGTACAGTTGAAGGTGTAGACGATGGAATTTTTAACACATTTTTCAGAGATGATATTTATACTGGAACTATCTTTATACCTATGACTTCTGATATTTTTACAGCTCTTTAGAATGAAAAAACTACACCTGAATAGGTGGGAGCATTATTAGTTCAACAAAGATATAATAAACCCGATAATGGATTATTAGAATGAAAGAAAACGATTTATTATTAAATATAATAGAAAATCCTGATTTTTCTGTATCTGATTTTTAGACCGTAGGTTTAGATTCTAAAAATACAGAATTAAAATCACCAGATGTTTATATGAACTCTCCAAAGATTCAAGAACAACCAATATTTTAGAACAGTCAAGGAGAGTTTGATAAAACTAAATTTTAGAATGTTTATGCTAATGCTGCACTAGCATATAATATGTTAGATCAAAATACTGAATAGGAGGATCCTATATTTAGTAAATATGATATATTTGCACCTAAAGAATTAAAGCCATCTGGCCCATAGTTTGGATTTAGTAAAGTATATAATCCAAAATAGAGAACTTATGGATTAGTTGGGCCTGGTGAATAGGGTACAAGAACCAAAACTCCAGAAGAAATTGCTCAAGGACAATTATCATATAACAGAAAAACTAATTCTTGGGAAAAAGCTCCAGAGAAATCTTTACTTGATAATATTATAGATTCTCTTAGCGGTAATCCTAAAGTAATGGCAGCTTATGATGAAGATGTTGATGTTAATGGAAATATTAGAGGAACTAAAGGTTTTGATGAAAATAATATTGCTTATGTTAAAGGACAATATAAAATAAATCCAGAAACTGGTACATATTATTATGAAACCTTGGATGGTAGAAATAGTACTGGTAAAACTTTATTACATATATCGGATATTCTTACAGAAGAAGATAGTGCAGTTAATTCATTTGATTTTCTAGATAGTGATGATATAGATAAATCTCTTGGAGGTACTATATTAAAAAATACAGCTTTAGTTGGTGCTATGTTTTTACCTTATGTAGGTCCCGCTATTACTGGTTTAACGATTATGAATCAAGCTGTTGGATTAGGTGCTACATTAGGTAAAATTGCTGGACTTGATGAAGGGTTGATGAATAACATTGAAGCTACGACACATACCCTTAATGCTATGGAAACTCGTTCAGAATATTCTAAATAGAATCAATTATCTTCTGAAAATTTAATTGGTATGGCAGGGGATGTCATAGCCCAATTATGGCAACAACGTAAAATATTTGAATACGCTGCTGCACCATTTCTAGGAAAAGCTGGAGCTAGTTAGGCTGGATTAGATGCTTTACGAGTTAAAAAATTCGAAGAATTTGATAAATTATATAAAACTCCAGTATTAGATATTAAAAATTTTAGAAGTAAAGAATAGCTTGCTATTGCTCAAAATAAATTATTAATAAAAACTGTAAAAGAAAATGAAGTTAGAGCTGCTAAATTTATTGCTGATTATACAAAGAAATATCAGAAATATGGTGAGAATATTGCTCGTGGATATATGACATTATTAACAGTAAATGATTCATATAATACAGCTAAAATGGCTGGAGCGAGTGATTTTGAAGCTGCTTTATTAACTTTAGGATATGCTGCTGGAGAATGGAATTTATTAAAGACTGATATTGGTAAATGGATTTTACCAGAATTAAAAGCTAATAAAATAGAAGATAGGGCTTTAGTACAAACTCTAACTGCACCATTATTAAAAGGATTAAATGTTGAAAAAGCATCTATAAAAGGTGATCCAATTAAAGCTAATAATTTTATTACTAAAGTAATTAACTTAGGTAAAAGAGCCTTTCAAACTGATTTTGATGCAGGAAATTTATCTAAGAAATCTTTTGGGCAAGCAATTAAATCTACTATTGGTGCGGGTATTGCAGAAGGTACTGAAGAAGTATCAGAAGAAATTTTAGGAGATATTTCTAAAGTTATTTATAATGGATTGCAAGATTTAAAAGCTCCAGAGGATCGTAAGAAAATAGAAATAGAACCTATTGGACTTAGATATGCTATGAATTTCTTAGGGGGTATGATGGGTGGTGCTGTAGCTAATGCTAAGTTATCTTATCATGCAGTAAATACTAATTTTACTTCCCAAGAAGCTGCTGCTAAAATTATATATAAAATTAGAAATGGTGAAATAAATGATATTAAAAAAGCTATTAATGATAATACTTATGCAAGTAAAACAATCTCTGCAACTGAAACAGTTGAAGATTCTAATGGCAATTTAATATTAAAACCAGTTACTGATGAATCTCAATCTCAAGATGCTTATGTTAAAAATCTAGCTAATAAATGGGTAGATTCTATAAATGATACTATAAATTATGTAGGAGGTAATGTTTCTGATTAGAGTTTATTTAATATAAATACAGAACAATTACCATATCTTAGAGCTAATGCTTTAGCTCAAACTACTAGTGTTAGCAGAGTATTACAATAGTTTGGAGATTTGTAGTTAGAGGCTATTACAGTAATGAATAAAATTAATGAATTGGAAAGTTCATTAAAAAATGATTTAACTACAAATGACCACACAGAAAAAGACACAGAAAAATATAAACAAGTTTAGGAACAAATTAAAGAACAAAGAGCTAAACTTGACGATATAAAAACCATAATTTCAGAATATACTTCTGGAGCAAGGTCTGTAGAATTTATTGCTCCAGGCTTATTAGAGAGTGCTGGTGGAATCTTAGCACCTTTTGCAGGTAAATCTGTATTAAGTGTAAAAGGGTACGCTGAATGGAAGACAAATCGTAAATGGGAGGATCTTCCAGAAGCAAAGCAAACCGAACTTAGACAAGACTATTAGAAATATTTAGAAACCCAAAAGAAAGATTAGGTATATTTTGGTACAGCTGAATATTTATCTATGTCCAGAAAAATGTCTCAAAGTTTAGCTGATATAGTAAAAGAAGTTTAGAGGTTTAATATTTCAGATGTTATAAAAAATTCATTAGAAAATAAACAAGCTAATTTAAATTTTCTTGTACGATATAATGAATTATCTGATGAGGACTGGGTTCTCCAATTCTAGTCATAGATGGAAGCTATAGAAACTGGAATATCCTCAAAACTAATTTAGGATATAATAGATGCACAAGATATATCAGAAATATAGGCACTTACAAATATTACACCTGATAATACTGCATCTACAGATGCAGCTTTATTAGATTATAAAGTTAAAGTATTAGAACAAGTAGTATAGAGGGCTTAGTTTTTAAATCCTATTATTGATGCTATAAATAGTGAAGGAATATATCTTCCTAATAGTGTAAAAGACTAGTTAGATAGTACTTTTAGAAAACTAAATAACTAGTATATGGATATAATGGACTTTTTAGATATGGTTGGTACTCCAAATGCATCAGCTTTATCGAACTATCTATTTGATACTTAGAAGAACGTATCTAATAGTATAGATGCTATCAGTAGAATTAACTCTACCCCTATATTAGACTATTTAGATTCTTTCTCTTTAGTTTTTGGAAGTGAACCTTTTAAATTTAGTGATGTATATAATCAAGTATAGAAAGCACTATAGATTAATAAAAGTAATGTTTCAGAATTTTCATTAGGTTCAGAAGACAACATATAGAATGTTAATGAAGCTATTAAATTATTATCTAAAGTAAAAGCTGTGGTAGAAGGTGCTAGATTAGCCTATGGATATAATTTGGACACTGATGAGAATTTATATACTAGATATTTTGGTGGAATTAATGAGACTATAAACTAGGTACATAAAAATTCAAAAGCTCTTAAAAAAGATACTTGGGAAGGAGATCTTCCTACAATGGACACAAAAGTAGCTGATGATCTTATTCTAGACTTAGATAATTTATTACAAGAATTATTGAGTTTAGTAAAACTTAACGCTATTAATAGAGGCTAGAAATTAAATACTCATACTAAAGTAGAATATAACTTAGCATATATTTCTTATAGTACTTTATAGGCATTGATTGATGTTGTTCCTGATGATGGGGATAAAGCGGAATTATTAAATGTTTAGAATCAACTTAAACTAATAAATAATCAAGATAAGCCTTTAAATCTTAGTTTAGTTTAGAGAAAACAATTACATAAAGAAAAAGTATTAGTTTTAGATACTATACATACTTATCTAAATAAACCTAGATTTAAAGACCCAGAAGAATTAAGTAAAATTATTAATTATGATAATTTTAAATTAAAAATTCGTGATTCAAGACTATTAACTGATGAATTATAGGATTTGTCTCCAGATAATATGGTTTGGTTATTATCAGTAGCAACAGCTATGAGTTCATCTGAATTTTATAACACATATAAAACATTATTAACTTCAGGTTAGCCAGCACCTTTAGCAGGACAAGAATTTGCAACTTGGTTTAATGTAGCACAAGCATCGTAGTAGAAAACTATAACATTGTTTTAGGAAGTATATGCTCAATCTATATTGGATAAATTTAATAGTTTAAAAACTCCAGAGGATAGAGAAAAATTCCTAGTTGAATTAGGTTATGAATAGGCAGAAGCTAAGGATTTATCTTCAGATGAATTAGCTAAATATATTAAACATGATATTCTTCCTAAATATAGTAATATTCTCTTTACAGAAGGTGTTCCTGGTTCTGGAAAAACTAGAGCTGTAATTTATTATGTAACATAGTTCTTAGCTAAAGTTAAACCGGAATTATTAGGCAATGTTTGGGTTGTTAGTGTTTCAGATGAAGGAACTACAAGTAAAGCTGCTGAAACACTATAGAACGAATTAGGTTTAAAGGATAGTGGTAAAGCTATGTCACATTAGGAATTGTTATAGGAAACAATTACTAATTGGCAACCCTATAAAGTTAATGAAGATGGTTCTGTAGAAGTTGAAAATGCAGTTGAGGTAGATGGAGAAATCCAATATAATGATAAATTATAGTTAAAAACATTAGATGATATTCCATCATTAATTATTATTGATGAGGTTTCTTAGTTGTCTACTTTAGATTTATAGAGGTTAAATAAGTTAGCATAGGATAAAGGTATTACAATCTTAGCTCTTGGAGATTTAGACCAATCTAAAATTTATGGTAAGTATAAATTAAATGAAGACTTTCATTATTAGATTGGATTAGAAAGACATCAGCTTATTCATTCTATTAAATTAGGTAGTAGTATAAGAACTGCTAATGCTCAAAAAACTATTAATAATATAAAGGCTCAATAGGCTGTTACAAATATAAATTCTACAACTCTAGAATTACATTATTGGTAGGATGATAAAGCTATTCATGGAGATAAAATATATAATAAAACTTAGAGTATATCTAAAGGAAAAAATCGTATATATGATTTAACTGATTCTCAAATAGATAAAGTTCTTTAGGATATTGATTTAATGATTAGTGATCCAGAAGTAGATGTAATTAATTATGTATATTATGATACTACTACTAAACTTTATTAGAAATTAGTTTCCTTAGGTACTCTAAAGGATGATGTTATAACCTATAAAGGTAAAAAAATTAAGCTCTATACTGGAAGTTCTGCTTTAGGTAAAGAGGGGAAATATTGGATATTGGAGCTTAATCCTTTAATGGATCGTACACCTTATAAAGAAAACTTATATACTTGTATTTCTAGAGCAGAAACTGGAAGTATTATTATAGATTCCCAAGGTAATTAGTTTCCATTAAAAAATATTAAGGATGCTGACACATACGAAGAAACTCTAGGTGGACAAGAAGCTATAAATAGATATACTAAGAATAGAAAAGAAGTTATAGATATAGACTATACCATACCAGCTACAACAAGTTATGGAACTGGATCTACTAGTGGTTCAAGTACTGGAGGACCTACAACAGGTACAACTTCTACAACAAGTACAGGAAGTAGTACAACTTCTGGAACAGGTACATCTGGAACAACAAGCTCTGGATCTGGAAGTACAACTACTGGTTCTGAAAAAGGTAGTTCTACAGAATCTACTAATATTAAATAGTTTAGAGAATTAATTAAATAGGATGATAAATATTAGGAGTTATTAACTACTTTATTAGACTAGTTTAATATAACTTCTGATAAATATGAAAATAATGCTCTAACTCTAACTTTAGAAATTCCTATATATATTGATCCAGCTATTACCAAATATTCTAAATTTGATGAAGTAAGTAAATTAAAGTTATATTCTGATCATATTGAAGCAATCTATATTGATAATCATTCTGTATCTTTAGGTACTATTAATGATTTTATTGATAATTATTCAAGGATATTTAATAATGATTATATTAATAATAGAGATACTTAGATTTAGGAAGCCATAAATAAAGCTAGAGATTTATGGGACAATCAATTAAAACAATTACAAGTAAAACAAACATCAGAAGGTGTTTGGGAAGTTACTTCTGAATTAGATTTTCCTGCAATGTTAGGGTCTCAACCTATAGTATATTATGTGTATTTAAGGGCATATCCAGATAAAGCTAAACTTCCAATAGTAAAAATTACTAAAGAAGGATTATATGACTCTGATGGTAATATTCATTATTTATCTGATGATTTAATGTAGTAGTTATTACAAGCTGTTAATATAAATATAGATGCAAACAATAATCCTATTGTATTAACAAAAGAAGAGTAGAAAGAGTTATCTAAATCTACAGAAGACGATTCTTTTATAAAGAAAGTATCTCTTGATAATAATATGCTAAATTTATTCTATTCACATGCTACATTTGAATTAGGAGGACATTATGAAAATGATAAATTTATTAGTACATTAGGACAAGATGTTAGAATTGATAATGTTAATGGTTTAAGAAAGATAGCTAATTTAGGTATTTCAAATATTGATTATAATAACAGAGAAACTGCTATTAAATATCTTTAGGATCTTAAAAGAATCTTAAGAACTGAACCTAGTAAAAGTGAAATTATAAGTTAGGTACAACAACTTTTAGGACTAAACAAAGGTGTTTATGTAACTTATGCTATAAAGAAAGGTGTATATAGAGATACAGAATTTAATTCTAAAGAAGCTAATAAATTTGTTAAAGATGTTAATGATGAATGTCTTAATGGTAGAGGAGTTAAATAGGAATCTTATGCTAACTTAGTTGCTATTATTGGAGATGCTAAGAACGGAGATTTAATTGAAGTAGACTTATAGAGATTAAATAATCCTCATAATTATTTAATTACTAAAAAGCAGTCTCCTTTAGATATACAATCTGATTATATGGGATTAATCAATAAAGGAGTTTCTCAAAGAAAGGCTATACTTAAAATTATTGATAATTATAAAAATAGGAAAGAATACTCTGAATTAATTAATTTATGTGAGGTATATGCAAATACTGATGGAAGTAATATAATTGAATTTCAACCTGACCCAGAATGGACTATTGCTAAAGATACTGAATAGTCTAGTATAGCATATAATATAAATAAGGGAAGTCATAGTTTACAAGATAAAATTGTTTGGAATGGTAAATTACAACCTCTTAAACAAGTAATTGATAACTCTGATTTATAGTTCTCTAGAGTTTATGTTAATACTAAAACTAAATTCGGAGATGCTAATCCTGGAGATCTTTTTGTACTTGTATCTTATAAGACGTTTACTTCTGATAGAGCTATGTTTGATCAATATGCTAGACAAGTTAATGATGAAAATATTACTAAAGAAGTAAGATTGGTTAGGGTATAGGCTCCAACATTTACTATAGAAGAATATATTAAGAGTTTTGAGAAGTTTATTTCTTCTAAAAATCCTAAAGACAATCCTCCTTTGGGCAGTATATTAACATCTTTATATATACTAAGATAGGCTTATGAAAATAAAAATAAATTATTCAAAGAGAAATTAGAAGGTACATTTGGTGAAGAAGGGGCTAAAGAAATTTTAGATACTTTATAGGAACTTATTCGACTATAGAATAATTCTCCTTCATAGGTATCTACTGAATTAAAGCAAGTTGTTAATTTCAATAATGTTTGGAATTTAAAGGATCATACATTGGCTTCTTAGTTACAAAATATTATAAAGCAATTATATGATCCAGCAGTATTTAATAAAGATACTGGCAGCTTTGAAAGAAGAGATACTTTGGATGAAGAAGTTGTTAATATGTTTAAAGAGGCTTTACACTATCCATTATATTATAATGTAACTTTAGATCCAGATAGCTCTAAAAATATTGGAGCACAATTTGCTTTAGCTAATATTGATTAGGAAAATTATCAAGTATTTGATGGTATAGCAGATAAAAACCTACAAATATTTGGGGATTTAGAACCTCCTACTATAGGAATACCTAAATTATCTAATTGGTTCCGTATGTAGACTAAACCTAAAACTAAAGGTATTTATATAAATTCTAATACTAAATAGGCAGGAACTTTAGATAATAAAGATTATATTGATGGTAGAAGTACAGTATATAAACGTGGTGGAGATTAGAATGTCTTTTAGCAAATGACAGCTATTAATAAAGATAATAATGATCCTAACTTAGCTTTATACCATAAAGATAAACTAATTAGAATTCCATTAAATAATGAATCAAATGGTATTATTAAAAAAGATTTATAGATTAAGAACTTTAAATCTGAAAATAATAAATTCACATTTACTTTAATTACTAATGGAAAAGAATATAGTGCAGAAGTAGATTTAAACACTAGAGAACTCTCTTTATTGGATACTACAGTTAATGTAAATACTAATACTGCTGTAATTAATAAAGATAATGCCAATTTACTTACTTAGGATTTCTTAAATAGATATCCTTCTAGAATACCTGGTGGATATAAACCCTTGGTAGATTCTTTACAAGCTCTAGAAGTAGAAACAGATCCTATTAAGATTATTGAATACTAGAATATCATAAATGAATTTATTAATACTAAAAAGGGCTGGATATTACCTATAGTTAAAAATTCATAGATTAAAGAATTGATTAAAAACTTAAATTCAGATTAGTGTAGTCCACTAATTATTATATTTTAATATATGGCACAATGTACAATTGAAGATAAAGTATCTTAGACTTTAGTATAGATTTTCGAACCTATTATTTCTAATGATTTTAGTTCTACTGGGTTTGAAATTAAAGGAGATATAGATAAGAAGAATTATATGAAATATATAATTTAGAAATTGGGTAAAGATATGGGATTAACTTAGGAGAATCCCATATCTCCTATTTATATATCTGGAATTAAAGAAGCATTAGAGTTATATGTAGATATACCTTTACTTTCAGATATAAAAGATATAAATAAGTATATTACAGATAATTTATATTTACATACTATTTCTAAAAATATTACATTTGAAACTTATAATGATTCTAGTATTGAAATAGTATCTGGAGAAGCTACAAATTCTCATAGTAACGCTTTTATAGCTGACTTTTTTGGGGGTGCTACTAGAACTCAATCAGATGTAAGGTTTGAAATTGGATAGTTATCTATAGATACTTTATTATATAACTCTAAAGGTACTATATCTACAACTAGAGATATTAATGATAATATTAGAGAAAAATAGTAGGACCTATTATAGAAAGTATTGGACTATTTAAAATTTAGAAGTCCTAAAAAATATAATGAAGTATTTGGAGAAAAAGCTCCTAAAATGTATATTAAAGATAATTTTGGTAATATTATATATACTGGAATAATTGAAACTATACAAAAAACATTTGGATAGGAATTGTCTAAAAATTCTTTTTCCAATCAAGATTTAGATACTTATACAATGTATATTCATAGTGATAAAGTATCTAAACAAGAAAAAGATAATGCCAGATTAAAATTAAATGGTTATAAATCTTGGATATACTTAAATAATTTTGAAAATGCATTACAATCTGTTATGGGGGACCACTTAGTAATTAATCCAAGTTATCCATAGTTTACTGGAGAAAATAAATATGCTTTAGGTACTAAAGGTACTGGTAAATTTGAATCTTGGTCTAGTGATGATGATGTGGATATGTCTGAAAATACTAGTAACATAGTTAAATTAATAATAAATCATATTCCATATTATGACTATAAAACTTAGACCCCTAAGTTAGATAGTTATATTAATTTTAATATGTATTCACATATTGTATCTAAAATTAAGGATTTATATTTCAAAAAAGGTATTGATCCAAACTTTAAAGTAAAAATAGCTAAATTATGTACAGACCCTCAACGTACATTTAAGGAAATCTTTGAAATATTATCTGATACTTCTAAAAGAGAACAAGTATTAGCTCAAAATTCTGAATATTTTTCTGGACCAGAATTAAATGTAGTATATTCAATATATAAAGGTATATTTAATGACTTATATAATGTATCTGATTTAAATAAGTTAAATTATTATCATTTTATTACTCACTCTATGAATACTATATTTAGCAATAAAAATGTATAGTATTATAAAGATGAGGATGGTAATGTTAAACTTAGAACTCTGTATGATTCAGAACTTGGAAATATAAAAATTAATTTAGAAACTAATATTAATGTAAATAATTCTAAGAATTTAATAAGTCCAAAAGAAAGATTTAATAAATCTGATAAGCCCAATGATTTAGGTATTTCTGAATTTGATGTTACTACATATAAAGGTCAACCTAAAGGTATTAAATTTAAATTTTTAGGAGCTACTGTAGAATATACTTTTGCTAATTACAAAGCAAGTATTTAGAAGGATGTATTAGATCCTAATAATAAAAAAACATATATCTTTAATAAAGAAGCTGCATATGAATTTATTGATAAAATCTTAAAAATAGATTATGCCAATAATACTAAATTCCAAAATATATTTAAATCTTAGTATTCATATGGTGCTCACAATGGTGATATAGACCTATTAAGATTAGCTTTAACCGTATATGGTAATTCTTATCTCGCATCAGTAAGATTAAGAAATAAAGAAGGAAAGGTAGCTTAGATAGGTGATTTATAGGCGTTCTTAGGTGAAAATATGGAGTTTAAATTTAATAAAAAATTATAGTAGATTTATTTAACTACTAAGACAAATACTCCAGAAATAAAAAAGTTATGTACGGCCTTATCTATGTATTAGGGTAGTGATATGTCATCTGTAAATAAGGACGGAGAAGGAAATGCCATTGGAAATACTACTTCTAGTAGGGTGTTAAATAATTTCCCAGTATAGATTGAAACTCAATGTAAAAGACTAGATAGTGCTACAAAACATTTCTCTATATTTAAATTAATTAAAGAAATTTATAATATTAGAGATTTTAAAGATTATGCTAGTACTAAATCCATAATGGAAATGAATGAATCTGAAATATTTTAGAGTGGATTCTTATATGATTTCTTAGCTGGATTAAATAATACTGAAGATTTAATTGCCGATGATGTTGTAGCTTTTATACCTTCTACTAACTCTGATAAGAATAATGTAAATAAGTTACTTATAGAATTAAAAGAATTACATCCTAGTATTTACAATCTAATTAAATCTAAAAATTATGAAGAAGCAGCTATAGCAGTATATAATTTAGCTTCTAGTGAATTATCAGATTTTGCAAAGTAGAGTAAAATTAATATATATGAAGATTTAAATAAAGTTCTTGGCATTATAGGTATAGAGGAACAAAATGATCCAATCACTTATATTCAAGAAAATTATCAAACTTTAGCTTTATCTTTAAATTTATCTAACCCTACTCCTGAAAATGTAGTTTTTGCAATAACTTAGAAATATAATAATAATCATCGTGATAAAATTGAAATAATTGAACACGTACATTATGAAACTGATAAGAATGGTAATATTTATATAAATCCTTTATTATAGGATTCTATAGATAGGAGTACCTCAAATTCAAAGTATAATAATGAATTACAAGTATTATCAGATTTAATTGACTTTGGAACTAAATTAGATATTACTTAGTTTCCAGAAGTAACCTTAGAGGGTTGGGTTGGTAGTAATAATTTAATGGTATATGGTAAAGTTTATGATAGAAATAATCTTAACGTAATATATGATATTACTAATTTATAGGATTTATAGAATATATGTCGTATAGAAGATATTAAATATACTACTCCAAGAGAAGTTATATTAAAATTAGCTGAAAAATATAAAATACAACTAAATCCTATGCTTTCTTTATACAATAGTTTAAAGTATTTAGTTGGTTAGGAGTGGTTGTTTATTACAGTGGGTGCTCAATATGCGCATGGCTCTAAAGATACCTCTGGAACTATTTTAGGAGACGAGGCTTCTAGATATATTACTTAGGTAAAGCGTAATTCGTCTTTAACTGCTACTATGTATCCTTTTTAGCCGGGAGTTAATGATGGTATTCCATCTGAGTGTAATGTAGCTAATATTGCAGATCCTAAAGATACTTAGGGTATTATTTCTGGAAAAATTTATGATAATATTAAGTATTGTGATGGTGCTACTTTTGTACACCCCGCAATGGTATATCTAGAAAATAATTCTCTTGGAGGTTAGGCTGCTGGAACTATTAAAAAGCCTTTTATTCATGCTTATGATGAAAGAACAGGGACAGCTAAACAAATCAAAACTGCTGGATTTGGATTAACTAATTTCCACTTTAGACAGTCAGAGGAATGGAGAACTATGATGTGGAATATGTCTAATAGACCTTGGAGAGATTCTAATGATGTTATACTTAAAAATATTAATATATTTGATTATGGGGTTACTTATCATAATGTATATTTCCAGAATGGTTCTAAGAAGTATTATAAAATAGTTAATATTAAGTATGAAGACAATAAATATTCTAGAACTTTACAATAGGTTGATAAGTTTGGAAATAATATTGGAGATGAATTTCCAGAACAATATGATGAGCAAGGTTACTCTACTATAGATCCAGAAATGAACAATAGTGTAACCACTAATTATGGGATTTGGAAATTATTTGGGAGTTATCGTTGTATGGAATTAAAAGGTTCTGAATTAGAGTATTCTGAAAAATCTATTATGGCTATTGTAGATAGTATGAATGGTGTAGTAATTGGTGGTGAGTAGCCATTAAAACTTGCTGATATACATTATATAACTACTGCTGGAGCTGTTAAGATGGGTGCAGCTAATACTAATAGTTCTGATTATTTAAATATTAGACATACTATTGATTCTAATGGTTATATAACTAATGGATTAAATATGTTTAAAATTAAAATGAATTAGGCAGGTATTCAGCTAGATAAGGAACATAAAGCATCTAATGAAACTTTAGCTTTGTTAACTCAAGTATTATCTTCTTGTGCTCAAAGTAACTTTACAGATACTCAAAGTACGGAATTATATAGAGCTATTACAGATATTGCTAAAACTGCTACATTAGAATTTTAGAAAAGTTATGCAGAAATACTTAATGGTGGAGATAACCATTAGTTTATAACTGTTATTGCAAATACTATAGTAGAATCTCTTGCTAGACAGGAAACTGATTCTCATATTATTGCTCAAAATTTAATTGATAAAATTAGAAAAGGTGATAAATTAGAGTATTCAGATGTTAATATTGATTTTAGTGGTCCTGATGTATTTAATAAATTAATTTCTACTATAAACTCTACATTGACTAGTTTAGCTATTAAGATCCGAGTTCCTGGAGCATTATCTATATTACACCCTTCAAGTGGATTCATTAAAATTCATGATGGTAAACTATTAGGAAAGTATTCTAGTAAAGCAGAGTTATTAGAAGCACAAGCTAAGATGCCAGATATTAAAGAACATTTATCTAAATTAGATATTGGTAGAACATATAGGTTTACTGGTGATTTAATTGTTCCAAAGAATATTAATCATATAGTTAGGGATGGTTATATAGAAATTCCTATATAGACACATTACGACTATATTAAAGTTAGAAAATGGTTAAAAACAGCTAAACCAGACAGTATTATAGAAGATATTGTAATTGGTAGAGATTTATCTAACTATAATTGTAGATTTAAAAGTGGAAATACTGAATACAATATTTATGATCTAGATTCTGTATAGAATTTAATTAAATTAGTTCAAAATAAAGCTGATAAATCTGCAATAGATTATGCAAGAAGATAGGCTTAGTTAGATTTTGCTACATTATCTGGAATGACTGGATTAACTACGGTTAAAGTAGATAATAAACCAGTTATATTTGAAACTTTAGAAGTATAGCCTTATGAGTTAATTATGTCTAAAGTATTTATAGAACAATTTGGATTAAAAGATTCTGATAATGTTTCAGATATTGTAAATGATCCTGATTTCTTCTTGAAACGAATGGCTTAGAATTTTAGAACTAAAATAGAATCTGGATATGATGTAGCTTTATTACGTCTAAATGGACAACATACTTATTTATTAGATGGAAGTTAGACAATTCCAGAAGGATTTGTTGAGGATACTTCTGTTATGATGGGATTAAAAGATGGAGTACCATATAGATTTGTAAATGGAAAACCTGTACACCAAATATTTAAAGGTGATAGAATATTATATAAAATCTTAGGTGATGGAACTAAATAGGAAGTTATTTTAACTGATCATATTGATAAGTATATTGAAACCTCTAAATATAATTTAATTAAAGTTTCTGAAAAGTGTATAGACAGTGATCGTATAGTAACTATATCTGAATATTTAAAATAGGATCAAACATATAATAGATGGCTATAGACTGAACAAAAAAGAAGCAAAAAACTATATAAAGGAGCTTCAGATATAGGAAAACTAAGAGGGTATATACTCGACTTAAATGAAATACCTGATGCTTTTACAGACCCTGAAAGACTTAAGAAGGTATCTAATAAAGGAATATATAAAACCTTAAAACATTTAAGTAATTAGATAAGAACTTCATTTTTACAACATTTAAACGTTCTTGCTGCTCGTATTCCATCTCAATCAATGCAATCCTTTATGCCAATGAAAATTGTAGCATTTACAGAATCAGATACTAACGTTGCTTATGTATCTACTTTATAGCTTCTTTTACAAGGATCTGATTTTGATATTGATACTGTATCGTTGATGATGTATAATATTAGTAAGAATGGTATGATAGAAGGATGGTCTAAAGAGTTTAATTATGATTCCGAGGAATTATTAAATGCTTGTTTGGATTATATGCCTTATCCTACCAATAAGAGGGTTGGAATGTCTACAACTGAAGTTGTTGATTATGATTATTTTATGACTGATGATCCAGAAGATGATTCTACTGGATAGCTTAGAAAATTATCTAAAGATATAAATGATCCTGACTTTAAAAAGCCATTCTATATAACAGAGGATAATAAAGTCTATTTAAGGTTAGATACTCTAGAAAGAATTAAAAGGTTTTCTGAATACATTAATCTTGTTAATGATATTAATGGAATACCTTATTAGATTAGAAATAATCCTAATATTTTAGGTACTGATATTTATAATATAGAAAATATAGTAGAAAATCTTAAAGATATTGTAAATGAGTATAATAATTATAAGTTTAAATCTAAGGCTCAACAGCTTAGGGTATTAAATAACTTTATAGTTCATAAATAGATATAGATTATTAAGCCTATAATTAATCAAATGAAGGCTCAATCTCCTATTGATGATATGACTGATAGATTAAATGCTATTGCTGATACTTCTATCAAAGCTAAAGGAGCAGCAGTTTCTATTCCTGGGGCTTTTACTACCGATATAAAATCATTTATTAATAATACTACTGGTAATGATGGTATAGGTATTTGTGCAGTAGGATTGAAAACTTTATTTGGGATTAGGTAGACATTTACTAATATCTATAGATATGGTACAGAGGCTGAGAAAGATTCTTTAGGGTTTAAAGTAGAAATAGGAGATAAATCTTATACTAAATTAGTTAATTTTAATGAGTTATCTAATTAGAATTTAACTAGATCTATTCTTTAGAATTTAAATGAATCTGATGTATAGACATCTTATGATACAGAGCAATGGTTGCTAAATAATCCTAATGGTATAGTAACAGAAGGTATAAAAGGTCCTAATACTATATTATCACCATTTGATAAACCTAAAGAGTTTTTAGATTGGATTTTTACTGGTAAAAGTCTTAATAATCCTGATGCAACTCCAGAATTAAGAGAGAAAATAATTTAGAAAATTTTAGCTACACCAGAACATACTCCAGTATTATAGCGTTATGATTCTGGAAAACCATCTATCTCACATACTATATCTTATCTTATAAATCATAAAAATTTATTAGATGATAGAATTACTAATAAAGGTGTAGTTAATGCTATTATGAATATTAAAACATAGGAGGATGCCGCATTAGTATTATCTGGATTATTAAGTTTAGCAACTGATAATGCTAAAATGTTATCTCTAGATAAATTAAATGCAGATACTAATATGTTAGGAATGTATTTATATGGTATTATGATTGGTATGGACTTTACAGATATATCTAATATATTAATGAGTACAACTGGATTTAAAGTATCTAAGATGTTAAAAGATAATGCTTTTAACAGTGATTATACTTATAATATGAATGATGTATTAGATTATTTTTCTGGAATAATGCCTAAATCCATGTTATCTAAGTATAAAACTACAGACTATGGTGGTATAGAAATAGCAATGCCTACTAATACATTAAGACATATTTTATCCGAGACATATTATTTATCTCTGAAATAGAGACCTTCCTCTAAATAGGAGTTATCTATAGAAGATGCTCTTAAATTAAATTTACCTAAAACAAAGGATGAATTAAATGCCTTATTAACAACTTTGAGAGAGGCTAGAGCTAAATATAATAAAAATCCATTATTCCAATAGTTTGTTGATTAGGTAAGTGAGTTTTATATTGATTATTATAATGCTAAATCAATTATAAGATCTATAGATACTTTATATAATGGTGCAGAAGAACTTAGATCTCTAGGTAAAATATTTAGCGCTAATCAAGGAATAGATAATTCAGTAACAGATGCTATATAGTTTATAACTGATATAGAAGAAATTATTAGCAATAGGTTAAATAATTATAATAGATCTAATGCAAGATGGACTACGAATGCTACAAAGATACAATCTGACACCTATAAATTCAATTTAGATTCATTTATTAATGATTCTAAATATTAGGCTTAGAATATAGATATTTATGAAAAATATAAAGTATCCTTTAATATATTAAGAATTTTAACTAAAGCTAATAATTTTTATGAGTATGTTAAAACAGCTAATTTAGCACATCAAGCAGGTATGCAATCCTCTGCAAAATATAATGCTGTTTATACTTATGGATCACAAGCTACAACTGCTTTAAAAGCATATAAATCTAAGGATAAACTTAAAATTCTTAAAAAAGTACAATAGTTTGTAGATGACTATATTAGTAATGCTTGGATGTTGACTAAGAATATTTAGATAAAGCTTCCAGAAGGATAGAAATATATAGTTGGTAAAGATTTAAAAATAAAGTCAGCTAATAAAAATACTGTAATTAGATTAGGAACTAAAGACGGAAATGCTTCGTTTAAATTATTAATGGAAAGCACTATTATTCCTAATTTACAAAGAGGATTTAATGGTGATACTACTAATAATACAATATATGAAAATAAATTTATAAAATTTTTACATTATATTATAAATGATAAGACTTATAATTATGCTCCTTAGATAAGTATGGCTTCTGTAAACACTATGCCTAAATCTGAATCCGAGACTGATATGTTTGATATTATAAAATCAGAATTTAATTCTTTAACTGATTTGGGAATTAATTATATTATTGAAGGTCAAAAATTTCAGGTTTCAGATCTATTCTATCTATATAATTTAATTTCATTTGGTGGAAGAGTCGGGCAATAGACTTTAACTAAGATATTTTAGGATAGAAATATGAAAGGATTTTCTGGAGAACATAAATAGTATATTTCAGAATTTGATAAACATAGCTAGATCCTATTAGATAATAATGGGTTTAGTAAATTTCTATAGTATGTTGCTATTAAAGCATTTCCTTATAATACTACTATGTCTATGTTTTATAATTAGGATTCTAAAACTGGTATTGTTAATAGATATAGTATATCAGATTAGACTAATTCAAATTCATACTATGATGCAACTCAAGTTGGAAATGAGAAAACAAATAATTATATTGGTATAGAAGAAACCCGATCAGATGTTTATCTTGACAATGATGTAACAATTACTTATTACAATGGTATACTTAAAAATATCTCTGGATTAAAGGATGTTACAAAAGAAAATGGGTATCTTAGATATAAAGATAAATCAATGGCGATATCAGAAATAAATCCAGCGCCAACTAAATCTGTGTATCGTAAGGGTAGATGGATCAAAGTAATAGATAAGTAGTTATTATAGAGTAAAATTGATAATTTAACATAGCAATGTTAAAATGTATGATTAAAACATTGGATAACCAGACCTTACATAAAAGGTCTGGTTTATCTGATTTTAATTTTGAATCGTAGTATAGAAGTTTTATAACTGAACATTCAAGAGATCCTTATTTAGATGAATTAAAAGGTGTAGATTCTAAACCATATTTGGAAAAGGAATTAGGATTAAAACCAGTTACAGATATATCACATATATTAGAAGTTACTGGAACAAAATCTTTAGAATCAGCAATTATTCAATTAAATAATACTTATAGAGATAAAGAGATTGAGATTATTCCAATATTAGATTAGGCTATAATTAGAATTAATGATAGACCTAATAAAGAGTTAAAAGAATCTGAAATTAAAGAGTAGGATGAGAATATAAATAATACTGTATTTATGAATTAGACACTTACTAGATTATCTAATTTATATGGTATTAATATAAAACCAGTATCTTAGTCCGAATTAGAATCTGAATTTTGGAAAAGTATTCCTGGAGCTTCTACATCTAAAGGCTTTGTATTTAATGGAGATATTTATATAAATACTGATTTAGCAACTGTAGATACCCCATTACATGAAATGCTACATTTATTGTTTGGATCTATTAGATATTCAAATCCAGAATTATATTATTCATTAGTATCTACTGCTGAATAGTTTGAATCTGCTAGAGAAATATCTAAATTATATCCAAATAGATCTCAAGGAGATTTGTTAGAAGAAGTCTTTATAGAGAATTTAGCAAGATATATGACAGGATAGGAGAATGATTTAAAGAATCTTGATCAAGAATCTTTATATGAAATATCTTATAATATGAATAGAGTGTTAGATTCTACACTAATGGGAGATATTAGTGTATCAGAAGTTAAGGGTAAAGAATATCTAAGTCTTAAAAAATTAGCTGAAATAGTTAATTCAGACTTATTCACTAATAAATTTTCAGGATCTTTACATGATGCTAAACTTTCAAGAATTATGTCTAATACTAAATCAGATTTATTAAGAAAGAATGAATTAAAACAAGAATGTGAATGAAATGTAAATTTACTTTTAAAGGTTATACATTTAATTCTGAAGCTGAATTAGATGATTTTTTAATAGCTAAATATCCACATTATAAAAAATATGGAGATTAGGTATTTTAGCGTAAAGCTGAACAATTAAGATCCTTAGATATATTGGATAAATTCTCAAAAGAAACTGAACAATATAAAAGAGAATTTGCAGAAGCTAGACGCAAAAGAAAATATTTAGATGATACCGAGGCAGATATATTTGAAATTCCTCATATGGGTGTAAATGCCTTTATTGCACAAGCTAAAGACCCAGAAACAGGTAAAATGTTTACTCCAGAGTTTCGTGATAAACCTTATTGGAATGGTAGAATAGCTAATTGGACTTCTGATTTAAAACCCGAAGAAAATGGTGATTGGTCTAAAAGGTTTTCAGACGATGAAATTAATATGTTTTTTGAAGGTAACACCTTTGAAGAACGTAAATAGAATGCTCGTAAACTTACTATGGATGAAGCGGAAATATTAAAAAATATAATGCTTTAGAAATGGAAGTATTAGAGTACTACTGGTACTGGACTACACTTTGTAATGCAACAATACTTACGTCAAATAAAAAAAGATGGTAAGTTAATCAATGTATCTGATTTAAGCCATGATGAGTTAGTAGAGTTCATGAATAAACAAATGGAAACAGCATTAAAAGATCAAATGGGAAAAGATTATAGAGCTGTAGAACCTAAGATCTTAGAACAAATGCTTGATTATGCTGCTAAATTCAAAGAGTACTTAATCAAAACTCATGGAGAAAATGCTAGATTTTATACTGAATATTCTATTTCTGGAAAGGTAAATAAAATAAATTCCGATGATCCAGAAATTCTTATGGGTTCTATTGACTTATTAGTTGTTGATGAAGATGGACGTACTCATATCTATGACTATAAAGCCTCTCCTAAACCTTATTCTAAATTTGATAGTGCTAAACGAAGAGCTTTTTATCATTAGTTAGCTATCTATGCTAAAATTTTATAGCAAAAAGGATTAAGTTATAAACATTCTACTTTTGGAATTGTACCTTTACAATTAGAAAACTTACGATTAGTTAATCAGGATGAAGCTAAATTAAATCCAGAAAATGCAAAATTTGAATTTGATAATGTAAAATATCCTGATAAATTAGTAGAAGATATTAAAGCTAAGATTTTTGAGCTTACACCTACTGGAAAACATTCTATTATGAGTCATTTAGATGATTATTTTCCAGAAGCTCCTATACAAACAGCTACATCTTCTGAAATTATTAAATCTACTAAAGAAATCGCATCTAAGATTTGGCAAGATTACAAAGGTAAGCAATTAGTTACAGAAGAAGAAATTACAGAAGAATTAAGAAATTCTGATAATATTAAAAAACTAGAAGGTGGAGATATAGAATATTCTCCAGAAGGGTCTTATGCTAAACCTATTAGGGCTAAATCAGAAGAAGAATTAGTTAAAAAAGTATTGAAATAGAGAAGGAAGTATGATCAACTAGAATAGTTTATGGCTTAGACTTTATAGGATGCTATACAACATGGAATTGATGAAGGGCCGGCTAATATGGAGGAATTTTTAAGACCTATTGCTACTAAAAGACTTGATATAGAATCTGATTCTATCCTATGGCTTAAACATATTGCTAAAAACTATTGCTCGTCTGATTTTGAAATTGTAACTCAACCTGGCATGATAGAACTGGGAATGGTTCTAATTAAAAATAAAATAACTAATAAAATTGATGTAATTAGATTGTCTCCATATTACTTAGACTATAATCGTAAATTTGGTGGTAGATAGCTACTTTCAGGCTGTCATGTTGCTGATATTATTGAATAGTCTAAAGGTAAAAATATGTTGGATGGAACTACTGGAAATATGTAGTTAATAGAATCTTTATTATATTTAAGAAATTATAAAGGTTTATTTGAAGGAGACTTTGAACAACATGCTATTGGTAATGTTTAGATTATGAATCCTTTTAGTGGGAAAGGTACTAGTGTTACTAATGAAAAATTGTTATATACTTATAAACAATTATTTAAGTATGCTAAGATTTCGGAATAGGATGCTATACTGGATGGTACTATAAAATTTCTGGATGTAGTTGATAATGCAAGAACAGATTTACATTATTTATTGAGTACTACTAATACAGATCATGGGTTAGTCAATCCAGAAGATTATGAACCAGCTTTAGCAGAGTGGGATGAGGCTCTAGGTTCAGATATTGAAACTAAGAAACTTAATATATTAAAAGTAATTAATAAATTAGAATAGAATTACCCTTAGTTTAAGACTTAGAATATGGAGGGGTTCTCCCAAGATCAAGCTAAGGCTTTTACATTATATAATGAACTTCTTAGAGCTTATGGTGCATTAAGTAATTTGAATTATTCTCAATAGTTAAAATAGTCTGATAAATATTATAATAGTCTTAATCCATTTACAATTTTTAAATAGGGATTTGGTGGATTATATACTGATAACCCTGGAAACTTAACTTCTGATATTCTAAATACAATGTATAAAGCTGTATCTATGGCGTATTAGAATATCAGACAACGTATGATGACTCCAGCAGCTAAACTTAGAACATTAACTGAAAATCTTAAAAAGGTAAAAGGATATAATCTAATTACTAGACAAGTAGTTAATCCTACATCTATGTATAAGAATATGATTACTATAGCTGCTGATGGTGATATGTTATTTACTAATCCTAATAATTCTAATTTATTAAAAGAAGAAAAAGAGTTTCTTAAATATACTATGAGGCTTATTAATAAGAATAGATTTCCAAGAAAGACCGATAAAGAATTGGATGAAATGGAAAAGACTGGAGATTTATCTTATTATAGAATACCATTAACTCAAGGATCTGCTGAATCTAAATTATATAATTCTGATTTATCTAAAGTATTTTTAGAAAGATGTAAAAAACTTACTGATATAAAAAATATAAAAGAGAATACACTCGAATATATTTAGAAATCTATGGATAAAGAGTACAGAACTTATGATAAGTCAGCTTAGTTATATGAAATGACTACACGATTTGATAGGTCAGAAGTTTCTGGAAGTGCTACTTTAGAAGAAAGATTAAATTATATTCAGGACATGGGTACAGAGTTCTTTGAATAGAATTTATAGGTATTAGCTCTAGAACATACTTTTGCTTATATGATGAAAGAACAAGTAAGTGAAGTATTACCTGTGATTAAATCTGCAAAAGCAGAACTATTATTACAAGGAAAAGCTCAAAATAAAAACTTTAAAAAGGACTTAGAGTATTATACTGATTACTTTAAAGCTAAAATTAAAAATGAATCCTTAGAATAGGGTGAAGGTATGAAAGGGGTCACAGTAGTTGCTAGTAAATTTAAAAGTCTTGCAAGTTTTCTAGCACTAGCTTTTTCTCCAGTCCAATTTACTTATCAAAATTTCCAAGGATTATTAGTCAATTCTACACTTATAGCAACTAAAATTGGTGGGACTAGAGCATTTACAATTAAAAACTTTATGGATGCTGCCAGAATTGTTTATTAGGATTTATTTCATTATTCTGATAAACCAACTAAATGTTAGTTATTAAATGAATTGTATGGAATGAATGATATGGATATGAATACATATTCAGAAAAATTACGTTCAGATAAACATGGTATATATAATATATGGAATTTAGCATTTAAGTTTTGTTCTAGACCAGATTATTATAATAGAATGATGATATTAGTAGCTCGTATGAAGAATGATGGCATTTGGGATGCTATAGAAATAGAAGATGGATAGTTAAAATATAATTGGAAGAAGGATAAAAGATATAATTTATATGCTAATAAAACTAATCCTAATTCCGAGGAATATAAAAAACAACAAGCTCTGTATCTAGCAAATGCTAAATAGTTTGTACAAGAAGGAGCAATTAATCCTGATGGTAGTTCTTTTAAAGTTGGAGACCCTTTACCAGTTCCATATACTTCTTTAGAGATTGAATCTATTAAATCTCTATGTAATACAATGTATGGATATTACAGTCATGAACAAAAGTCTTTAATTCATAATACTTTTTTAGGTGCATTATATATGCAAATGAAGACTTTCTGGTCTGGTAAAAAGAATCAATACCTACAACAAGGAGGAGTTAAACTGCAAGGTAAATGGGCAGAAGCTGTGGATGAAATTACTGGAGAAAAGTTATATTATAAAATTAACGAAGATGGTACTATTTCTGATGATATTACTACTGAAAATACTGGAGTTCCTGTAATTCAATGGAAAGGTCAGTGGTAGGAAGGAGTATTATTATCTATGGCTAATTTATTTAAAAATGATGAGGGTAAATTTTAGTTTGATACTAAAGGTGTTGCGCAAGGAATAAAATTATTAAATCCCTTTGTATCAAAAACCAAATATATGGAAGAATTAGGACTTAAAGAAGAAATGGCAGAAGTATATAAAGCCAATGTTGTAAAATTTTGGGCAGACTTAGCTATTGCTATATTCTTTGGAGGGGTTATTGCAGGATTTTTATTAGATTGGTCTAAGTTCTTAGCTAAAGAATCTAAAAAGTCTGATTCTTTCTTATTAGCTTTAGGTGCTACTGGAGCTAATTATGCTTATCTTACAGTTAGAAATTCATCAGCAGATATGAACTGGGCAGCTACCGTTGGTAGTCCTATGTTAAATTGGGGAGCTTTCTCGGTTGATTCAGGAATGAGGACAGCTAAATCAATAAGTAATTTAATTACAACAGATCAATCATTATATAAAACATTAACAAATATATCAACGGCTGGTAGACAAGCTAGACCTATGTTTGATTATTTAGACCCAAATAAAGAATGAAATATTTAAAACTATATAATACTATGATGGAGGCCTTACAAGCAGATAATATTAATATAGTATCTACATGTAAATAGAATAAATCATTAGTTAGATATTTTAATTATTAGGATAAAAATTTAAGAACTGAAATTCCAGATTTATCTAATAATAGTTTGGATATCTATGATCATGATTCTATCCCAGTAATATTATATAAAAATAATTATAAAATATCTATAGATACTACTAATTTGGTATATCATGAATTTAATGATGGATTAGGCATTTTATAGTTTTCTATGTTATTGCCAAACCAACTTTATGATACTCCTATTAAAGAATTATACATTCCAAATAATATATAGACTATTCCATCCAGAATGTTATAGAAATGTATAAATCTATATTATATTAGATTTCCAAAAATAATGGATACAATTGATTGGGGGAGCTTTGGATATTGTTATGGGTTAAAATATATACAACTACCAAGAAAGTTAAATAAATTAATAAATCAGGCTTTTTGGGAGTGTAAAAATTTAAAAACTGTTATAATGCCAAAAATATTGAATAATATAGGAGATTCTGTTTTTTATTTGTGTATTAATTTATAGAATATTATTTTATCTAATACATTAAATAAAATTGAAGATAATACTTTTGCATTTTGTAGAAGTATCAAATTAACTATTCCAAAATATACTATTTTAGGGTGGAGATTTATAAATCTAATTGAAAATACTTCAAATAATAATACTTAGGTAAAATTTTTATCAGAATATCCTAGATTTACTCCAATGAGTGTTTGTTTTGGTCGTAGAGAAGATTGTTTTATAAATACAATCATAGTACCTAAAGGGTCATTAGATGTATATATAGATTATTTTAAATCCGATAATAATTGTAATATAGAATATAATAATATTTTAGAAGAAGTATGAAAAATTTAATAATTTATTCTACAGAATTAGAACAAGAAAATAAATTAAATACTATAGATAATTTACACCATGTATCCATTACAGATGAAGATCCTATTTGTAAACAAGTTATGGTTGAGGCCTTCGGTAATAAAGATATTAAAGGAGAAATCACATATAGAGAAGCAGCAAATGTTACTAATGAGGAATTTAATTAGAAATTAAATTATAATGATTCTAAAGATAAAAATGTATCTATTCTTAAGGTAAAAAAATTTAATGAATTAATTTATTTTACAAGCCTTACTAGATTAGGGGATATAGATTATAAATCTGTAAAATCTATGACTTTTAAAAAAGGTATGCTTGAAGAAATAACTATTCCTAAAAATATAACTACTCTAGGCTATATTTTATTCCAGCTGTGTAAAAATCTAAAAAAGTTATTGTACTAGGATAGCCAGTAATTATAAAATCATAGTGTTTTTATGGATTAAACTATCCTGAAATAAATATTGATTTTTCTAAAGTAGAAATATTAGAAGCAGGTTGTTTTTATTCTAAAGTTATATTTAAAAATCCCATTATTAATCTATAGTCACTTAAATCTATATCCGACTATGTTTTTATCATTAGTGTACAACTAAAGAAGATAGACTAAAAGGAACTATAGAAAAAATTATTAATTATCCTTTAGATTATATCCCAAATGCTGGATTTAGTTATCAAATGAATTTAAAAGAGTTTGATTTATCTAAAATAAAATATATTAGACAATGGGCTTTTAATCATTGTTAGTAGTTAAAAGTAGATAATTTAGATTCTGTAGTTTATATAGGAGACTATGCTTTTGATATGATAGATTTTAGCTATTAGTTAATTACTCCAACAAATAGATAGATATCTGTTACTAATTTTCCAAATCTTAAATTTGTAGGATCTTATGGTTTATAGGGAGTATTTAAAAATGATCATACTATAACTTTTGAAAAACCATGTATTTTAAATACCGGAGCTATTTAGGATAATATCAATTTAAATATTAATAATTCTAAAGATTTACTTTATGGTCAAAGTGGTGCTTCAAATAATAAGTTAAAATTATATAAAGATAATATATAGTATTTATCTGATTCAGCATATTTAACTTTAGATATGATTCCTAAGATATCTTTTTTAGGTACAAACATGTTACCGAAAATAACTTCAGATATTAATTTGGATAGTATTAAATTTTTATATAATTGTGCTATATTTAATCAAACAAATTTATAGGAATTACATCTTAATAACGTAAATTATATTTGTGCATATGCTATATGGAATTGTAAAAATTTAAAATCAATATATTTTGGAAATAAATTTGAAGATATTTATTGGGGAAAGGATGATAAAGCAGTATTTATACAAAAAATAAATGGGCTGAAAATATATTTTAATGGTATAGAAGCTACTCCAGAACAATATGATTTCTTATATACTGGAAATTTGAAAAATATGTCTGATAAAAGTAATATGTTATCTTATGAATCTTTAATTATAAAATATATGACAGAAAATGAAGAAATAATTTAAAAAAAATAGGGAGAACCCAGCATTACGCCGAGTTCTCCCATTTTTTATTTTAAAGATTATGTTGTAATTTTTCAATAGCTTTAATCATAGATTCTATCTTAGAATCTATAACTAATGTATAATTATATTCCGCTACTGAACATGAAGAATTGTAAGATATTTGTTGAGTAGATAAATTTATTCCTACACTATAATGTATACAACCTTCATTATCAGTATAATCTACAATACAAATAAACTCATTATGTCGTATTATAGTTCCTTTTTTAAATGTTGGAGTATCTCTTACTAATTTAGTACTTCCAAAATTAGTTACTACTAAATGATAGCCTTTAGGTATATATAAATACCCATTTTCATTTACATTTATTGTGTCCATTATGCCATTTATTACAAATAGGACAAAGATAGCTAATCATATCTGTAAGTTTATGATGTCTTAGCCACCTTTGTGCTTCCTATTCAGATTCATACTATTCTTTCTATTTCCAATTTCCTTTTTTAGTCTTAGTCCAGTGACAAGGATCTGGATTAAATCTTTTCCTTGGGGTTTTCCTCATTTTTAATTATATTTTTAATTTCATTAGCTATAATTTGTATATCGGGATGTGCATCTTTAGCACATCGTAATTTAAAGAAATTATCCCATTCCATACCAGTAACAATTAATTCTGTCTTTAAATCTAAAGATAGAACTCCTCTTGCTATTTCTGGTTTACAACCACGCTTTAACATAAGTAAATATGCATCTGAACTATGATATAAAGTATCTATCCAAATATATTCTGGAGTAAAATTATAATCATTATCAAATTTATTTACTTTAATATTATCCATATAATATTCTTCATTTCCATAATTATAATGATGTTCTACATAACCAGTATTTAAATTAAATTTACTTGGGATAACATAAGTTAATTCATTATTAAATTTTTTAGCACTATAATTACAGTATCTAGTACTTTCCTGCATAAAACTAAAGACTCGATGTCTTACAATCTCATTTGCAATAGCTCTTGATGTAGTAATTCTAAAAGTATAACTTCTTTTATGTCTAGTTGTTGGATTACATAAAGATTTTAAGTATTTTTCTAAATTATTTTCTATTATAACTCTATAATTAGTAGTTAAATATATAATTCCAGATTCTATAGTATAAAAAGTATAAGGATTCCCTATAAAATCATTTAATAATAGTTGTCCATAATCAGTATCTATATCTGCTTTTAAATAAACTATTCCGTGCTCTAACGCAGCATTATGTTCTCTATTAATAAGCATATCTACAAACTTCTTAGCACTATCTTCAGTAATTCTATTTTCAGATTTATAGGCAGTTCTACCAGCTAATTCTATTTGTTTATAAATACCTTCTATTCCAGGTTCTTGTTTAAGTAATTCTACTTTTTGATTTATAATTTCCATTTTATCTTATTTTTACTACAACACACATTATACCTATTAATATAACTAAAAGTAACATAATAAATATAGGTACATATATTGGAGCTAATATCCACCACCAACTCCAAGTAATTATATTACATAATTTTAAAATAATTAATGCAAGTACTAAAGCTGGAATAAATCTCATGCTGGGTCCTCTCCAATTAAGTTAATATTTTCTAAATCAGATGTATAATCATACTCTGCCCAAGTATCATCTATTTCAAATTCTCCTTCTTTAATTAATTTTAAAGCTTCTTCTTTTGATTCAGCTTTTACACCTATTGTAAGATATTCTACTCCAGCAATCTTTTGTTCTGCTTCAAATTGATAATATTTTTTCATTTGTTTATTGAGTTTAATTCCTCTGTTGAGGTTGGTATTAAAGTTTGTTTTCCTATAAATTCTTCTAAAGTTCTAGAATTACAATATGACATTGCAGATCTTAAATATGCTTCCATATTATCAGACCATTGTTTTAAGTTTGTAGTAACTTCTATAAATTTAGAAGTTCCTTCTGCTGTAGCTTGTTTATTACCAAACATATCTACTTGACCTTGTTTAGATGCCATCCCATAAAACTTGGTATATAATTGTGCGTCTGTATCATCAGATTTTATAATATTTCCAAATATATCTTTCCTATATTTGTCACCTGCTGATTCTATACAAGATGCAAACAATCCTCCAATCATAACATAGTCTGCTCCAAGAGCTAATGCTTTAATTACATCAGAATAATTCTTTATTCCTCCATCAGCTATGATTTTTGTTTTATATTTATATTTTCTACAAGCATCTATCAAAGATGCTTGAGCATAATGTATTCCAGTTTGCGTAGATGTAATACAACCAGAGCCCCCACCTATACCTATCCTAACATAATCAATTACTGGAGTATCATAATTAATAAACATATCACTAATTTCCTTAAATGTTTCTGGGTTAGCAATATTTCCAACCATTAATTTAATATTTGGATTATTAGTTTTAAGTTTACTAGCTATATTATAAATTTCTTTATAATGCCCATTAGCAGTATCAATACAAATATTATATACTTTAGATGCATCTATATTATTAACTTCTTTTAATGAAAATGCTGTCCAAAAACCATTACGCATACACATTAATCTAGTATTATAATCTATAGATCTTGGAATTATCGGAAGTATATTTGCGGTAAAAAAGTTATGGACATTTTCTAATGATACTATCGTAGACATAGGTGCTGCAAATATTGGTAGATATTTATTATCTGTAAAAGGGTCTATATCAGCCCTATGATCAATAGTAGTAAAAGTTTTGGGCATAATAGTTAAATCTTTATACCCAAAACCTAATTTATTTATAATCATATTGTCTTATTTTCTCTTTACAAATATGTATAATTTTTTCGTAATCTGCAACTTTAGCTTCTCCAGATTTAGTTCTAAGAACTCTCTTAATTATATCAGCATCCCAAGGATCTAGGTTATAATCTAACCAAATAGACCAAGGTTGAATATAATGTTTTGAATAATCAGATTCACCTACATTAGAACCTCTTACTTCTTGAGTTCTTTCATCTGATAATACTCCTAATCGTATAAGAGCATTTATTTTCTCTTCACTGTTATAACTATAGATATTACTATCTGGACCATTTACATCTATATTATCAACTGTGATCATAGCTTGTTCGTTCATTTTATAATTACTTTTATAGTATTATCTACTAATTCGTTATCTATAAATTGAATTTTAGAATCAAATATTAATTCTAAATATTCTTTTAAGTTAAAATTAGATACAGTACAAGAAGGTAATTTGTGTATAATCATACAGATCATATTGTACTCTTCTATATATTGTACTAAATTATAACCAAATTTTAATAAAGTTTTTTTCATATTAATGTATCCAATAATTTGGTAGTGTTCCATCTTTTAATCTAGATACGTCTGAATCCATATCAATATTAGGACAAAATGGTTTAGAACCTTTTAATACACATTGTTGGTATATTTTAGCTAAATCTTCTGCTATTTCTTTAGGGGCTTCAAAATTATTCTCATCATGTGCAGATATAGTAAATTTTACTTTATGTAATAAATTATTAGCTACAATATAATTAAAGAATATCATCATGGACATTTTAAAACATCCTGAACCCCTTCTTTGGATTCTATAATTTATTGCAGCTCTTGACCATTCACTTATTGCTTTTTTATAATAATTATATTCAGATCTAAGTTCTGGATCTATACTCATCTCTGTCCAGAATCCTGGATTCTGCATACATTCTTGTACTTTTTGAAGTCTTTCCCAATCTGGAATAAAACATTTAGCATTAGTTACATTATCCATTAATATGTATCCTAATTGTTTTAAATTATACCTACAATAGTTTTGATAAGATTTAACTAAGGGAAAGGCATCCATATAAGCATTATATATTTCTTTAGCTTTCTCTGGAGTACAATTAATTCTTTGTTGAATAGTGTGCTCATCTCCTGCGTAAGCAATAGCAAACTCAACATATTTAGCTTTTTGTCTAAAGTCATGATAATTTTCCTTAATATCAGTTATAGGATAATCATTAGGGATTTCTTTAAATGATACTCTAGCTACATAACTATGAATATCTCCATTAAGTAATAGATCTATCATATTTTTATCATTAGCTAAGGAGGCCATGATACGGCTTTCTTGCATGTTATAACAAACATGGACTTTCTCTTAACCATAGATTTTACTCCTTAGGTTACTCGTGTAAAGTCTCTACACCTTCCTGTTTAAGGTTTGGCTCGGGATTGGAGTTACACATCTCTTTCCCCGAATTTACGAGTGTTCACATATTAGATTTCTCTAATATGGGGCCAAATTTTAACTTTTTTCTTTTAAGATAAAAGTGTGCATTTTTATATAAATTTTTATAAATATACTAAATATTAATTATTGTTAAAAATTTATAGTTATATTGCTAACCTGCCATATCTATACTTACCCAAGAATTACCTTTTTCAGCTATAAAACAACTTCTAGTTACTTCATCTGCTGGAAGTTGTTGTAAATTAATTCTTTGACCATGTACTTGTCCACTACAACTCATTCTAAGAGTATCAGTTCCAATAGATCTCCAGTCTCCCCTAATTCTTCCATCTTTACTTCTAGCTTTAAGAAATTTTTCACCAAAAGCATTACATACAGTATCCCAATTCTTATACTCTAGATATAAAGATACTAAAGGAGATATTTCTCTTTGAGATTCAAGTATATTTTGATCCACAGACTTCTTTATACGTTTTTCTTTCTTATCAAACACCTCTAATTTACAACCTAATAATTCTAATACTGGAATTACTTGTGCTGAACTACTCCAATTTAAAATACATTTATCACCAAACTCTACTTCTGTATTAGAGAACAAATCTAATTGTACTGCATTTACTGTTTCTATAAATGGATGAAAAGTATTAGATTTATTAAACCAACCAAAAGGTATTTTACAAATAGTATAAAATAAAGTTCCATATTTATCAGATTTTTCAGTACGTTGTCCTACAATTATAGCATCTTTAGGAATTTCTTTAAATTTTAATTCTGTAGAATCTCCAGGATGTACAAAAGTACTATCAACTAAAAATGGATATTCTATATATGAATTTTCACCATTATGTTGTTTATAAAAGTCTAAAATCCAATCATTACAAACCTTTTCTGCAAGGTCTCGATTTGTTTGATCAGATTTCATTTTAGCTTTCCATTTATCCTCATCTAATTTTACACCACATAATTTAATATATGCAGTAACTATTGTAAACTTAGATTCAAATTCAGCAGCCCTAATTAAATCTAATTCTTCTAACTTTTTCTTTTGTGCTTCATATATTGCTTTCATATATTTAACGTCTGTTCCCGCATAAACTATAACTCTAGTACTTAAACCTTTAGTTATAATTTCTCCTCTTGCAGATTTATCCATATCATAATTACAATATTTTAAAGCACAAGTCTTTAAAGCTATAGAATATTCTCTTATGGAAGTACCATTATTAAGTAATCTTTCAGCAACCATAGTATCGAAAAAGTTTTTTTGTACTATTGATTCTTTTAATAAATACATGGCATCGACTATAGATATTACATTTCTGTATTATCATCGACTATATCATATTTATTATTTATAATATTATTAAATTTAAATAAATTAATATCTTATAATTAATAAACTCGGATTTAAATGTGGTCATTAAGAGAATAGAATCTCTCCACTAGTCAGTGAACCTATATCTAATCCATTAGATATGTGGCTGCGGATTGTCCAATACTTTATGTTTTTACTATAGCTTTAACATTACTTAAAGTTATAATATTATTCACATAATATCATAAGTAATAAAGTCTCTAAGGATATTCCCGCAATTAACCCGATTTTCAATATATTATAATATATTGGCGCCCGAATAAAATTGACGCATAATTGTGCCACAAAAATAGTATATCAGACCTTTCTAATAATTCTTTTAACATAATTAAAGAATAACTAGTACAATCCCAGACTATTTGAAAATTTTCATTACCTAATTGAATAGTTAATATTGTATTTTCATAAGGGTCTATCCCAGTAGTTTCAGTATCACAAGCTAATAAACTCTCCCGAGAGAGCATTTCTATAGCTTTTTCTGGAGAGAGTTCTTTATATTCATCAGTTTCAAATAATGATCTCTGTTTACTTACTAAATAAATCATTTAAATGCTGGATTTCCATCATAGTATCCTTCTTTATTATCATATAAAAGGACACCAGATTTAGTATCATAAATTTCTATATCTGAAGAGTCTAATAATTTATCAATAGCTTCATAAAGATCTATTCCTTCTGAAACTACTTTATGTATTTTATTATTCCTCTTTACTGTTAGTTTGTATTTCATAATCTAAAGTTTTACATAAGTAACTAATCGCTTCTATTTCTCCAGCAGACAAAGATAGGTTAGTTATTTGATTATTTTTACAAATTACTATATCATAACCCTCTGTATTTGCCCACTCTGTAATTTCAATAAAATCTAAATCATTTGAACATAGGTAGTCAAATTTTTTTAATTTTATATATACTGATTTTCTATTACTAAATTCTAAATCATTCATGTGGTATATATTTTGAATCCTTTTCAATAACAAATCTAGGTTTCCATATTTCTCCAGGCTCTCCTTTAATACAGCCTAATCCAATCCATTTTACTTTAGGAAAATAAGCAAATAAGTATTGGATTAAGGCTACCATACAATTAGGAATTTCATAATCATCTTGATAAATCATAATATATTCATTTGGCATAACATATCCTCTAATAGTTGTTAGCCAAGGATATCTAAGTTTATAAAATATTTCAGTAAATTCTAAATTAGAATCATTACCTGTTATAATACGTAAATCTAAATTTTGAGAATCTATATAAAACGGAGTTCTGTTATTTAAAAAAGTGTCTACTTTCTTTTGTTGTTCTTTAGTCATAATAAAGTTTTTAATTTCTTTAATCCTAAATTCTTTAGTTGCCTAATTCGTTCACTAGTCATACCAAATTTCCTTCCAATCTCTTCAAGGGTACATTGTTTACAATCTAATCCAAAATACATTCTAATAATATCATGCTCTCTATCTGGAAGATTGTTTAATAGTGCCTCTGTTTCAAATTTTGTAGATTCTTCCATTAACGTAGCATCTGTATTAGTACTATTTTTATTTGGAAGTACATCTACTAAACAGTTTTCGTCATCATTAAAAGGATCAGTTAAAGAAACTATTTTATTATTTATAGCTAATATTTTTTCTATATTATCTATTGGTATATTAGTTAATTCAGAAATCTCTATATTTGAAGGTCTTCTCTCATGCTTTTGTTCATACTCTTGGATTGTTTTAATTGCTTTAGTATAATTAAGTATTTTATTCGTAGGAACTTTAATAGTTCTAGATTGCTTAGCTAGAGCTAATAATATACTTTGTTTAATCCAATATACTGCATAAGAAATAAACTTATACCCTTTATCTACATTATATCGTGCAGCAGCTGCTATAAGACCTAAGTTTCCCTCGTTAATAAGGTCTGGTAGATCTAAACCATGTCCTTGATATTGCTTAGCTACTGATATTACAAATCTTAGATTAGAAATAACTAATTTATCCATAGCTTTCTTATCTCCTTTCTTAATTAGTTTACCTAATCTTTTTTCTTCTTCTGGTTTTAATAAAGGGATTTTATTAACATCCTTTAAATAACTACTAATAGCATCCCTATTAGTATAATTTTGTCTAATTCTTACTGGGAGCATAAATACTGTATAAATGTTTTATCTGAAGGAAATTGATCTTCCCATAAATGTCCCCAAGAATCTATATAATTACATTTAATATCATACTTAGACCATAGAGTTTTATATGCTTCTAATAGTTCCTCTAGAGTATCATACTTAGTTAAATTATCTTCTAATTTCTGAAAATATAATTTACAGAAATCCTTTTTAGATAATTTAGATTTACTAATAATTATCTTATCATCTTTTTTAACTAATAAATTATAATATCCAGAAGTTCTTTTAACTGTTTTAATAGGTGTTTTATTCATAATTTCTTACTGCTAAGAAAATTGGTTGTTGTGGAATTTCAGAACCTTCTTTTCCAGACAATGTAAAATATTTTAATGTTGCCATTTTACCTATATAGTCTTCTTGAGATTTCCAATATTGTTCTTTAGTTTCTCTGTCTCCAATAGGTTTAGCATTAAATTGTTGTCCAGATTCTGTTTCCATTAGAAAACACATATCTTCGATTTCTCTACCTTCAAGATTTCCAGGAGTTACACCAATAATTTTATATTCAGATTCAAAATATTTTTTAATCTTAATCATATCATTAGTTCTTTTTCCTGGACCATATTTAGCTGTAATAAGTCTTACAACTAATCCTTCCCAGCCTTCTGATACATATTTATCATGAAGTTCCATCATATTATCAAGACCAGAAATCTTTTCTTGAGGCACAAACTGTATTTTTAAATCATCCTCTGACCATTCTTTTGTAGGATCAAAATCTAATTTTAATAATTGTTTAATTTTTATTAGTTGTTTGAATCTATCAATAAAAGATAGCTCTGGGTCAACAATATCGTACAAATAATATTCCAAAGGCTCACCATCATATGCTGTTTTTTGAGATCTACATATTCCAGAAATGCGATTTAATGTCCAGCCATGTTTATATATTTCTCCATCAAGTATAAGATCCGGATTAGCTTTAAATAGCTTAATAAGTAAAGGATGAGATATTATATGATCTAATACAAAATCATAATCTATTGCTCTTCTACTTTTAGTATGGATCTCTTTACCATCAAAATATATTAAACATCTTACACCATCAATTTTTCTACTTCCAAGATATATTTTATCAAATACAGATGTATTTTTTATATCTTGATATTGTTTTGCTAGCATAGGTTTCAATAATCCATCTTTAGATGTTTTATGTTCTCCTACTATTTCAGATAATTCAGATTCAGAATATAAATCATAAGATTTATCTAATTTTTTATATCCTTTATCTTCATATTCTTTTAGTAAATGGTCATATTGTAATCTTGTTTGTTCAGTTACAGTACGATTAACTTTACCTTTTCTAACAAAAATTGTAGGTTGTATAGTTTGAGTTTTATTATATTGTCCAGTAGTCCTAATTATTGTATAAGCATGTTCTGAATCATTCCATTCACATTCTAATTTAACTAATCGGATAGCTCCCCGAGAATCTCGAGAAGCTAACCAATCAGTTTGTGGAGATCTAGTTTGATTAAATAGATCCATTAAAATATACTTCTTTGTGTTCAGACATATAATTATAAAGATCTAACAATTCTTTAACATTAATATCTTCTTCACCTTTCCTACTAAGAACTTTATCAACATCTTCATAGATCCACCAATATATTAGATCTAATCCTGCTTCTGTAAAATATACATTTAATAATTTATCAAAGAGACGATAAAAATTATTAGTAAAAGTAGTATCAAATACTTCTATAGATAAAAAACTTAGATCATCAATAAAACGATCTACTTCTTGAACATTCTCAATAATGTCCTCTAATTCTTCAAATTTAATCATCGTAAATAAATATTAGTTCGTGTTCGTGATGCAGCTACATATTGTAACTGCCGTTTAAATTCAGTATCTCTACATTGGTTTATATTACTCCAATCAATTGCTACTTCATTATATGAAGATCCTTGACTTCTATGAATTGATTGTGCATAACCATAATCAAAATCTTTTGGGATAACTATTCTTCCATCAAATTCTATATTAATTGGACTAGTAAAAGATTCAAATATTTCATAATACATTCTCCAATACATTGCTCTTTTTTTAGTATTAGTTTCTTTAATAGCACTAATTCTAATTCTTTCCACTTGGGCAGCTAATTCAGTAAATTTATCTTTTGAATTATCTCTAGATAACATAAATATATTAAAATTAGCTTTTTCATAAGGATCATATAATGATAGAATATAACCTTTAAAATCTGTAAGTCCAACTAATTGATTAGTTTTAGAAACTTCAGTTATTATATAATCCATAGAGTTATAGTATGAAAATGAACTATAAGTCCCATTACAGTAAGCTGTTAAAACTTCTCCTACAGAATATTCAATTTCTTTTCCATATAGTAAAGATGACATAATTGTATTATATTTCTCTACTTGTGCATTAGTAAATGCTAATATTTTAAATTCTAAAGGATTTTTAGTTTTAGATATACTTTGAAAACGTTCCTTAGAAATTTTTAGAAATTCTTTAATATCGTTAATTCTAAGGATCTTTCCATGCTCACTGGAACAACTATCCACAACATCTACTGGATGCCGTCTAAGAGTCTCTAATAGGTCTCTAATTGGGTTATTTTTGTCCTGTCTATATATTTTAGTTAGTCCAAATTTATTTTTTACTGTATATACTTTTGAATAGGTTTTACTTTTTACTGGAGCTAGTTGTTTAGAATCGGATATAAAAATAACTTTTGCATTCTTTTTTTCACATTGAGTAATAAGTGTATCAAATAAATCATCATTAATCATAGATGCTTCATCAATAATTACTACTCCATTATATACTATACGATTAGTTTTTTTACCAGATTCAAACATTAAGTCCCTTAAATCTAATTCAAATATATCTAACTTAGGAGATAAAGCTAATAGACTATGTAAAGTCATAGCTTCTTCTTCTGTATATGATCGCATTACTAAAGCAGCTTTATGGGTCGGAGCACAAAGAGCATAGTCTCTACCAATATCTACTAAAAACTTAATAATATAAGATATAGCTACACTTTTACCACTTCCAGCTGGCCCATATAGAGAAAAACAAGTATCTGAGCTATTAAGTATAAAATCTTTTATTTTATCTAGTGCTATTGCTTGTTCTTCTCCTAATACCATATCTGAAATACTATATATTCTCCAGATTCTAAAGTATCAAATTCAGGTAATATTTCTAAACATTTAGTTAGGCAATCCTTAATAGCTTCATAATAATACTCATCATACTCTGTATTTCCGAAGAAAAATCCTTCTGTGGTTGGAAGTAACTTATCAGCTAAAGTATGATTATCTAAAACCTCTTCACATCTACTTATAAGTTCTTTAATACCGTCTTTACCAATTGATAAATCTCTTAAATTCTCAACTTCTACATCATAGTATTCTTCAAAGAAAGAAATTAAAAAATTATATTTTCTAAAATATGCCAATTCTTTTCTATTAACTTTTTCTATATATAAGTCTAATCCCATAATATTTTATTTTTTACCTGTACCACCAAAACCGTTACCATGAGTATTACTTCCTAAAAGTTTTCTATTATCAACTTCATGCCAAGTAATAGTTTCTACTTTATTAAACACTAATTGTGCAATACGTTCTCCATGTTCAATACATACAACTTTATCAGAGAAATTCATTAGAATTACACCAATTTCAAAATTATAATCACAATCAATTGTACCTGGTGTGTTAAGTACGGAAACACCTTCTTTTAGTGCTAGTCCACTTCTAGGTCTTACTTGACACTCAAATACCTCTGGTAAACCTATGGAAAGTCCTGTAGGAATTAATGCTCTAGATCCAGGCTCAAGATATAGACAAGAAGTCTTTTGTACTTCATTTGCTGGTACAAATTGTCCAGCACCAAATACTTTAACTGGATGTTGTAAATCATTTCTACTAAAATCTGCTCTTACATCCATACCAGCAGATCCCATAGTTTCATACTTAGGAAGTTCATTTGTACCCTCATTCAATACTTTTACTATATTCATTTTTACTCCAATTTAATAGTTGTATAATAGCATTATCTTCCCAATCATTTTCACTATAAAAACATTTTATAGCTTTACCATCTTTTTCTACTAAAACAAAAGGATTAATTTTAGCAGCCCATTCATATTTTACTTTAGCTCCTTCTTTTTTTCCAGATAATGTATTCATATCCAAAAATTCTATAGTAGGAGAAAATGGTAATTGCATTACTAATCCTTTTGTTTCTTTATCATCATAGACTACTTTTAAATGTATCAAATATCCTTACTTAAAATAAGATAAAAATCATTCTGATATTCATAGTGTTCTTCTAATATATCCCATGTATCATATACATCTTGTATATCCATAGAATCACTAATATAATCATATATCATTTCTTCATTAATAGATACACAATCCCTAAATGGGCAGTCTTTTAGATAGTGATTCATTTCATCCAACCAAAATCCACATGTACTATTTAGACAACGATTATAATCATCATCAACTTCATCCACAGTTTTTACACAATACAACTTATCATCAATAATAAAATCATCTGGGATTTTAGATACTTCTAAATAGTTAGCTAATACTTCTTTTTCAATATTTTCCATAATACATTATTTTACATTAAACCATCTTCAATCATCTTATCACCTATAGTTTTATGATATTTAAAAACTCCATATTCATAAATAACAAATGGGACTCTACAATCTAAACAATAAAACTGTTCATATTTTTTATTATTTTGGATAAATGGGCCCTTCTTTAATTGAGTATGTCCAAATACTTGAGTATATTTAGAAAATTTAGGAACACTATGTAATTCTCTTAAATCACTCCAAATACAACTTCCAGCATCATCGTAGCCTCCTCGTATATAATAATTTATATGACTAAGATATTCTATTCCTTTAGTAATTAATTTATTTAAATTTCCTGCGGATAATTCTCCAATTATAGGTTTAACTTCATTATACCACACTAAATTTACACCAGCATGAGTAAATAAATATTGTTTATCTCCTACAGTATCCTCATAAGCTACTCTAAATGGCAGTTTAGATAATAGTTCCCTATTTTCTGGATTATTTTCATATCTAGTACTTTTAACACAAGAGTTAGAAAGATAATGTAAGTCATGGTTTCCATATAAACAAATTACTTTATTTTTATATTCATTTACAAACTTAATAATTTCTTTAAGATTTTCTCTTGCCATATCTGGAGTAATATTCTCTTTAGGATATGGGTCAAGAAAATCTCCTAAGAAAATTATTTTATCAAAGTCACTATAATTAATATTTTTCCAAAATGTTCTACCATGAATATCTGGAATAACTAATAATTTTTTCATTATTAATCAAAATAAAAGCAGATTCTTACATCAAAACTACTATATACATTTAATTTTTCAGCAATATCTTTTGCAAAAGATGCTTCTGAAAATAATACTTCTGCAGGATATAAATAGTCTTCCATAATCCATTCCATATCTTCATCCGTATAACTATCTTCAGAAGAATTAAAAGGAATATCAAAATGAGACAATAATTTATTTAATTTATGCTCTATTTCAGAAGATTTTAGTTTTTTAATATACTTAATAAATTCTTGTTCTAATTCAGCACTCTTTTTATATAAATCCTCACAATATACTATACCATAATTATATCCAACTGGTTGAGATTTTCCAGAGCTATCAGTATAGTATTCTATTTCTGGACAAGTTTTATCCCAACCTCTGGACCATTCATCTCTAAATGTATCTCTACCATAAATAAAATTACTACATCGTTTATTTATGTCATAAAGATTAGTATCTCCACATACTAAAGCTGGTTTATCAACATATTCTGGCTTAATAGTAGTATATAATGGAACTGTCATCCATTTATCGTCCTTTTTAACTTGGACAATTCTTGTTACATAAGTACTCATTTTCTTGGATCGTTAGTTACTGTATAATTTAATTTATTCATAAGGTCCCAAAATTGTTCTTGATTTTGACACTCTTTATAATCAGTGATATCAATTTCAATCATACGATTATCTATAGTTTCACAATAAATATTGATATCATATTGAATCAACAACATTTCTAATAGAAAATCCGAGAGTAAATAATCATAGTTTTCTATATATAAATTCCAATCAACAGGTTCTTTTAATAATGGTTCAAATGCTTTTGTTGTTTCTTCAAATTCTTTCTCTGTATATGCATTAGCAATTTTTAATATTACTTTTACATAATCATCATAGCTTATTTTCGATTTCATATCCTAAATCATTAATTAATTTTAAAAATTCTTCCTTTTTATCGCAGGCATCATAATTTTCTTTATTTACTAAGATATAATCATAACCAGTATATTTAGCATTAATACCTTTATCAAATAATATAGCATTTAAATATCCATTAATTAGATACTCTTTAAAAGACTCCATATGTTTAATATAAGGTTTAAATTTATTATATAAGGTATTTATTATATCATCATAACACTTTAATTTATCAGAATAATATTTACGAAGTCCTTTCTTAGTTAATAAATCTTTAGATAATAAAGTCATGGTTTCAGAATTACTATTCCAAATATGATTGGAAGCAGTAATATATAGATTTTGATCATATCTATAAAGATACTCTAGAATACTTTCCCAATAGATATCTGGATAACAACGATCTAAAGGTCCAAAAGATATTCTTATACACCAATTAAAGAATTTAAATAGAATATATGGAGGCCATTCAAACCTATAATCCTCATATTTAGTTTTCCAACCTAAACCTTGTATTGTAAAATATATTTTAGGCATTAAAATTCTATCTCCAAAATTCCATCCATATCTACCTATATATAAGTTACAAGGTAGTTTAAATAGTTTTCTTACTTTCCACCAATAATAAAGTGGATTATTATATACAGCTAGTGCTTTCCATCTATACTGTAATGATTTTAGTAGTTTCATATTCTCTTATAAAATTTGCAAAAGTTTGTGCTAAAGATTCATCTGTTTCAGTATTCCATAAATAATTAAATAGATGGAATAATTCATGATAGTAAGAATTTAAAATAATTTCTTTATTTAAAGGATTACCCTCATGATTTTTAATTGCTACAGAAATTTCTAAATCTTCATAATTAAATTGTCCATATAAAAACATATCATGCTCATCATATAAACTATCATATTGAATAACTTTAAACTTATGATTAGCTATAGTAAATTCCATAGGTAAAAAATCTACACATTCTTTTGATTCTATATTCATCGTAGTATATATTTTAAACGTTTTAATAATTCTTCTGATGGGACATCTTTAATTTCTCCATCCATTAAACCAGAAAACTCTAATAATTCATAAAAATTAAGTTCTGAATGTAATTTAACTAATTTAACTAAGTTATCTATAATTTTATAATTTGCTTTTTGTTGTCTCATAGCTTCATTATTAAATTTAAATCATTAGTAACCATATACTCACAATCAGCATTTCCAAATATAGATTCTATAAATTCTGGTTCTATATTTTCATATTCATAAGGAAGTTTAGTTACTAATACTTCCCCAGTAGTATAATTTAATATTGTTATATAATTCATAAGCATTAAAAAGCTGGACAATTAATGCCCAGCTTTTATTAATATTCTTTGATTTTTAGATCCTCTAAATTGTAAAGTAGGATCTGCTAATTCTTTTATAAATGGTCCATCTACTAAAACATCTACTAAACTAACTAAATGTTTTTGTGCATCATTAAGATTTTCATAAATATACCCAGTCCATAACCAGATATCTTTAGTTGGATATGTAGTTTTAAATGTGATTATAAGTTTTTCTAAATCTTTAAGGTTTACCATACTAAGAGGTTCCCCTCCTAATATGGATAATCCTTTAATATGTTCAGAATTACATAATTCTATAATTTTATTTATAGTTTTATCTGTAAATTCTTTACCATTTTTAAAATTCCATAACTTATAATTAAAACACCCTTTACAATGTATATCACAACCTTGGGTAAATAATGAAACTCTAATTCCTGGACCATTACTGATATCCATCCGTCTTATACTATTATACTTCATGATTATCTAAATGTACAAAACGTTCTTTTATTTCTTGTGTTCTACCTTCATTGTAGTCAGAAGTACCAATATATCCACAGCATTTATACCCCATCTTTCGATGTATTTATTTAGGGATTAGACTATACCATTATCTTATTATATAAGATACCTCTTGGTAGTCGTTGGGGGCATTTTATATCCCTGCTGATTATCCAATCTTTTACATTGTTACACTTTGGTAGTAAAAGCTCTAAGGAAGTTCCAGCATATTCGAGGTTATTCAATAATTATTACTAATTAAGGGGGCCTATGTTAGTTAACCCTTCGTGCGTGATGTAATTTTTTAGGATCAGTACATCCACAATGTGGACAATACCATTCTAAGTTATCATTTATTAATTGTTCTCCTTCATAACCACAATTAAGACAGTGATCTGATTTACAATTAATTTCTGCATACATTATATTATTATAAATAAAATCTATAATTTCTAATGTAGCTTCTAAATTCTTTTGTAAATCAGAAGATTCTATATAAGAAATTGCTCCACCTAAACTAAGTGCTTGATATTTAGATTCAACAGATAGTTTATCAAATGGGTCAATATCTTCAGTTACATTTATATGATAACTATTTGTAATATAATCTTTTTCTGTAATTCCTTTAATTATACCAAAACGTTTTTTAAGACATTTAGCAAACTTATAAGTAGTTGATTCTATAGGAGTACCATACGGACTATATCCATATCCGTCAATAGATTTATATTCTTTAATATTATCATTAAAATGTTGCATTACTTCTAGTCCTTTTTCTAATCCAATTCCGTGTGAATGAGATTCTCCAGTCATATATTTAATACACTCATATAATCCTGCATATCCAAAAGAACAAGAAGTTCTATCACCCTTAAATAGGGGTCCTAATTTCTCTCCAGACTTTAATCTAGTTAAAGCACCATATTGCCATAATATTGGTGCACAATCAGAAGTCTTATTTTCTAAGTGATGTATAGTTATTAAATGAATTTGACGCATAGCTTCCATGCGTTCATCCATTAATTTATAAAAAGTATTCCAATCCTTATTAGAAGATAGTGCCAAATCAACAAGATTTAAAGTAACTACCCCAAGATTAGTTCTACCATAAGATTGATATTCTCCTTTATCATTTTTCCAAGGAGCTAAGAAAGAACGACATCCCATGCATGGCAGTACATTTCCTTCTTTCAATTCTTTCATTTTCTTAACAGATATATAATCTGGAACCAATCTTTTAGATGAACATTTAGCTGCTAATTCTGTTAGATATCTATACTTACCTCCAGGTTGAGTACTTTCATCTAAGAAGAATAATAGCTTAGGAAACGCTGGAGTTACCCAAGTTCCTGTTTCATCTTGCATTCCTTGAATACGTTGTTTTAAAATTTCTTCTATAATTATAGCATTTTCTTCTGCATACTCTGGACGCTCATTAATGTACAAGGCAATCGATAAAAATGGAGCTTGTCCATTACTATTTGACATTGAGTTCACCTGATAATTAATAGTTTGAACTCCATCTTTGATTTCCTTACGCCATAACTTTTCCCAACACTCTGGAAATTCAGATTGATAATATTCTTTACTTTTTCTTACATAAGGAGCTAAGTGTGATGTAGTAATTGTACATCCACCATATTGTGAAGAAGATACTCCAAGAATAATTTGAGTAGCTACAGTACAAGCAGTTATAAATCGTTTTTGTGGTGCAATTCTATAACCATTTATTACTGTACCATTATCCAACATATCTTGTAGATTGATTAAGCAGCAATTCAGAAAAGGAAAAATACGGTAGTCTAAATCATGACAATGTATAATGCCTTCATCATGCAATTTAACTAATTCTTTAGGTAATATCAATCTTCTCATGATATCTGTAGACGATATACCAGCTAAATAATCGTGTTGGGTAGTAGATAGATATGCCCTCTTATTAGCATTTTCTTTATTCCAATAGTTATTTTCTCCATCCAATACTTCTAAAATAGTTTTATCAGTAGTATTAGCTTCACGTTTTAGCTTGTGCATATAACGATATATAATATATTCATCAGCTACATCATCATAACCATAAGCCCTTAATGTTTCAATAACTTCGTCTTGAATTTCTTCTACAGAAATATTTTCCCAAAGTTTAACTGCATCTGTAAGTTCATTATATAAATCTTCTGTTAAAGTATAATTTTTATCTTTAAATGCTGCTTTAATTGCAGCTTTAATTTTAGATTTGTCAGCTTTCTCTGTCTGACCATTACGTTTAATTATATTCATATAGTTTTAATTAAGTGTGAACTACAAATATAAGTAAAAACTTTAAGAAATCAAAATTACATAAGATGTATAGATTTAGATTGAGCTAAGGCTTCCTGTAATTTATTTTTAATATCCTTATATGGTACTGTATACTTAATCTCTATTAATTTAATATTATTAAGATTACAATAATTTCTAAGTGTAGAATCTCTTTCTTGTTGTCTGATAAAATCAGATTCAGATTTTTGAAGATCTGGAACATATTCGTAATGTTGTCTACCATTATATTCAATAATTGTAGGTATATTCCCAGGAATATAAAAATCTAATCTACACCAATTGATTGTTTTATTATACTTATTTAAATTAATTAATTTTTCAGTTTTATAATCAATATGTAATTGATTTAAAGCAACTGCAACAGCTTGTTCACCATGAGAAATTTTATTTTTTAATTTACCCTTTACTGCAAAAACTAAACTAAATAAATTATTTGAAATCATTTTAAAGTTCTAATATATTTCTTAATAAAAGTGTTTTATCAACACTATTTATAATATCATTTTCTTTATTACTTAAAATATCAGTAAAAGCATTATAGACTTTAAAATAATCAGTATCGTTATTCACATAATAAGGACTTTTAGTGTCTTTAAATAGTAATTTATATACTGAAATAGGTACAGAGGTAGACATACTTGCTTTAGTAATGCCATTATCATATTTTAAATTAATACAATTCTTAACCCATTTACCTAAATTTTCATTAATTGTATTTAGTGAAAACACTCTTCCAAATAGACTATCCAGAAATTTCTTTAATTCATTTTCTCTTTCTACAATATAATCTAAAGATCTATAATCTACTTTATCTGAAAATTCTTGTACTCTCAAATCTAAAGGATTAAATACACATAAATTAGTACATGCCATATTTAATCCGCCTTTATAAAACTTGCATATAGGTTTTCTAGTGTCTATACTATAAACCATTCCAATTACTTCTGAATGATTATATACAGTTTCTGGTAATACAGCCTGAATCCAAACTCTATTATAAGTAACATCATCAAAGTTAATATCGTCTTTTTTAGTAATAGTTACTTGTTTTGGAAGTTCTGCTTTTATTCTAAAATCTGTAGTTAATTTTTGTAATCTTTCTAAAAATGGGGTTACATAGGCTTCTGTAGGATAAAATTCTTTTTCTTTTATCTTAGTAGCTTTACCTTTTAATAATTCTTCTATAGTTAATTCCATACTTTATTTAAATCAAAATAAGTAGAAACAAGTTCTCCTTTAATTACTCCTTGTTGAATAGTATTATTTAATATATCATCTTCATTTACATTTCCAGAATACTTAGCAATAAATTTATTAACTACATATCTAATTTCTGTATATATTTTACACGCAGAAATATGTTTAACTTTTTCTATTTCTGAAAATATTTCTGAATAATCTGTTTCTTCTGGATTAAACCAATATACATACCTATCAGAAAAAGCTACCAATCTAACATCTTTAATGTTAGGATATAGTTGTTTAAAGTCCCAAAAATATTTAAATAGTTGGCACATTTGTTTGGTATAATCTGGATTTAATTTAGTTTCTACTAAGTAAATAATCTGACTTCTTTCACTAATTATATCTATTCTGTCTCTATTCAGTGGTGTAAATGTAAATTCTTTTTTAACCCTATTATTACAAAGGGGTAATAATTCTGAATATAACTGTGTTTGTAACTCTTTTTCTTTAGAATACGTCCTTAATTGCATGTTTTTATTTCCACGTTGATTGTCCTGCCGGATTGTGCGTATATGCAATCTATTAAATTAATTATGATCTATATGCAAAAAAGGGATGTCAAGTATCACTACTTAACACCCCTTTTGAAATTATTTAATTTTTTATGGAAAAGTATTTTTAATTTTTTATGGAAAATTATTCAGCAACTACACCAAATACTTTATATGTACCATTACGAGAACCTTTTGAAGGAACATAGTCAGCTTTCCAAGCAATAGGCTCCCCCTCTGTTACTTTCTTTACATAAGTACAAATCATCTTACCTTTAAAGCCTTCCTTATAGAGCTTCTTTGCAAGATTCTTAGATTCTGCCTTTGTAGAATCTGAAACACCAAGTACCTTACCAGTTTCAGCATCCTTAATCTCATATACAGTAGTATAATGACGCTTACCCTTTTCATTCTTTACATCATCGAACTTATAAGGACGTTCACGAGTAGAAACTACAGCTGGAGTTACAGTAATAGAAAATCCAATTCCAGGAGCACCCTTAGAATACTTCTTTGTATACTCTGCCATCCACTCTTTCTCCAAATCTGGAGTTACAGTTGTCTGCTTTGCTACCCAATTCTTATATGCTTGAGTTGCATCTTTCAAAATTGTTTTAAACGGAGCTGCTTCAAAAGCCTCTTTCTTAGTTTCACCACTTACTACTACACTCTTAAAATAACCATTAAAATTTGACATAATATATAAAAATTTTTATAACATTAATTCATAATCATCTATAACATATATCATACATCTATAATTTCCTCTTCTGGGAAATTAGTAATACAAATATAAAATGAATTATTATCTAAACCAAATAATATTCATAAATAAATTTGTTAAAAATTTTAACACTATAAATTAGAATGGGAGAATTTTATTTAGAATTTCTTTTATTTTAGCTGGAACCTCTTTTAATTCTAAACCAAAATCTAGAAAATCTGTACACTGATATGAAAAGTTTTCTGAAATTATAGCTAACTTTTTTATATCCATATCAGTTAATCCTGTACCAGTAGCTAATTTATAAATAGTCTGATAGTATGTAATATCAGGCTTTTTCTTTTTTAACTCGGATACTAACCAACCAATTAAATTTATAAGTGCTAATCTATTTTGCATTCCAGGAATATACCCAATACTAAACCATTCTTTATATATAGAATACATTTCCTTAAATGTCGGTTCGGAAGTCTTCAAATCCGTTTCCATCACAGCAATAAAATGCAACTAATTTTAATAGATGACTAAATTCTACCATCCCATCTTTAAACCATTGAGCTGACATTGGCACTACTCTCGTAGCATATTCTGGAATAGTTTCTACAACTAAGAAATTACTTTTAATTGTACATTTCTCCATATTATAATACTTCTTAGCTACCATTCTTAATAAATAAGAATAAAAAGCCATTTCTCTATAATATGAAAAGTTAGAAACTGCATTCTCAAACTGATCAGCATATCTTCCAGTTGTTTTTACATCATTTACTGTAATAGTATTAGTTTCTGGATCTAAACTAAAATTATCTAATTTACTTTTAAGTTTTAAAATAAATGGTTTATTTCCAGGAGCTTCTACTAACATATCACACAATATAGCTTGTTCATTAGCTACAACTTCACAGTTAGGATGTAATAAAGATTGAATTTCTGAATCATTTTCTAAAGCAATAATACACTTATTTAGTCTTTCCCTATTCTTAGGATCTAAATATATAGGGGTTTTAGACCCATCTAAAGTCTTTTCAAATTCAGCTCTAGCTTTCCAATATGCTTCACATTTACTTCTTAAATCATTAGCTTTATCTTGATTCCAAGATTTAGCATAATAATCTATTTCTAAAGAAGCTTTTCTCATTTCTTCGTATGAAGGCATACGACCAGACCCTTGATAGAGATAGTCTGCCATTGCCCCAGCTTTAGCTGTAGGTCTATTAATAGAATCTACTACGAAAAATAGATCGTTTTGTAAGGATAGCTCATGGACAGCCGACCCAAAAATTAAGCAATCCATATATTTAGCATTTTTCTGTAATCCTTCAAAGAATTTAGTTGGATCTGGTAAATTAGCTTTTAATATTCCTAATCTACTATTACTAATATAGTTATCATACTGTTTACTGAAATAAATTTCATCATCAATCTTTTCTAATTTTAAAGATTCTAATATTGGGGTAATTTTAATTTCTGAAAGTTTCATATAAATTAGTTATTTGTTCAATATCTAAAGTGTTTATTCTTTTACCTTTGGCATCATAGTCTTTATTTTCCTCTGTTGTCATTAGTAAACATAAAATTCCCTTATTATTTAAATCCTCAAAATTAAATATAGAATCATCAATAAATACATCCACTCTCTCTTTTAAAACTGGATATTTACTAATTCCATAACCATTAACCTGATATAATCTAGAATTAGGAAAATTATTATTATTTAGATATGTTTTTGTCCACACTTTTTTATTTACTCTAGAACTACAATATAAGTGTGGTTTAAAATTTGGCCTATTTAATACTGGTAAGGTTAACCAAAAGGCTTTTTCATTTTTAAGAATATGATTTACATTTCTTGTAATTGCCCAATCTTTACTAGGCCATTTACCAAATCTTTTTAGATAATGGCCATTAAAGTCTGCTAATACTTGATCTATGTCTAAACCAATTCTTAAATTAGCAACAGTCTTCATCTTTTTCTTGTATATCAAATATATCATAGTTTTCTGTATCGAACAAATGTTCGGTTACATCATTCCAAGAATCCATATCAGAACTATCTAATAGATCATATGATTCTTCATTTTTAAATTCACAATTATTAATTAAATGTTCTGCTGCTTTATCATAAGCATCTTGGAGAGATGTTGCAACAAAATTATACTCTACTTCTTTATCTTTAGGAGTATAATAAATTAAACTATAACAATTCATTTAAATATTATTTTGTTTTGTATATGCGTCTAAAAGTTTAAAGAAAAAATCTTCAGGAACCATAAATACAGTGTTATCTATAGTTCGTGTATTCTTTTTCCAGAATAAACAAAATGGTTTATCTGTTTTTGTACATTGATCTTTTATATTAAAATAACTCGGAGTGTTAGCATAATTTTTAACTTGAAAATATGCTGGAAGTCTATCTTCTAAATCAATAATATCTACTTTATTGTTATCTAAAGACTTACTTTCCCCAGCTGATCTTTCACAAGCAAAACCTAATTCTCTTAATTTATCTCTAAGATAATATTCTAAATCTTTTCCTTTAGATTTAGATTGTCTAGCTTTAAATGATCTTTTAGTATGTTCATCTAACCACTCACAAACTACATTATCTTTAGGTGGTGTAGATTTATTACATCTAAGTTTTATAGCTGCTTCTGATAATATAGGTCTATACTTTTTAGCTAACTCTTTATGAGTATTAAAATATTCTTCTGTACCTTTAGCCGCTTCTTCTAAATTTTTAAATTCAAAAACTTCACCACTTGGGTAAGTTATTCTACAAGCTGTATTTAGCTATTTTTTCATGTAACTTTAATAAATTTTGTTTAATAAATCTTAATGTCTTATTTCTTCCATATTTCTTATAAAAATCTGAAAAATCTTTAGCTTCATAATGTCTTGGAATCCAATAATATATCAATTCTGGATGATTTTTTCTTATTTTCTGCATATTACGTATTCCAGGAAGATCATTATCAAATATTACTACAATATGTTTAAATTGTTTCTTTAACTGTTCTAGTACTGAATCAGAAATCCATATATTCTCTGAATTGGGTGATATTGCAGTTATTCCACAACTATACATACTCATCACATCTTTCATTGATTTAGTAATTACAAGTAATTTCCCAGATTTTGGTAATTGTTCAAATCCTTGAATCTTTTTTGAAGGCCAATTAGTTAAAAATCTATATTCTTTTCTTTGAGAATAATATATTCTCCACAGTTCATAACCATTTCTTTTACCTCCATAATATCCAAAAGTTAATTTGCTATCTGTAGTAAATAAATTATCATTTAAAAATACATTTTCACATGAATATACATGAAACTTATTTAGAATTTGTTTAGTAATTCCGAAAGATTCCCACCAATCTAATTCTGATCTTGTAAAATCTTTTATTTGTACACCAATTTTTGCTGGGCCTTCATTTTTAAACTTAGGAATTTCTTTTGGTATAATTTTTACTTTTTTAATATTCTTATTAGGGATTAAATTAAAATCCATTGCAATATATCTAATAGCTTGATGATAAGTTAAAGAATATTTTAGCATTACTACACCAATAAAGTTTAAATGTTGTCCAGTAGCAAAATCATGGAAAATTAAATCATTAGATTTATTTCTATAAAACGAACAAGTTACTTTTCGGTCTTTCCTTAAAGGATTTTTGAATAAACCCTTTTTAATAGGAAGACCGAGATAGTAACTCATATATTGTTCTTCTGAATATTTAGAAAGTAAATAATTTTTATTTATTTGAGGTTTAGGAGTTAAGTTAAATTTCATTCCTCAAAGATAATTATTTATTCTCTATTATTCAAATATTAGAGACTATTCATTATACTATCAATATCAACATCTTCAGCAGGTTTATCTACTGTGTCCATATTAGTAGGTTTAGCAGATGTTACTTTAGATGCTTGTTGCATTTCATAAGGTGACATAGTTAAATTGGCACCAATGAAACGCTCCATCCAAACTTCTCCTTCTGAACCTGCTTGATTAGAAATTCGTGCACTTGGAAGTTTAGCATAAGTTCTTCCATCAGATGTACGTCCTTGCAACTTAATTTGAATAGGGTTCTCTTCAGTAGGTTTCTTAGGATCTTTTAGAACAGCAGTCATTACTTTAATAAAATCATCAAAGCTAATATTATCAAACTTACCAGCTTCTACAAGTTTATTAAGTTGCTCCTTACCTTTATCTGTAGCATATACAGATACAATTTGTCTAAAAATCTCTTGAATCCTTTCCACTTCTGAAGGAAGTACAATCTTACCGCCATTAGCACCATCAAATTCTCTACGTTCTCCAGATTGTTCTGTAGGAGAGAAAATTCTTTCTTTATAAACACCTTTTGGAGTACTAAATGTAATATCCCATGCCTTCCAAGGATTTCCATCCTTAGTAGTGCCTGTAACTGGTTCACTAATACCTCCAAAAGAGGCATTGTCATAGATATTCCATGCTTGTAAATAAGACTGTGTTGTAACTGGTTTGTTTACTGTTTTAAAATTAAATGTTCCCATTATTCTTAATTATTTTTTAAAGTGTAAAATCATCTTCTGAAATCTCTACAGTATCTTCACTCAATAATGTATCTAATTCATCTTCTGCTTCTGGTTGAGCAAATTCTTTTTTAGGCTCTTCCTTTTTAGCAGGTTTCTTAGATTCTGTTGAATAATTACCTTCTGGTAGAGTTCCATCTTGTGTCATAACAAATACATTTGCTGCTGAAGGGTGAGGTACAAGAATAAATTCACTTCCAAATTCAGAAAGTTCATCATTTGCTTTACCTCTACAACATACGGTTCCTCCTAAAGTACACTTATTACCTGCCTTAACACCAAAATCTTCATTTTTAGCTACTAAAGGCACTACAATATCACCTATTTTCTGGTATCTAATAAGTAATTTACTTTCCCCAGGAGTTACATCTAAAGCTGTGATTGCTCCAGAAGTTAATGTATATTTAGATGCTTCCAATCGAATAATTGGAGTATCATTTTCTTCTATTTTAGCTTTACTACTACGAGACGGCTTCTTAGTAAGTTGTGATGCAACCAATTTAGTTACATCCAATTCTTTTTCTACTATTTCACCAGTCTCTTTATCAACCATTTCTACTTTTACAATTGCGCTATTTAATTCCATAATTAATTATTTAATGAAGGATAAATTCTTTCCCAAAAACTTTTAAATGACCCATCTTTTTGTCTTTCTGCTACAATAATCTTTTTATTTGCTAAATGGGCAGGTCTTGCTCCCGCAGTAACTGACCCATTGGTTTCAAAATTAATACATAAATTACTATCTGCATCCCTATAGATAAATCCAATACCATCAGATTTAGCTGCAAGAATGCGACCAGTTTTCAATTTTGTTATTCTATAGGCTTTTTATCCTATAGTTCTATATGTTTCCATATAGTTCAGCATATCTATTCATCTATATAAAATATAGAGTAGGACACTCGTGGGAGTATTATATTCTATTTCTAGGTTCAACTCCTATGCGTTACGATGCTACAGATGTATTACTTTCCGTAGTTATCTCGGGATTAGCTTTAACTAATTTAAATTTAATATTTATATTAGATTTAATCCAATTTTTAGCCTTCCCCGATATTGCCCTATCATGATTCAAAAGATCACTCTTTTGAACGGCAAAACTTTACCAGTTAGATCAAAATCTTTCACAGAACCTACTTCTTTTCCTTCAGAATCTGTAATAGATTTATCTTTAACGTGACCAATAATAATTATATTATCTGCATAGATAGAAATCATATCTATCAATTTTTCTATAGCTGTTCTTAAATATCCATAACCTGCACCCATAGGAAGTGTCAAAATATCTTCACAATCTGACTTAGCTCCCATAGGAGTTTTCTTAAATAGATTTAATGCTAAGGGTTTAGCAAATTCCTCTAATGCTGTTACAGTATCTATAGCTATAAATTTATATGCATGTTTACCATCGTTATCTGTTTCATATTGTCTTAAAGACTTACATAAATCAATAAATTCAGGTAATGTATTAATCTTAACTTTATATGCTTCTACATAATCTGAACCGCCTTCTAACCTAAATGTTCCATATAATTCGCTACATTATATGCGTTCTCTTATGAACTGCTACATATTGCTATGTAGAGCAGACTATATCTTAATCCTTATAAGGATTCTTCCCATTTCCATTACGCTTGTAATGTACTCTACTCACTTCCATCAGATTCTGATGTGTTTTCGATAGTCGTTGAACTTTTATAAAAATTTGAAATTTTTCTAACATGAGTAATAAAATCAGTTAAATTATAATCACTTTTCATTCTATTACACATAGCACAACAAGGAACACAATTGTCTATTATATAACTTTTTGTAGAGTCAATTCTATCTATACCATTAACACAGATCTCTTCCTCTACATGTGTATATCTTTTTAGAGATTGTATAGGTTTAGGTAATGCCCCACAATAATGACATGGTTGTTTTATTATTGTATCAAATTCTGAATCAGATAATTTCCAATCAAATCCTCTAGATTTTGCACCATTTTTATAGTGATATCTATAAGCATTAATTGGGCTTTGTGCAGATGGTACTACACCATTACCTTTACAGTTAATACAACACTTTAAATCTTTTTTGGTTATATTATCTTTTCTAACAATAGATTCATTACCACATTTTTTACACCTACATTTATAATATAAACTTTTATTCTTTTCATGATCAAAGGATAATACTTTATATATAGAATTTTCAAATCCTACAAAAGCTAATCGGTTCTTTGTCAGATTACATTGTTTACATGTAATTGCAGGTTTATAATTATTAGTAAAATCACCTTTAGTTATCTTTTTTATATAACCACAATCTTTGCACATTACTATATAATAGTATCCATAAGTTCGTTTCTCTGGACTGCCTATTATTTGTTTTAAAGATTCTATAACTATATATTTTTCATTTTCTATAGATACATCTCTATTTAAATCTAAGGCTGGTTGTCCATCTTTTGTGGTTTCTAAATCTTGTATTCTTTGTTGTTGTTCATCAGTTAAAGTTTCAAATATCATACTTAGTATATGGTTGTCTAAATAATAGAGTTTCCACGATTAAAGAAGTTTTCATATATTATTACTAATATATGCGACCTATGTTGATCGACAATTAGGCAGTTATCTAGTGTTGATAGGAGTGTTGTCTTTCCTCAATTTTGTTATCCTATAGGCTTTTTATCCTATAGTTCTATATATCACTATATAGTTCGGCATATATATTCATCTATAAAAGATGTTGGACACTCGTGGGAGTATTATATTCTATTTCTAGGTTCAACTCCTATGCTCTACAGCGATTAATCATATTATTGATTAATTTACCACGGTATTTTCTTAAATATATTAAGAGTTTCACCGTTTTTGCCCAATAATAATTTTACAAATCACTTCGTAAAACGGCAAGTAATTTTACCTTAGGCACTCCATATATAATTAAATTCTTAGGGTCCTGTGTTATAACAGGTTGTTTTGTTAAAGGTAATTCCATTATATTTTAAATGTTGGTTTAATTGTTACCTTATCTTCTTTTTTAGGTTCATCATCTTCTTTATTCAATAAATAATTGTAATTAGTATATTTAGTTATATCATATATATCGCATGCTTTAGGTAATTCTTTAAATATATTAATTCCTCCAAAGAAATTACATCCAATTTCTACATCAGAATCTCCATATCTAGATTTTAATACTGAAATCATTCTAAAATTATTCCCTAATGTTGCTATATCATATCCACGATATGTTCTTAATTTTTCTCTATTAGGATTATATAAAGAAATTACAGTTTCAGCATCTTCTGCTGGATTTCCACTATTCTTAGTATCAGTAAGAGAAAATCCAGACATACCTTGCTTTCGCCTTTCCATATTACCATGCTCTCTATTAGCTTGTTGTACTATTACTGGACTTATACCACAAATATTACGTAAAGTTAATAAATAAGCAGAAGTTTCATCAACTTCTTGTTTTAAAGTTCTACCATCAGTTGGTCTTACTAAACCTATATGATCAATTATAACTGAATATATTAAATCAGGATTATTAAATTGATATGTTTTTCTATGAGTGGTTTCAGAAAATGTACCATATTTTTCTAAATCTTTATATAGTACAGCATACATGCTTTTAGCATTTATAGCTTTATCATGAATTAAAATGTGGCTTTCCATTTTCTTCATCCAATCAGCAGATTTTTTAATTAAATCATAAGAGGCATCATCTAATATATGTCCTTTTCTTCTGGATAAAATATCTTTTACAGTTAATTCTACTCCATAAGTTTCAAACAAATATGTAGATAATAGTTTAGCAAAAATCATATCTGCACTCATTTCCAATGAAAACAGAACTACTCTATAATTATTATCATCTAAATGTTCCATTAGTGGTCTATAAACATAACAATAGAACACAAATGAACTTTTCAATTTTGTTATCGTATAGCTTTTTATCTATACTTCTATATCTTCGTTTTCGACATAGTTCAGCGTACATTTTCATCCATTTAGGATGTCAGCCCCTCTTGGGTTTATTATATTCCTTTATTAAGGTTTCAAAACCTACGCGTTACACTGAATAATATTATTACATATTATTTTAGCACGGTATTAGCATCACAGCCTTCACCGTTTTGGGTCGATAATAATTTATATTCTTCCGAATATAAACGGCAATACTCTGTATATCTTTCATATTTTCTATTTAAATGTATTTTAGATTTATCATATAAATAATTTAAGATCTCTAAACCATTTTTACCATTTATAGTAATTTGTTTAGTAATCGTATTATTAGTATTAGCATTAGCTAAAGAAAGTACATAATCATATTTTAATGGTAAATATATTTTTAAATCTGATAAAAAATCTTCAGATCCTAAAAATATAATTGACATTATAGTATGTTCTTTATTATTGTAAGAAATACATCCATCCCCATCAAAATACCCCCTAATAAAATGTCTAATTAGAGATTTGCCTTTAAATATCTCTTCTTTTGGGAATTGTAAAGTTAAAGATTTTCTAGGAGTGCACCCATAAGAATTAAGTGTTGTCCATAAATGTTTATTAGTAATAATCCATCTACATCGCTTATATTCTTTACCATTAAGTTTAACTATTCCTGATGTAACATTATTTTTATTATGCCCCATAAAGGTATTAAACTTATTTAAATGTTCTATGTCAGAATATTTTAAAGATAGTTCAAATTTATAATCGGATGATCCTATATATCCATCTGCATAAATAAATCCTAGCCAGTATGCTTTTTCTTCTGTATCAATCATATCAAAAATATTTTCATTAAATTTGGTTTCATTTTGATGATTAATAATAGTATAATTTAATTCTTTTAATCTATTAGATATAGTACGTCTATTCATTTTATATTTAGTAGCTAATTTTGTAAGACTTATTGTACCTTTAGAATTAATATACTCTTCTACTGCTAATTTTAAGCCTATAACTGTAGATAATTTATATCCAGATTTTATAATATAACCTTGATCTTGTAATTCTTTTTTTATATCTGATACTTTAACTTTATAATCTAATGCTAGTTTTGATAATGTTCCTTCCCCATTTAAATACTTTTGGGCTAAATTTTTTATTAAATTCATATTGTAATATTTTAGTTAATATACTAATATAAATTTATTATTTTCAAAACCCAAATCAAAAAATATATTTTTTTTACCGCTTCCAGAATCTGAAAACACTACAGTTTGATTTTGTCTAATCACTCCATCTATTACAGATTCTAATTTTGGCATTCCCATAGAGTAACCTTGATTCTTACCAGATCGACCATCTTCGATTCTTTTTAATAATGATTCATATATCATAATTGTTTAATGGCTCTATAGTTATAAGTACCATCACCATTTTTAAGAGCTTCTAATTCATTCCATCCATTATTAATAACAAATGAACCTAAAGATTGATTAATGAAATTAATTTCATTATTTTGTTCCCAATCTAAAAGTTCTATAATTTTATCATGAGTTTCTTGATTCCATCGAATTTGTTTTCCATAGAACCTAAAGAAATCTTCTAAGCTATTAAATTTGGATGAAATACCTCTAAGGGATACAATAGCACCATTAATCTCTCCAAACATTGGATAGTGTTCTAATAGTTCTACTCCCATATCAAAAGAAGCTTTAAATAAATTATTCATGAATACTTTATTAATAGGAATCTCATCTGGAGAAAATTCCTCTCCTTTCTCTGGTATTTTATATGATTGATTTATTATATTTTTATTCTGTAATCCAATAAGTATACTTCTAAAATCCCCACGATCTTCTTCAGGAATCTGTAAAAACCTAAATAAGTAATTTTCTGGATAACCTTGTTGTAAAAGTAATATTGTCTTCACGACAAATAGTTCATTCGGTTGTAATCTATATTTTTCTAAAATAGCGATTTCTTCATCGATTGAATAATCATATTTTCTCATTTTATACAATTGAAAGTAACTTAATTCTATTATCTTCAATTGTAAATAGATACTACCTATATACACTATAGGTAGAGCTTATATTCACATATTTTTAAAATCTAAATGCAAATTTTTGTATAGGTTTTTTATATATATCTGGTTCTTCCCCATTTAATACTTTGTCTAAACCTTTCTCGTCAATAATAATATATTTGTCATTTTCATGACTTTTCTTAAACCAGGCTTGTTCGACTGAATCCTTAATAATTAAGTTAAATAGTTCTGCAGTCTTACCATCTTCCCAGCGGATAACTCGCTACCACTATAAGTTTCCTTACTTGTGGTCTGGACTATGTCTTCATCCTTAGGATGCACCTGCATTATCTAAATGTTTTATAGGACATACATTCTGGAATATATTTATCTAATTTATTAAGGACTTTAATAGCAGCTCTTTTACCACATCTTATAGAAAATTTTCCTTTATTTCTTTTAACAGTAAAATCTGCATCATACCTTTGCTTAAAGAACTGTATTAAATCAATAGCTTGTTCTTCTGTATCACAATAAGTAGCAATACAAAGCTCGTAAGAATCTCCAGATTTTCCAGGTTTCCCTTTATGTTTATAAAGACTTCCATCATCCATATACCATAAAGCTATTTCTCTATCAGTTAGTCTTAGAAGAAACTCTTTTTTGATAACTTTCTTACCAGTTTCATAAAGCCATTTTCGTATTCTTGTGAAATAATCATTAGAAAATCCACATCTACATTCTTGATAACCATTACATTCAAAAGTTTGAATTTCTAAATCGAATCCTACATCTCTAAGTAAAGATACTTTGTATTTCAAATATTCAAGTTGTTTAATACTATGTTGCATTTGAAATTTTTTTCCTCTTTTATGAATTGTTCCGTCTCCAAGAACAAGTCCACATAATAAATTTTTCGTATTTTTATCCATTTCTGCAAATAAATTTGTAGATTAATATACATTAAAACATTTAATAGTCTCTGGGGCTGAATCTAATTAAAATTAGCCTATGCCTCCTCAAGTTAGCATGCATTATTTAATGTTTAGCTTCCGAGGATATTCAGGTGTTATTATATAAATAATTGCTTATTTACACGGCCATTTTCGATAACCTCTACGCTGTACGGCTTTTATCCTACTAGAATCTAAGCCTAAAACGATAGCTACAGAAAGTCCCTTTACATCTAAGCCTTCATCGGCCTTCTTAACAGTATGTAAATTTCCAGTTTTTAACTTATTAAAATCATCAATCATAATTCTCCCTTTCTTCTTAGAAATTTTGCCAGTATAAACATTCTTACCATTTTCTATAGCTTCTGCCATTTTAACATTATTAGAAAAAGTAATAATCTTTCTATCAGATCTAGCTTTTATAATTTTTTGAGCTATTTCTACTTTTTTAGGATGATTATTAATAAATTTCTTTCTATTCTGCATAGCTCGCATAAAGTTCATAGCATGATAAGTAATTGTTTTTAGTGTATCCGATTTTTGTGTAGATGTAGCATTAGAGGGTAGTATATAATCCCTATAAGCTAACCTCGTTTTATACCCATCTTTACCAATCATTTTCATTACTAAATCAAATCTAAAATTAAAAAATCCAAAAGATTCAGTAAATTGACGATTATACTCATTATAAATATCCATATCTGGTACATCTATTAATACCACATATTCTTTATAAGGAGCAATCCACCCATTTAATAGTGCTTCTTCAGTAGATATAGTATCACATACTGGAGCATATTTAGCTACTAACTGATCTCTTTCATCAAGTCTTTCAAAAGTAGCTGTAAGTCCCATTATATATCTATACTTAACTGTATTAAAAATATTTAATAGGGTATTGGCAGCTGATCGGTGTATTTCATCGATTATTAATACATCACAAATATAATTTTGTTTACTGGCAGAATTAATAATTTTAACTTCACAGTTAAATAAAACATCCCAAGCATCTAATTGTTCTTGCCATTGATTTTGTAGTGTTTCTGTAGGCACAACGATTAGAAATCTCATATTAGGATATTTAGAAAGTAATGCTTTTATGGTCATTAAGGCTATTCTAGTCTTTCCCACTCCCGTGGCTGCAACTATAGTAGCCTTCATACCAGCTTTTAACCAGTTTTGTATACATATTTTTTGACGAGTGGTTCTATCAAATTGTGTGAATAGATCCTTCATCAACTAACGAAAAATTATGAATTTCGTTGGCAACACGATTTAATTGATTAATTCTTGTCTCCCACTGACTAATTTGAAAATCAATTTCTTGAATAAGTCTAAATAAGACTTTATTCTTTAAAGTAACTAATTGATCAGTTGTAAGATCAGCATACTTTTTACTTTTAAGACTAAGCATAGCTCTTAATTCACAATAAGATAATCCTGTTGGATTTCTATGAATTGGAGTAGTAGATTTTAATCCTAAATTCTCTTTAAGAATTTCAAACCTATCCCTAAGTTTTCCAGTAGTTTCATCTCTTACAGAAAGATCTTTAAGTTCTTGTGGTGTGAACTCAACACCTAATTTAGTAAGAAAATTAAGTGATAAATATTGCCTATCAAACCAACCTAACTTATCAAGACACCCATCTAATACAGCATCAATAGTTACATCTCTAAATTCAGTAGGAAGGCCATTCATAGTAATTGATACTGGAGTAGTTTTCCAAGTTTCAGAGGGTAGATGTTTTTTATTTTCTGGGTTATCTAAAATTGTCTTTAAATCCTTAAATACTAGATTTCTTGGATAAATAGCTCTTGTAGTTTCTGGTTTATACTTATTTTCTAACCATCTCAACATTAGTTCAGCTGTACACTTATCTATTTGTTCTTGTATAATCTTTTTAAGAGTATATCTTCCTGGCTTTTCTTTGCTCTCGCTAAAAAGCATAGATACACAATGATCAAACCAATCTTTTAGTTGCTCTGGAGTAGCTTCTACCATTTTAAGTTCTTTCTGGACTTGCATTCCCGCAATTTCTCTCTTTGGACCCTTCCAAATAAAGTTGTTGATGTTATTTTTTGCTTCCTCTTCTAAACGTTTTTTCTCATTAATAGCAGATGCCAATTTATCTCCTAAAGTTCCCATATATTTTTATTCTATTAAAATAATTTATCATACAATCTACATCACATAATTATTATCTGTTTTTTGTTCAATTAAAAATTTATCATATCTGAAATGTGTAGATTGATATTTCTCATATTTTTGAGTTCTAGTATTGAAATATTCTTCTCCACAAACTATTTCAGAATATGTTATATATCCTACATCACCAATATTAGGAAAACTATCTTCCCAATTTGGATATCTAGTTACCAATATATATTTGTTAGTCCAAGAAGTAGATTCTAAGTTTTCAAATATATATGTTATATATCCACCAAATTCTTGTCGTATTACATTTATTTTAGCCTTGATAGAAATCATTTATAGTCTTTACATCCATATTTAGCAAAATCACATTTTAAACATGACATTTCCATACATGGATAATATTTACACTTTTTACAAGTTCTATCAGGATATTTAAGTTTAACATTCATTTAATAAGTAATCCAAGTATAAAAGCAATAATTGTTGAGGCTCCACCAATCATTTTACATGTTTTAAGTTTATCTTTATAAGCAGTAATCTGTTTAGTTTTTAAGGAATCACTTACTACATAAGTATGATTAAGAGCTTCTAAATTATTAATTTGTCTATTAAGTAAAGGTACTTCTTTAGACCATTTTTTATGTTCGGCAAATATTAAATTAATTGTCGTTACTTCTTTCGGGGTTAATACGGTTAAGGAATCTGGAGTATTCTTCCAAGTAGTTTGACATATAGCTTCTATTGGAATCCAAAGACTGATGCATAATATAAGAAGTATCTTTTTCATATTGAGTATGTACTTCCTTTATTTTAGAATTAGTAATTACTATATCTTTGTTTATACTATCTCTAATTATTTCCAAAGAATCTACTTTCTTTTGGAGTATATCTAATCTATCAGATATTGCAGCATCTTTTTTCATAACTGCCCAAAATATAGTACATCCAATTAGAAGTATTATAATTAAAGACCCTATAATCTTATTCTGCATACTTCATAAGAAATTTAGCTTTTTCTATATCTTTTTCTGACATAACTGATAAATATCTCATATTAGCTTTAGCTGTATCACTTAAATTCTCCCACTGATGCTTTGCTTTCTGAATATTATTATATTGATTCTTTTTAACATTATATCCTTTAATCATAATTGCAGGATTACTTAAAAGATAATTTAAATACATATCAGCAATAATTTCTGCATTACATTTAAGAATGCCCATAAAATTAGCTTGTATTAATAATCCAGAATTAGATTGACTTCTATTTTTAGCAATAGTTTTACCTATGTTTGCATCATATTTATCAACAGGGTTTTGTACAGCATATCCACAATATGCAGCATAATCAGTGACTCCTACATATATTGTAACATTTCTACTTTGACCAGTAAAATCAGTAAAAGATCCTTCTTTAAATATTTCTTTCATTTTTTAGATTTCTTTTTAAGTTTCCAAATTGGTAATTTTCTTACATACTCTCTAGGAGCTATCATCATATTAAAATTATCTATAATACAATATTCCATTTTCTTTTTATTTGGAAAATAAGTAATATTACATTTAGATCTAATAGCTTTATCAGATTTAACATATTTACCTCCTAAATATTCTACACGTCTTTGTTTTCCATCTACTATGTATTTATATTTAGATATTTCATATACAAAAAACTTACCTTCTTCTATACGCTCACCATCTATATTTACATAAGTAGTTACTTCTTTATATATTTTAGGCGGAGATTTTAGAAAAGTACTCATCAATTATATGTTTTATAATTTTATTATTGTGGATACTATATGTTCTATTCCAATCTGCAATATTATTATAATAATAAGTATATAATTCATCAGAATTTATATAAGCAACGGCTTTAGTTTTTTTAAACTTTCCAATTTCTTTGTTAATATAATTTTTACCAATTTTTAAATATATATGACTTACAGTTCCTAACATATTATTTTTAATCTTATATCTATATGTTAAAGCTCTAGGATATTCCATATACCTATCATATATACAAACTTTATATTTAATTTCCAATTTGTTTAAATTCTCGGCTATACAAGCAGCTAAATAACAACATCCACCACTATTTACTATGTATTTATCATCTAGCTTTTTACAAAGATCATTTAAATCAGTTATTAATTGCTGTATACAGATTTCTGAGTTCATTTTTATAATCTATTAAATATTGTTTTAAACTAATAGCTTCGTCTTTTCTGTTATGTAATACTCTATAATTGGCAATATGTCTAATTGCAGATTCTAAAGTCATTCCATAACCAATATTTTTAAACTCCTGTCTAGGATTTTTTCCTTTAATAGTTACTAATACCTCTAAATCCCAAAAAGGACTAGCGGTATTAGTAGCAGGAGTTAATTTAAAATCATGTTCTTCAATTATCATCAGTAAACATTACTACTATTGCACATGGAATTACAAAAAAGAATAGCACACTAAATAGAAACCAACTATGAGATGCTACACTTAGTATAATTCCAATAATTATTATTACTATGCTTAAAGCACAGCCACAACCTTGCTCTGATTCACTCATTTCTTTTGACTTCCTGGTTTTTTACCAGATTTAATTTTAAATGATTCCCACTGTTTAATTCTTGCAGCTAAATTAGCTAATTTCTTTTTGTATTTCATATTAGTTGGCTTTAGATTCTTCTTTATTCTTTCTAGCTTCAATTTGATTATATATATCTTCTAAACCGTCTTGTAGAGATTTAAGAATTATTGTATGATCTTCTATTTTCATAGCATCAGCTATATTTCTAAAGAATATCAATCCACCTAAACAATATGCAAATTCAGCTGTTTGTAATGTAAGAGCATTGTCTTCAATACATAATTTAACTAAATGATTAGTAATATCTTTACTAATATCAATTAATTTATTATACTCTTCTTGGGAGAGTTTACCCATGTCTTTATCAATTTTCATAATATTAATAGTTCACTGCCTTTTACGGCTAATTTATCAGCTTTATTATTAAACTCATTAGTAGAATGACCTTTAACCCATTTTACTTTTACATTTGGCCATCTTTTAAATACTAAATCCCAAACTTTCCAATAATTTTGATTCTTGTTACGTTTCCAGTTCTTATTAATAGTTCCCCAAACATATTGAGAATCCGTATAAATTGTTCCAGATTCATTATTTCTCATTAACCAATGTAATGCTTGTATTACTGCCATTATTTCCATTTGATTATTTGTAGTATTCTTTTTACCACCATAATCAGAATAAATTTCAGTATTATTATCAATAACAATATAAGCCCAACCACCTTGATCGGTGGAGGGCTTATATGCACCATCAGTATAAACCTTCATATTTATCTTTAATATAATTATGGAAGTCTTTTTCTGTAATTTCTGGAAAAGCTACTTTGTTTTTAGATATATCTAAACACATATAATCTCCAAAAAGTATTTCTTCATCTATTGTGATAGAGATTAAAGACCAATTTTTAGAATCTAGATAATCAGATAGTGTAAAATTTTCTAAACTCTTTTCTGGTTTTAAAACATATAATATATCTATTATATTATCACAAATATAATAATCATATTGATTACTAAATAGAAAGTACTTCATATTTTTCTACCAAATCATTAATAAATTTTTCTATATCAAAGTCTTTAGACAGATTTTTTAGAGTTATTTGGTGTGTTAATTCCTCTTCTGTAGGTATTTTTGGCATATTAAGACTTAGATATAATTCTATAAAATCATACTTACCAATAATACCATATCTACTAAATGGAATACTAATATTATTAGAAATATCGTACATCTCATCTATTAATTGAATTCGTTGTTTGTCTAACTGTCTAATCTTATCATTAATAGATACTACTTTCTTTTGAAATTGTAATAGATTTTGAACTTCTTCTGGAATTTTTACTTTACTTTTAGCATTTTTTATAACTACTTTTCTATTTTCACGAAGTTTAGATATAATTTCTTTACAAATACAGTTAATCTCCGTTCTACTTAATCTCATAATTTTAATTTTTATAGGGTACAAAAAAAGACGAACTAATTAGCCCGCCTACATCTAGAATTATAGCCCTTTGCTATAATTCTTTTCACCCTCTTTAATTTAACAATATATAATTTCTACCCCCATTAAAACTATTAAACCATAGAATGAATTTTCCAGACTGTTTATATAGTCTTGGTTTAAAAATCCATTCTATGATAAATAATAGTATAATAATAAGTAACATTACCTAATACTATCAATACTATCTGCATAAGCAGATGTAATTCCACAACTATCTACTTGAGTAGTAGTTTGTTCCTTTGGTTGTTCTTTTCCAGTATTGCAAGCTAACATAGTAAACATTGCAACCATTACAAATAAAATTTTTTTCATACTAATTCTTTTAGTTTATTAATATACTCTGGATCTTCGGCATAATTTATATTTTTTAAGAAAACATAATAATCGCCTCCGTTATACCTATCATCTTGAATTAATTTTTTATAAGATCTTACACAATCAGTCCAATGATTGTAACTTCTATACTTTTTACCTTTTCTAATTCCAAACAAATTGTTTTTAGTTTTACATACTTTAGATTTAAACCCTCCAGTTTCTAATTTAGCTTGCGCTAAAACTATTTGAGGGTGTTTTACATTTTGTCTTTTGAGTTCTGACAATAAGTGTTTTTCAGTTAAAGGATAATCAATAACAAATGTATCCCTAACAACTGAATCTTTTTTAAGCATTATTTCAATATTAATTGGTTTAGATTGTGGAACTTTATTACCCACAATATAACCAATTAATAAAGCAATAACTACTAAATAAATAACACTAGTTCTTTGTTTTTGAATCATAATTTTTGTATTTTATGGCCACATACAAAGTCCTGCATCTATACAAGGTTTGTATAATTCATACATATTATCACAATATGCTTTCGCCATACGTTTTACTAAATTAATTACTCTTTTCATAAATTTAAAACTTTTCTAAGAGGATGAATTACAAATATATTCAATTTCTAAGAAATTTCAAAGTTAAAAAATGTAAACTTGCTTTAGATCAAGAGTAAGTAAATTTTCAATTAAAAGTATTTTATGCTTCCATTAAATAGTCTATATACTTTAATAACTTATCATACTGCCCTGTTTTATATAATTTATGAGCAGCACTAAATTCATCAGTGTAATAACCATCAAGTACTTTACTTATTATTGCATTATATTCAGAATCATTTCTTCCTACAGTGATAATATTATCAATTCTAGGTTTTAAAAGATCATAAATATCTCCAGACTCATGTCGTATAGTTAAATATTCTCCTAAATTACAATAATCTTTAAGAGTTACCACTACATATTCTATAGTATCTACATCTTTGATATATTTAATTTTTGAGACAGCTATCAAATCATATTCTTTAGACCATTCATAAATATAATAATCTTTAAAATCAAACATAGAATTAAATTCTTCTATAGACACTATTTTAGGAGAATTACCTACAAATTCTATATTATATAAAAATATAAAAGTACTATCATTAAAAAGGAAAGCCTTCAGATACTTTTCTAGGAACAAATCCTAAATATTCTTTATCTTGAGCTATTAATACTATATCATCTGGTAATAAAAGATCTTCTTCTTTTATGACGTTTCCGAAATAACCTTTTCTAATTTTATATTTTTTCATAAATTCCATTATCAAACCATTCTTTACTAAATATAACATTATCTGGATAAGGAGCTGCAGATTTAAACATATTCATAAGTTCTTCTCCAGTATATCCACAAAGAGTACGTTCATTAGGTTGATTACGATATGCTATTTTAAACAATTTATCTGGCATACTTTCAGCAACTTTAAACATTTTTTTAATGTTTCTAATAATTTGTTCTTTAGACATTAAACTATAAGTTCTAAGATCAGTTGTTGGTAGTGCATAAGAAGATCCTTGTAAACCTTCTCCTTGACCATAGATAGCACCAAATTGTTGAAGTGCTACTTTGGCTGATCCAGCACCATGACGTCCTTCAGGATTACTTCCAAATACAAAGATAGTATCTTTAGAAGGATAAATATTTCCAGTATAATATTTCATCTTTATAAATTTTAAATAGTTATTAGTTCCTTAGGAATATTCTATTAACTCTTCACTTAATATAGTGTATAATTGAGTGCTTCTTGTTTATCAATAAAAAAGTGTATACCATTAGAACATTCATTATACCGATTCATGTCAAAACTGTCTGGATAAACCATTTTACCAACTTTATATCTTGTTTCACCATAATTAGTATTGACTATTTCTTTTACAGATTCTTTAGTTTCTAAATCTAGTATATATATTACTTTAGCTTTACTACAACGACATTTTGTAGATGTTGCTGAACTACGTTTTGCAGATGCAGGAATAAATAATTTAACTAAATGGTTTTTTACTCTTTTATATCCTACAAAAGACCCTTTAGTAGGACAAGCCATTGGTATATATGGAGGATTTGTACAAATTTCAAAATTTACATAAAAAGTAGGAGAACGGGAAATCTTAGTATTTATAAATTTAGATGTATAAAATCGGGAATAATATAAATCACAATAATTAAATGTTATATTATTAAATTCTCCACCATTAAAATAATTCTTTATACATATAGAGTCTGCAATATAACCACCTTTAAAACTACAACCTAAAAATATAGAATCCTTAAATTCTATATTAGTAAGTATAAAATTATTAAATATACAATTGATAAAATGTGTAGTAATAAATTTACAACTATGTGTATTTATATTTTTAAAACTAGTATCTATAAGTTTAGCTGTAGAAAAATCAACATTTCTTAAATCGGTGTTATCAAACGTTACATTTCTAAGAGTTGTTCCTCTAAATGTAGCTTCCGATAAATTATCGTCATTAAAAGATATATCTTCTAATGTTAGGCCATCAAAACATAAATTAACTTTAGATTCTAATACTTTTTCTATAGGAACATTTTCATAAAGAATTTTTCCACATATATCTAATATTTTCATAATATTTAATAATTAATAGCTTCTTGTTTATTTATGAAAAAGTGTATGCCATTTGAACATTCATTCCATCTGTACTCATTAAAGTAATCTGGATAAACCATTTCATTTACCTTGTATATACATTCAGCATAATTATCATTAATAACTTCATTAACTCTAGCACTTGTTTTTAAATTAATTATTTCTAATACTTTAGCTTTATCGCATCTGCACTTATTAGTGGTTGCAGAACTACGTTTAGCATCTGATGGGATTAAAAGTTTAATTAGACATCCATTAACTTTTTTCCACCCAATAAAAGACCCCTCGCTTGGACAAGCTAATGGTATATATGGTATATTTTTAGCTAAATCTAATCTTGCATTATGGATTTGTGCATTAAACATTTTCATATCCGTTAAATCAGCATTAACTAGAGTAGCAGAATTTAAATTTGTACATAGTAACTCTGAACGAGTTAAGTCTACACTTCTTAATTTTGCTCCAACTAAATTTGCGTATCTTAACTTTCCATAACTTAAATTAGCGCCATCTAAAATTGCATATTGTAAATCAGCTTTATATAAATTTGCATATTGTAAATTTGAATTTTGTAAATTTGCTCCATACAAATAAGCGTGTTTTAAATCAGCTTTATATAAATTTACTGATTCTAAATCTGCATAATATAATTTTACATTTTTAGAAACTGCTATTTCTAATGTTTTCTTTACACTATTATCTATACAATCATAGGAAAATAAAACATAACCATGTACATCTTTAATATCTATTCTCATAATAATTTATTGCTTCTTGTTTATCAACAAAGAAATGTATCCCATAAGCACATTCATTTAATCTATTTTCATCAAATGTATTTGGATACACCATTTCACCAATTTTATAAATTATATTTGGATAATAATTAGTATTTAGAAGTACCTTCTCCACTTTATTAGTTTGTAAATTGATAATGTCAAGAACTTTTGCTTTATCACATCTACATTTATGTGTTGTAGCAGAAGATCTTTTTGCATCTTCTGGGATTAATAGTTTAATTAAACATCCGTCAATTACTTTCCATCCTATAAAACTTCCTTCCGAAGGACATGCTAATGAAACATATGGAATCTTATTAGATTCAACATTATTTATATTACAACCATAACATTTTACATTTTCAAATATAGTATTCCAAATTCCAGACATATATACACAAACTTTACTTAAAATTGCATAATTAAATGTAGAACTATTAATATTGGCAAAATTAAAACTAGATGTATTTATTTGACTATTAGTAAAATTAACTTTTACAATATCAGAGCTATTAAATGTTGTATTACTAACTACAGCCAATACAAAATCAGTTGTTGATATTGATGCATTATTAAAATTAATTTGATCTAAATTAGATACTGTAAAATCAGAAGACTTAATAGAGTCATATAGAAACTTACATTGTATAATGTAGCTCCGTTAAAATAACATTCATCTAAATCAGCACTATCAAATTTTGTATTAATTATTGTAGCTCCTTTAAAAGAGGTATCATGTATTATCATATTGCTGAAATCTTCATTTTCAATATATGCATCATCTAAAGAAAGTCCTTTCTCTATTGCTTCTTTTATCGTAATATCTTTATAAAGAATTGTTCCATCTATACGAGTTATCATATCATTAAATAGTCTTTAACAAGTTGTACATTTTCTGGGTAAGACATAAACTTACGTCTTTGTTCTAAAGTATGAAATGCTAGAAATTCAACTTTATTATTATGTAAAGTCAAGTCTATACTATTAGAATTGTTTTCAATACAATATTTATATATTCCAGGATTATTCCATTCTTCTTTAGTTATAGGACCCCCATAATAAGGCATTAGCTGGCTTATTTGAGCCATAGCTAAAGCTGATTTAGCATACTTTTCATTTATATACATTAATTTATTTCTATCTGATGCTAGAAGTTTAGCACAAGGATCAGCTTTAATATTAGATTCTAAATCAATATATACACCAGAAATTCTTTTTATATCTTCCCATATATTAACTTTATTTATAGGTTTAAATTTAATACATTCAAATGTTGAGGCTTCTTTATCGATTTCATATCCTTCTGGTACATTAATTTTTAATTCTTTCATAATTCATTAGATTTATAAATATCTACTAAGTCATTAAACCATAACTCTATTACTTCTATTACAGATTTTTGATTTAAATTATGTTTATTAGAAAACCATAATAAATCTCTTAATTCTTGTTTATTCATAATAAAATAAATAAAAGAGAGTTCATATAAAGATTCCGAACTTTATATAAGACTCTCTTTTTTCTTCAGTACATGATTTAACTATAAGTAAGGTATGCCTTTACCTACGGATGCTTCTTGTTGAACTACCGTGAAAAAGTCAACATCTCTACCTGATGTCGGTTGGAAATTTTAGATATCTGTTACTATTCTCTTTATTTTATTTAACCTGTTATACAATGATTTAATTAAAGAATTATATTGTTTTAAAGGTAACATTATTAATTCTTGATTATAACCATTATTTAACCTATTAAGTCTACTTTTTGCTGTATCAAAATCAGATTCTGTTATTTCTACTACAGTATAATTATAACAGTTAAATATAACATATTTTTGCATTACTTAAAAATATTTTTATGATAATAGTAATTTTATATAATCAAATACATTCATATCTTCTTTAGCAGCATCTGCCACTAAAGTATGGGGAGTGTATCCAATTTCGTATAATTTTTTATTTATTTCTTTAGAGTTATTTAAATACCATTCATGACTATTCATATTATAGCATTAAATATTCTTTAACAAGTTGTACATTTTCAGGACGCGACATGAACTTTTTCCTATATTCACTTGTCCTAAATGCTATAAAACGATAAGTAAAAGTATTCTCCACAAACTCTATATCTCCACGAGTTCTAATTATACAATATTTTTTAACCTTTGAATCTTGCCATTCTGAATCTGTAAAGAATCCTCCATAATAAGGTAATAATTGACTTATTTGAGCCATAGCCAAAGCGGATTTAGCATATTTCTCTGAAATAAATACATTTTTATCATCATCAGATTTTCTACATTCGATAGACTTTATATTAGAAATATTGTCAATAAATTTACCTCTAATTCTCTCTATATCAGACCAAACCTTAGCTATAGGTTTAAATTTAATACATTCGAAAGTAGAATTCTCTGTATCAATTTCGTATCCTTCTGGGATATTAATTTTTAGTTCTTTCATAATATTCTTTATATGCAGCATTAATAAATTCATCAATTAAATCATCATTGAAAAAACAATCAATATGTTTTTCAAATTGTAAAGCTCTAGCTACACCATAAGATCTATCAATATAATTAAATACTGCTTGGCCCTTTCTCCAAGATTTAGGAGCTTTGTTCTCTGCAAAATCTAAAACTTCTTTTTTAAACTCATCTAATGTTTTCATAAGATTTTAATTATTTATTTGTAGAATAAGATTTAACCATAAAATAGGCATCAATAGCATAATATACTATAAGACTAGAATAATATCTGGCTAAAAGACCCCAAAAAGGTTCTCCTTCTACTGGAATAAGTAATAAACCACCCTCTCCTAATTCTACACCTTTAATGTAATACTCTTTAAAATTACCATCATTATCTTCAAATAGTACTAAAGGTAAGCCACAATCTTCCTTTTTTAATACGTCTCTAAAAATAATTTTATCCATATTATTAGAACGCATAAGATTAATAGCTTCTTTTCTATTATTATCATATAACAAATCAATTCTTTCCATAATTAGTCTTTTTTAAATTCTTCAAAAGAAACATCTGTATCTACATATTTATCCATCCAAGATTCATATTTATGGCACTCATCATATATAGCTCCTATACATTGAAAATATTTACCATCTAGTATTCTGATAAAGAAGTCTATAAACCATTCAGTATTATCGTCAAATCTTACAATAACTTTATCAAATGGTTTAAGAATTTCTTTTGGTTCCAATGGTTTTAATTCTGTACCATATTCTAAAAGAAGCCTATTAATTTGATTATTACTATTAGCTGTATATTCTATAATCCCATTTTTACTAATATAATATAATCCATTAGGATCATTAAAAGTAAAGCTAGATCCTATTATTCCTCCTTTATTTAATAATGTTTGTTTAACTTCTTCTGGATTTGTTTTACTTCCTCTAATATAATATAGCTCTTTCATATTTTTTATATTAATTATAATATATTCTTTTTAAAACTGGTCCCAAGGTGTATCAGTACCAATATATTTTTCCATCCAAGGCTCATATAAATGGCATTCATCAAATACATCATTTCCACATCTAAACTTTCCAGATTGTGTTTTATAACTAAAGAGAGTAGTTGTCCATGAACCATTTCCGTATTTTACAATTACTTTATCGAAAGATTTAAATATTTCTTCTAGTTTTAATTCTGTGCCAAAACGTATAATTAATTGTCCTTCTTGTGTATCCTCTATAGAAAAAGTTATGTTATTATCTTGATCGATATAATACAACATATTTTCATTTTCATAACTAAGAGTATCAGTTACTATACCATTTTTATTTAATAGGGCTTGTTGTACACTTTTTGGACATTTTTATTCCCTCTAATGTAATATAATGTACTCATATATTAATTTTTTTTTAATTATTTAAATATCTAAATAGAACATAATAAGTATTGGTTTATATTAAAAAACCTACAGCATTAAACCAATTCATTAACTTACCATTATTTTTAAGATTATATCTCCAATACCCTGTAATAAGATAATTTAAAGGCATAAAAAGTACCATCATAATAATTGTTATTAATGCAAAAGGCATTGTTAATCTAATCCATATTGGTACTGGTTTTCTTTTAGAAGTATAAAACTCTACTCCAAGAGTTATAAACCTATCCGCTAACTCTTCTCTAGTTAAATGTTTTAATTCAGGAAAAGTTTCTTGAAACTTAGGGATATAATTCATATATCCGTGTGAATACACTCGTTCTAGTTCTGTAAACATATTCATGAATTTACCTCCAATTTTAATATCTTAAATTTGATCTATCTTTCGGTTTAACACCACTTACCTTTTGTTCTATCCAATCTATAAGACAATATGGAATAACTAACCAAGCTATTGGCCAAACTACAAACACCAAAAATATTGGAGGAAAATCTCTATTATATTTGTATACACCAATTTTTTTTATAGAATAGCATACATAATATTGAGATAACAAAGCCAATTAAAACATACAAAAATGTAAACAATAGTGCCATCATAATTTAATAGTGTTTAAGTTCTTTCATTATAAGTTCATCAACTTTTTCTTTAATAGATTTTACATGTTCTTGAAGTACTTTATAATATTTTTCTTTAGATATTATTTGAATATCTTTTAGGTCATCTTCTAAGAGATTAATATCTGTTATTGATGAACAATTAAAATAAACATTATCATAAGCATCTTCAATATATTCTGGATTATTAAAACTAAACCCAATACCTCTAAATACTAAATATGTGTATGATCGAAATATTTCATAACAATATATATAATTGTTATCAAATTTTATATATTTTCCAATATATTGTTCTTTAATTTTTTCTATAATTGGGTCTTCATATTTAGACCTAATTACATCAAGTTCTGAAAATAAAGCTTCTTTTAGCTCTTCTAATACTTCTTTACTCATATGATGTTATTTTTAGATAATTCTCAATGTTTACACGGACATATTAGTGCTTAAATAATATTTTTATTTTCATATTTAAGTACTGACCTAATTATGTTTAATTCTCTATCAGATAGTTTGGGTATATTTAATTTCTTTTTAATAAATTCAGACAAAGAAGTTAATTTTTGTTCTAATTCTATTTGTTCTTTTTTAATATACTCTTGAACTCTTGGATCATTTTCGGAGATACAGTTATAATCTTCTATAACAGTATCACCAAAATTATATCTATTATAATGGACTGTATTTCCATTACCATCTAAATAAGATTTAGGTTCTATCTCTTTTATTATTCTATTTCCTATAGATCCATCATAATATTCAAAATATACTGTATCTCCTACTTTGTGTTCCATATTATTTCCTTTTTAGTTCCTTAATAAGTGTGTCTGCTAATGTAACAGCCAATTTACAAATCGAGATTGTATTTAGGTCAGGATTAACTGTTTTAACTAAAATTCCAGCTATTGCATCTTTTGCTATCTCATACCTACGCTGTTCCCAGTCAATGGTTTCTTTACTCATTTGTGTGCCAATATTAAAATCTAATTCAGATTTTGAATATTCTTTTTTATTTTTACTATCCCAATACCCTTCGGGGCCTCCAAACCTAGCTTTATAGATAGTTATATCTATAATTTCTCCTGTTTAATAACTTTTGCTTTCATAGTTTTAATGCACTTTTAAGTCTATTTTTATAATCTTCGTTGGCTTTTTTCTTAACATCATCTATTGTTTTAAAATTATCAGCCAAATTTTCATCATTGAAATAAAGAGAATACGATTTATCATAATAGAAATATCTAATAGAATATTCACTAAATGATGTTGTGGAAAAACATTCTTCACGACATATATCCTCCAAATCTCCAAATCTTTCGCCATTAGCTCATTTCAACTCTGGAAGATTATCTATATAATCAATAATTTGTTTAATATTGTTTTCTTTCATAATATTTATTATTGTTCTAAATATTCTTTGTATGAAACAACTCTAACATTGTTATATTTTAGTTTTTTAACAGCTTTATCCATATCATTCTTAGTTCCTATATAAGCTATTGAAAAATCATGTGTCCACCAATACTTCTTTGATTTTCTCCTATCAACAAGCATTAAAGTTTTATTAGCTATTATACTATCGGCGATAATAAGAAATAAATTATTATCTTCTTTAGATTTCTTTTTTAGCCTTTGTTTTTTCTTATTTTTAATACCACTAAGAGTTGCTATAGTATTAGCTCTTTGATATTCTGCTTCTGCAATTTCCTCTTCAAAACTCATATTATGACTTTCAAAACCAGAATATATATCTCCTAAATGGGCAGCTTCTGTATCATCATAATCAAACATAACTTATATATTTTTTATCAGTTATTAAAATTATTCTCTGACCATTCATAGAAAGATGCTGCTATTTTTTCTATTTCTTCAATTGGTTGGTCTTTGTATAATAAATCCAAATCTGCCCTATCTATTTTATCAGTGCTGACCAATATTGTAACACCAATTCCATAGTCAGGACATCCTTCGATATTTCTTTCATTTTTAATGTCAGAATAATCCCAAACACAAAATTCAATTTGATATGGAGAGTTATCTAATTCATTTGTTCTTTGAATTGGAGACTTGAACCATCCATAACTTTCATTAGAGTGACCGTTATAGTATTTTTTATATCCTTGTTTTTTAAGTTTAGATACTAAAATATCATATTCCTCTTTTGTCATACTCTATAAATATTAAATATGTTATTCTTTATTTTCTATAAGTTCTGGAATATCATAAATATTCCCTACAATTTCCATCACTTCGTTATCTGGAACTCCATTTATAACTGTTGGATATAAAGCATATCCATTCCAAATAAAGCACCATCCATTGATACGAACTTCATGACCATCATGTTCAAAATCACATAATGACATTAATTTTCTATCACAAGTGCACCATTTAACAACAAAGTATCTAATACTACCCTCTGGAGTTTGAAATTTCAATATATCATGTTCAAATATTTTCTTTTTATGTTTATCTTTCATACCAGTGTATTGACCAATGGTATTAGGATCAACTTCTCGAATATAATCTACATTTTGTTCTGTAAATGTTAAATCATAATCATTTATATAATTAATATCATAATACATAGAATATATTTTACCTGTATCTGGAATATAGTTTTTACCTTCTTTATATATAAGATTACCATACAACCATTCTCCAGTTTCTTTACTCTTTCCTCTGAATAAAAATTCTCTATCCATATATCTATATTTTAATAGCAACTAAGTGAAACGTTTCCATTCTCAACATTGACATTCTGTATTGTATATTGTTGAGTACCAGAAAAATCTACATCTTCAAAACAAACATTCATATTTCCATATTTGTTGTAGATTTCTTGCAATTCTTTTTGTAGTTCTAATATTGTCATGATTTATTTATATTTTTTGAACACAACTACTGTATCTTGAGGAACACCATTGATAGACGTAACTTCTAATGTTGTTTTTCCTCTATATACATCTAGTGCTGTTGGTTTTGACATATCTATTAAAATAGATATATAAGCAATTATAATTTCTGCTATAATAGAACCTAAACAAAATTCAACTCTACAGTTTTTGAATACTATTAATGCAAAAACCCAAATAATAATAAAACAAATTATTAGAAAGATAACAATATATTCCATAATCAAATTAAATTAGATTTCAAATCCGAAACATGGTGTCCAACCACTTATATATTTTCCACATCGTGAACATTTTAATCTGCAACGTTGACCCCTTTTATTTTTATTAAATTTCACCTCAATATTAACATTATCAGAATGACCTATAATCTTACATATGATTTTACCTAAATTCTTATTCATTCCTTTTTAATATTTTTGATAGAAAATCGTTAATCTTCTTTTTATCTTCTTTATATAAAATGGTTTTAAATGACTTAACCACTCTTGGGTTATCGGTTGACAGTTTGTCTATCCAATATTTGGAAGTACTTGTGAGTATCTTTTTAGCTTGCCTACGATTCATAATCTTTTCCGATTTAAATTCAATATTTTATTGCTTCTTTTTTGTTTACGAAGAAGTGTATTCCATTGGAACACTCATTCCACCTATTTTCGTCAAATTCATCAGGGTAGACCATTTCGCCAACCTTATACACGCATTTTGCGTAATTGTAATTGATAACTTTATCAGTGTGTTCATTTGTTGACAAATTGGTTATTTCAAGTACTTTTGCTTTATCACATCTACATTTTGTCGTTGTTGCTGCACTTCGCTTAGCATCTTCTGGTATAAATAATTTAATAAGATAATCATCTACCTTTTTCCACCCAACAAAAGAACCCTCACTTGGACAGGCGAGTGGTATGAAAGGTACATTTTTCGCACCATTCAAGGTTGCACCATTCAAGTTCGCAACACATAGCGATATGTTTTGCCTAACAGCTTCATCAACAGTTTTCTTTATGGTATTTTCTTCACATTCATAAGCGAATAATACCTTACCAAAGATGTCTTTAATTTCAATTTTCTTTTTCATAATGTATATTCTTATACATGTTTAATCTATTATTTTATAAAATAAAAAAAGATAGATCTTATAGACCTATCTTTTGATTATGGATATTATCTACTTCTAATTGAAATTTTAAATCCACCAAGTTCCAGAATATCTTTTAAGGACTTCATGAAATAATTGGAATGCTTTTTCTTTTCTTACATCTAAAATATATAAGTCTTTATATTTATGGTTTAACATCCAATCATCAAATCTTGTAAATCTATTTGCATTTCTAAGATTTACATAATGTCCATTTAATTCTTCTTCAAATAAATAAATTTCAAGAAGTTTAATTGCTATTGTAAGAGTTGTACCATATTGTTTATAATCAAAATAAGGAACAGATTTTAAATATTTCTGCATTCTTAATAGCTTTATACGAATTAAAAGATATAGATAATATTCACTAAAATTATTATCTAAACATTCTTTTATATACTTTCTTTTACCCTTTAGTTTCATATTATTATATTTTTTAAATGAAGGTGTATTGAAAAGTTCTTCTACAGTAGGTCCAAAATTATACTTACTGGATACTTCTTTCCATTCTTTATCTAATTGTTCTTTAGGAGTTTTATTAAAATACTCTTTTAATTCTTCTAACATAAGCAAAAATTATAAATAAAAGGGAGGACTTATGTCCTCCCAAACTCAAATACATATCATAGCTTATCTATAAAACAAACTATTGTACTGGAAGCGGGACTCGAACCCGCACACCCGAATGGATATAACTTTTTAAGAGTTATGTGTCTACCTATTCCACCATTCCAGCAACCTTATTTAGCTAATCATTAAATAATCCTTAACTAATTGAATATTCTCGGGATATGACATAAATTTATCTCTTTGCTCATATGTATGAAATGCTAAGAAAGTATAAGTTCCATATATAGTAACGCTACAAATATTATTGAAATGTTTTTCAATACAATATTTTGGAGTACTTGGATTATTCCATTCCTCGGCTGTTACACTTCCACCATAATAAGGCATTAGTTGAGAAATTTGTGCAATAGCTAGAGCAGATTTAGCATGTTTTTCATCACTAAATATAAATCTATTATCGGGTGTAGTATTTACAGGACCAGTATCTATATTAACTATTTGAGAATACCAATTCACATAAGCACCATTAAGATTAGGAATCTGACTCCATATATTAACTTTATCTTTTTGTTTAAACTTAATACACTCTAAGGTAGAGTTTTCTTTATCAATTTCATATCCTTCAGGAATATTGATTTTAAATTCTGTTGTTTCCATAAATCATTAAATAATCATTTACTAAGTCTATATTATCTTGATAAGTCATAAATTTAGACCTTTGTTCTATAGTGTGAAATGCTAAAAAATTTCTACTCTTAATTGCTGTATCATAGATTATAGTATTATCATAATTAGTAAGCACATACTTAGTTATAGACGTATCAGCCCATTCTTTATCTGTTATAGCTCCTCCGTAATAAGGTAAAAGTTGTGAAATCTTAGCCATTGCCCTTGCGGATTTAGCTTCTTGTTCAGATTTAAATTTATTGGAGATCTCATATCCAGATATTTGTTTTAATGTATCATAAGTGGTAATAACTTCTGATTTTTTAAGAATTACTTTGTCAAAATCTATTATATTAATTTCATATCCAGCAGGGATTTCTAAAACTATATTTGCATCTTCTAACATTTCATCAGAAAATGTATATAATGTATTTTTTAGTAGATACCCATCATTTGACAATACCTGTGTTATTATAAATTCTTTTCCACAATATTGTGCCATCTCTTTTATAAAACTAAATGGAACATTAACAGTTCCATGCTCATCTTTATTCTCGTTATACCACTCTAGTGATTTAACTTTAACTTTATCACCTACTTTATATTTCATAATTTTAAATGTTAGATATTTTATAATAATTTAATGCATCTTGTTTATTTATGAAGAAATGAATATCTTCTGCACATTCTTTATTCCTATCTTCATTAAAGCTATCAGGGAAAACTATATTTCCAACTTTATAAATTGTAAAATTATAATGTGAATTGAGTATTTCTTCACAGGACTTTTCTGTTTCTAAATTAATAATAGATAATACTTTTGCTTTATCACAACGACACTTTGTACTATTTGCTGAACTTCTTCTAGCATCTTCTGGAATTAAAAGTTTGATGAGACAATTATCTACAACTTTCCAACCTATAAATGATCCATCAGACGGACAACTTAAAGGAATATAAGGAGGTTGTTCCAAAAAAGAACAATTAAAAAATCTATTAGATACATTTTCTGGGAATACAGTATTACTAAGATTACAAAGATAATAATCATTAAATTGTAATATAGAATCTGTTAAAATAATATTTTGATAACAGTCAAAGAAATTATTATTTGAAAATTTGGTATCTTTAAAATTTCCATGATGAAATTCAGTTCCTACAAATTCACATGAATGAAATACTGCTTTTGAGAAATTTACAGCATTAATATTAACATTTATAAATGTACAATATCGAAATATAGTTTCAGAAAAATCAATATAATTTAAAGATATATCTTTAAAAGTCATAGCATTAATTTTCTTTTGACTAAAATCTGCTTGATTTAAAGATATATTATGATCAATCATATATTGAATTGTTTCTTTTATATTCAACTTTTCTAGAATCGTAATTCCATCAGTGTTCTTGATCTCCATAGTAGTTAGCGTTTTTTAAGATTGTGTGTAAAGCATCATAAAATTGATCATCTGTTAGATTTCTGAAATAATTTTCTCGGATTGTCTTTTCTACCCAAGAATCTTGTTCTAAGGTATGATAATCAAATTTATTAGCTTTTTCTCTTAATTTTTTATAATAGTTTCTATTATAAATGCGTCTCTCTTCTCTTACTGTATTTAAAGTATCTTCTAAAATTTTAGGAGATATATAAGTTGTAAAAGAATATAAACATTTACTACGTTCAATACAAGAATTTTTCCTTAATAAGGTAATAATTCTAGATACATATATATTGGATTTCTTACCAAGTACAGAAGCAATGATAGCTTCTATTTCTGGTCTTGTGTAGGAATCTGTAAGAGTTCCTAAACGATAAGCCATTAAATTATAATCTACTACCATTTTACTAAATATATTTTAATTCCAAGTTCTTCAATTTGTTTAACTTGAAAACCTTTGTCAAGCAAACAAGCTGTATAATTCTCTAAATCTTTAAAATCAATTTCATCATACAATTCTTGAATGATATGACTATTAGGATTTAGGGTTTGAGAAGACTGGATTTTAGTTTTAATATTATCAAGTGTTTCTTGAACTAATTTAGCTTTAGTTGTTTTAACACCATACTTTTGAGAAAGTCTTAAATCTTCAGCTGTGATAGTTTCTTTGGAAGATTTGAAGTAGTCTTTGATAAAATCAATAATATACATAATGATAAAGTTTAAAAATTATAATTTCAGTTATTGGAAAATATTTTTTAAATTTTTAAGGATGAATTAAAAAAATGAAGGTTAGAAATACTCTGATTTACAAAACATGGTACTTGTGGATTTACTTTGATAATTATAAGTCCAGAAAAGTAGTGAGATGTTTTATGAAATGTAGAGTACTCTAACCTTCATAACTTCACCTCTCAGCAATCTTCAATTGCCTTCTATGAAGTCTATCTAACCCTTAACAACAAATTTTTCTATATTGCATTTTAAGTCACATTATCAATTCCAGACAGAGTTCTTAACTTGTCTAAAATCTAAAAAAATTTCAGAATCCTATATTCTCATACCAGATTCTGAATACAATGACTACAAAAAAAACATTCTAAATAAAAGAGGAGATAAAGAAATAAAATTCTCTACCTCCTCAACCCTTTAATAACAAATAAAACAAAAAGTCCAGAAATCTTTCCCATATCGGATACATGTTTAACCATGTACAGATTTCTGAACTTTATGCTTACTTTTACTACTTTTAATTTCGTATGTATAGTCTTTGGGCAACGATCTTTTGTTTGCTTTTTGTATGACAAAAGTACAATATTTTTCTGACATTTCCAAATCGAAATTCACACCTAATTCTAGGCTTCGGCGAGCACTCGAGTTGCACGGAGTGGGGTATTTTCCGACCTGAAAGACTTTTTCCGAGTTTCTACAGGGTTCTGAGTTTGGGTTTTCTGTCTAGAAAATTTTTTATTTACACTTTTCTAAAATACTATCTTGAGAGTTACTTATTCAGCATTTATATAGTTCTTAGCTTGAAAAAAAGTTTAAAAAACTTTTTATTAAATGACATATTAAAAAAGGAGTTCTTTATTAGAACTCCTTATTAAAAATACAATCCATGTTAAACAACCAAACTAATATCCCTACTGTAAAAAGTAAAGATATAAACAAATCATGCCATATAAATACACTTATCCAAGCTAATAGACACAAACATGCAAATAGCACTAGTAATAAATACTTCATAGTTAATGTACTTTAACCGACACTAAGTCAGGAATTATATACTTTAAAGAATCGTAGATTTGTTGTTCTATATTCTCCTTAAACACTCCCCTTCTTGAGTATGAAATACTATACTTAAGGGTCTCCGATTCACCTGCTTCATTTGTCAATGTAACAAGTAGATTGATGTTAGATTTAGTAAACATAATTTTTCCTTTCTTCGGCCTTAGTCATTATACAATAAATATGTTCATATGCTGCTTCTGTTAGTTTATACTTATAAGGAAGCAATGCAGCCAATGATTCATCCATGTTTGGATTAGTTACTTGTTGTACAACAATATTAATTATTGTATTAAAGTCTTCATCTGACAGGTTAATCTCTTTTGAGAATAAATCTTCAAAACTAGTTCTCATAATTTTATTTGTTAAAAGGTTATTCTAAATTCTTATAGAGAAAGCGAATGTATTTTAAGCTTTACTTCTATATGATATATGTACCAAGGTTTAGTTGATAACATATGCTCTTTTTGATATTTAATGTGGGCAAGAGCTTCTTCTTTCGTATCATAACAAGTTACGAAACGTTCATCTGTGGCTACCCACCAACCCGATTTAATGTTATTTGGATTCATAATTTTATTTTTTATAAGCAGTTTAGCCACATGCTTAGGTGATCTGTATTAAGTGTTTTTGTAAAGTAATTATCTATAAAAATATTATCTCTAACTACCTTCCAAATAACACCTACTTCTGTTGTATCACGCATATATTTTATGGTGTCATCATAATTGCTAAATATAGCTACAAGTTCACCATCTTTATACACCATCCAACCATAAAATTTCTTTAACATTATTGTTTCAGCAGTTGTAACTAAACCCATTATAAAAGTATACACTGATTCTGACAGTTTACCTTTAAATGGATCTAATAAATCCATAGTCTTATCAATGTCTGGATGATGCTGTACAATGATGTTAATTATATCAGTAAGTTCTTTATCCGATAACTTAGTCTCTTTTGGATACAAACCCTCAAAAGCAGACTTAATTTCTGGTACCATCATAATTTTATTTGTTAAAAGGATTAGAAAATTTGAACAGTTTAGCCACTTGTTCAGGTGATATATCCTATAATTGCATTAACCGTTCAAGCGTTGTAGTAACTCCACAATCAAAATCCACAAAGCTACTGGAACCTACCGCCAGTATAAGGATAGATAGTTGATGTCTAGGTAGATTATAGTTACTACCTTCTTGTAAAGTAGTAATTAATTCTCTAGCCGTTTCAATCGTCCTGAAATCGTATATTTTAATTATTCCATCGTGAGATGTATATAAAATATACTCATCAGTAATTTGATTGATCTCTCTAGACGCAACTACCTCTGCTTCAGCCAATTCTATATACTGCGTTAAACACTTAATAAACTGCTCCGAATATTTGGATATGAATTCTTTCACAGTATAAAGAACATCAGAATTTAGTTCTTTAGTAACTTTGAGTTCTTTAACGATACATACTTTACCATCTGAATTTTTTGTAATCATAATTTTATTTATTAAAAGAGTTATACATAGACACAGAGAATAATCTCTCTGTGTTTCGTCCAGTCTCATCAGTATGAATTTTTACGTCTCCTGGCTGACGGAAATTACGGAATTAAATTTATCTAATTTTAATAAGAGATATTTATACCCTTTAAAATCAGATATATAAGGTACTACTATCTTATCGCCTTGTTTAGTAATTATCTGTGTGCTGGATAATCTCTTACCCAACACACAAACTAATTTACTTCTTGACAATATCAATAGTATAAACTGGTTGCTCACGAAGTTGGGTAGTGCTACCATAAGCTCTGGTTTGAACTCTCTCAATCTTCTTGATTTCAAGTTTCTTGCCAAGCAAAGATTGCATACCCTCTTCAATAGAGATAGCCTTCTTGAACAAATCAGCGGCTGTACCTGATGCCATAGCTCGCTTATCAGTAGGAGTTACTACATTATCCTTACCCATTGTATAAATTCTAACATTACGTTGGAACATACTTGGGAAAATCCTGCGAGGCTCACCATCCTGATTCTCAACATAGGCATACTGGAATGTGTTTTCAGAACCACGAATAGTGTCACTAAGAATAGTGTACTCATCCTTTGGCATCTGTAAGATATCACCTACTACACAATTGTCCAACTCACCAGTACGAACCGCACCTTTCCATTCAGTTTCTTTTACACTACCGTTTACTAACGCTCTCTGAACAGCTTCTTCTGTTTTACTTACCATAATCTTTAAGTTTTAAAAAATTAATAAATATAAAATAAAATACGTGTGAGAGTTATACAGACTCTCTATCCACTACGCTTCGCTAACCGTATGACATATGGCTAAAGTTTTGAATTTTAATTCCGAAGGAATTAAAATATTTTGAATAGTGGAGAGAGGAAAAGAACATTCTATTAAGGGAGAAAGGTTTTATTGAAAAAAAAAAAGAGAGTGAGGTTTCCCCCCACTCCCTTTAATGTTACTCTGTGATGAACTCCATGTCTTTAAGGGCCTTGTCGTTCTCCGTGCGAACTACTTGCTTGTTAGCGTCCCTGTATTCATTAACTCGGACGTAGTTCTTAACGGTGATTCGGACCTTGGCACCCTTAAAGGCTTTGACCTTGTTAAGCTGTGCAGCTGCTTCATGAAGCTTTGTGCCTACGGGAACCTTGTTAAACTCAGCCTCTAACAGCTCGTTAAAGGTACCCTTGGGTTTAACAAAGGTGTCTCGCTTAATGCCTTTAGCATCCTCAACGACAACCTTCCATTTAGAGGTTTGCCATCTAAGGGAGATGCTCTCATCAAGGTCCTTAAACTTAAGAACGAGCCAATCAATCTGCTCACCCTTAGAGGTGTGCATTTCTGTCTCGCCATCGTTTTCATAGCCTCGTTCTACGCCAAAGCTGTCAAACTCTAAGTCAACAGACTTGCCGTCAAGCATGTTAGTAAACACGGAATTTCTCCAAACAATTCTCTCACTAGTTTTAACTGATTTTGTAACCATAATTTTATTTGTTATTAAAGGGTTAACTGAATAGCGCTCTGCTATTCTTAAAATATTTTAATCGTAGATCTTAGCTAAAGTTTTAGTTTCGTTTCCCAAACGAAACCCGGAGGGGCTGGTCCCCGTAGGTCTACTTTCCCCCGTATATCTATCATTAAATTTACTCCCCACATATCTCACTACTGCATAGTAATGAATATTAATTTTCTCCTCAAACTCCCCATTTTACTTTCAATTTAAAAATCATTCCCACTCTTACCCCCAGGGGGCTTAAAAATTCGCCTTTTAGTTTATAAAATTTTAAAAATTTTTTCAGCATATTCTTTTGGAAATTAATATAATAATGTTATTATTGTATTGGCTACTATATGGGTTCCGTCGGGGCACTGTAATAGTAAGGTGTGCCACGACGATTTTTTAACTTTAAATATATATATAAACTTAAAATTTTTTTAAAATGGATGATGAAACAATAATTATTGACAAGGATTGTAAATATCTTTCAGATTTTATATGGCACCTACCAACACACAGAATTATCAATAAAGGAATTACTGGTTGCGGAGGTACTACCTTAGAACTTAAAGATGATAGAGATAGTTTAATACTTAGTCCTACTAAAAACTTAGTAGTTTCTAAATCTAGTAAAGAAGTATTAGGAGTTACTGGAGATGTTAGTAATACAGAGATTAAAAATTATTTAATGACAAAGCAAGGATATAAAAAAATAATTGCAACTTATGATTCTCTTCCCAGATTAATGCAAATAATTCCGAATTATTCAGAATACTTTTTATTAATTGATGAGTATCATTTACTTTTTAATGATTATAGTTTTAGAAATGATGTCATAATGAATATTTTAAATAACTTTGATAAATTTAATAATTGGGCTTTTCTTACGGCTACCCCATTAAAACCAGAATGTATATTAGAAGAATTGGAAGATATTCCACAAATAACTTATAAATGGCAAAGTGCTGTCCCAGTTAAATTAACTATTAAAGATACATTTTATATACAAAAAGAATTATTAGAATTAATAAACTATTATAAAGATAGAAATTTACATATTTTTTTAAATTCCATAGCTACAATAAACTCTGTAATTAAAAAATTAAATACTTCAGATTATAGGGTAGTTTGTTCTACCAATAGTAAGACTAAAATTAGAAATTATGCGGAGGTTACATCTCCAATTAAACCTCTTAATTTCTATACCTCCTGTGCTTTTGAAGGATGCGACATATTTGATGAAAATGGTTTATGTATTATTCTTTCTGATACTAATATATCTACTACTGTACTAGATATAGCTACAAAGGTAAGACAGATCTGTGGAAGACTTAGAGATTCTAAATATAAAGATGAATGTATTCTAATATTAAATACTAATAAACATAGATATGCTGGAACTACTAAAACAGATTTTATTAATATAGTTTCTGATTCTAAACGAAGAGGAATAAGAAAAGAAGAATTAATTAATCAATTAAATGAAGATGATTATCTTACTGAATTAAAATTATTTAGTGAAGAGACTTACTATAATTTATATCTTAATAAGCATAATAGTAGAATTTTTTATGATGATAATCTTAGAAAGTTAGACTTATACAATTATGACTTAATTTCTGAAATTTATTCTTCTAGTGTATCAGTATTAAAAGAAGCAACTGATTGTAATTTTAAAGCTAACATACAAAATAGTCCTACACATAAAGGACTTACATTTATATATAATAAATTAAAAGAATTAGATAAATCTGAATATACTTCAGAAGAATTAAAGCATATATTTAAACCTATATTAGATAGTAAAGGTCTAGCTTGGAGTAATAATAATATAGTTAATTATTTTCCAGAATTTACTAAAAAAAGAGTCCAAAAAGATAGAAAAAGAGTAACAATTTATAAATTTATATTTTAACATTTATTAACTTGTAAACTAAATTTACATACTCTATATTTGTAATATGAAAAATGATTTATTAAAACAGCTTAGTGAACTTTTTAAATATTCTACTGCCGAGCATACTGAATAGTACTCTGATGGTGTGAATACTTATAAAGTAGAAATTAAAAAAGAAGATAATTAGTTAAGTCTTATCTTAACTAAAAAAGAAAACAAAGATAATAAAGAAAAATTAGATAAATTCTTAGATTCTATTGATGATGAGATTTGGGAAACTGCTTTAGAGAATCTTCCTAAAGTATGTAATATTTCAGTAAAAGATCTAAATCAACTTTATGATAACGGAGAATATGATAAAGTTTTATCTTTAATGTCTAAATCTGTAAATTTTTCAGCTAAAGAGTTAGCTGCTTATTATAAAGAAGAGTTAGACAAACTTATTAAGGCTTACAGCCTTAATTTCTAATGTGTTAGCAGAGTAATCTGCTAACTTTTATTGGGGTGTAGTAGAATTGGTTTCATACTGGAGACTCTTAAATATTAAAATGATGGAGAATAAAATTTATAAACTTAATGATGAGGAATTTATAGACTTAGTTAAGTCAAGTCTTAATATTTCAGAAGTTTTATTTAAATTAGGATATTCTGTTAAAGGTAATTCTTGGGGGTATTCTAAAGTTAAACAAAGAATGACAGATCTAAATTTATCTGGATTTGATTTTAAAGGTAAATCAGCATTAAAGAAAAATTCTATATGTAAGAAGATAGATACTAAAGATTTATTAGTAGAAAACTCCAAACATCCTAGAAATATACTTAGAAAGCATATTATTCAAAACAAATTATTGCCTTATGAATGTGCGATATGTGGATGCAAAGAGTGGAATAATAAAACCTTATCTTTAGAATTAGATCATATTAATGGTATTAATAATGATAATAGACTAGAGAATCTTAGATTCCTTTGTCCAAATTGTCATAGTCAAACTGATACCTATGGTTCAAGAAATAAAAGTAAAACTGAATCTAGATATGATTTAACAGAAGAGCAAACGGATAAAATTATTTCTGAATATATAAAACTAAAAAGCAAAAAGAAAGTTGCTGATAAATTAGGTATTACACAAAAAGCTGTAAAACAATGTTTAACAGATAATGGAATATCTAAACCAAATCAAAAATATGTAATCCAATATGATAGTAATCATAAAGAATTGCGAAGATTTGGATCTCTAGCAGAGTGTTGTAATTATTTAATGGAAAATAATTTAGTAACTACTAGACTATTAAAAACTTGTAGAGCGACTTTAAATAGAAATGCTGGAACTCTTTGGAAAAACTATTATTTTGATATATTGGATGCTTAAAGAATAACACATAACCTTTAAGTAGAATCCTATCTAATTGACTTGGAAGCGTAAAGTGACAAGGCGCAAGTTTAAATACAGCGTGAACGACTAAACGATAGGACTGTTCTTAGGAATGGATGCGATAGTCTAATCCACTACAGTGGTGTAATCTGAAATCTCTGCAATATGTGGGTTCGAGTCCCACCGCCCTAACTTATAGTAAAATTTATAAACTTATGGTAAAATTTATGTATAATGGTAAACCTTATACTACCCCTAATCTGGAAAAGAAACTTAAAAAGATGGGAATTAGTATAAATGATGTAGATATAATAGAAGAACCTAAGGTTTCTGATCCAATAGATACTTCTATAAAAGCATATTATTTTATTAATACAAAAAATGGATATACAAGAACTTCAATATATCCAGAATTAACAGAAGAACAAATAAAAGAAGGATGGATAAAAAAGAATTAATATTTGATGATATGTTTAATGATATAATGAGAATGTCTAATGCTTTACAGATCTTAAAAAATAAATTAAAAATCCTTAAAGAAAATGTTGAGATACAAACTTCTAATCAAACTTCTAAACAGACATAAGAATAAGGAAGAATTACTTATTCCTTTTATAAATAAAATACTTGATCATATAGATGGATTAAATAATGTGTTTATTAAATCTAATCTACAAGATACACAAGTATTTCTAGATTGGCAAGATGAATTAAATAAAAGATCTGTATTATAAAAAAAAATAAGGCGAACATCTTAATTGATGCTCGCCTTTTTGTTTATTACATCTGATTAATAGAATATACTTCAATATAATTATTAGTATCAATTCCACTTTTTATGTCATACTATGAGTCTAAAGGAAATACACTAAATAATGTTATAGCTTTAGATAACCACTCACCTGGCAATATCATAAATGCTCCAGATATAGTTATATCTACAACAGAACTATAAACCATAGGAATATTAAAAAATACTATGTAATTATTATAAGAATAATTTTTATAACTTTCTACAGATAGCCCTCCCCTAATATTAACAATTTCTGGAGTTTTATTATGATCATAGGCTGTATTACTAAATTTAATCTATAAATCCCAAACTTCCTAATCTGATAGCTTCTACCCTAAAGTTATTGGAAAATTCTATACATCAGGACAATCAGCTTTTACTGTTCTAGTAAGTCCTCCACCTTTTATATTTATATCCATAATTTTTAATTAATCTAATTATATTTTTTATAATCTATTCTATATTTAAAATCTATCATTAATTAATAATATTCCTCCTAGATAATGTCTTCTTGCCCTTTTATTATTAGGATTATGAGTATGTTTAATATTCTTTTTTAGAACTTTTGCTGTTTCAGCAAGCTCTTTAATTTTTACAGCCTCTTCCCAAGGAATTACTTTTGAAGGTCTAGCAGCCTTTGGAATATATTTAGAAGCAATTGGAATATATGGAATATTAAACCGTGGCTAATTCATATAATTTATAGCAGCTTCAGCAGGATTAAATTCTAAATTAAGCATAACTCTAGCTGCTTCATTTGGAGATAGCACAGTATTGGTTGGAGAAATATATGGTTTTCTATTATTATATAACTATTGTCTAGTCTAATTAAAAATCTCTACTCCAGCAGTACTAGGCTATGTAGTAGGCTAGTATTTAATAGTATGTCCATCAGATTCCTAAAAATACCTTTTAGTAGTTACTGGTGTCTCATATGGCTTTTTAGGGCCCCAATCAAACTATAATTCTCCCTCTTTTGCTTTACTAGGATTTATTTTTACAGGAACTTTCGGAGCAATATATTGTTTCTTAGTTGGGACTTCTTGAATTATTGCTTTAACAGGAGTAGTAAATTCATTGTACATAGCAGCAATATTAGTCGGAGTTAATCCAGCTCTACCATTTTGATATCCTTCAGTGTATATTTTTCTAGCATTAGAAGCATTTTTACTAAAAGTAGCAATTCCAGGATGGTTAGATTTCATTTGTTGCCAACCTTCCACAGCTCCAGATTTAAATCCAGTTTTAATATTTTCAAGCATAGGGGCAATATTACTAGGTCTTAATCCAGCCTTAGTTGTTTTTCCAGCATAATTAGCTCCTTCTTTAAATACTGTATAAACTCCTTTAGTAGCTCCTTTAGCAGATTTACCAGCAATAGAAGCAGCATCAGCTACAACAGACCCTTTTAAAGCTCCTTTAGCAGCTCCTGCTCCTTTAGTTCCAAATATTATAGTAACTCCATTTAAAGCATCATTAACATCTTGTAATCCTTCAGGATCACCTAATACATCTGCATAATCAACTAATCCTTTATTTTTAGTACCCCAAGGACTTACAAATTCTCCATTTCCAGTTAAAGCACTTATACCACTTGTAATAGTACGAAGATCTTTACCTAAATCAGCTATTTGTCCATATTTTCCAATAAATTGATTTACCTCATTTGGTAATATAGCCTAAGCTGCAGCTCCAACCGATCCCTATGCGATATGTTGTATTCCTCTCCCTAAATCTCCAAATACTCCGGAAAATCTATTTGAAAAACTCTAATTATTTGTAAGATCGAATCTAGAACTTAAATTATTAAGATCATTATATACACCTACCCAACCATCTATAAAAGTTTTTCCAGCAGAAGGTGTCTACTATTCTAAAGCCTATTTAGAAGTATTATCTATTGGAGATTTAGAAGCCCTAACTACTGGAGATTTAGTAGTTCTTCTAAAATATTTAAATGACTGCCCTCCATCAGTACTATAGGAATTATCATCTAGGCCTATAACATCATTGGTATTTACATTACCAATATATCTTTTTCCTTGAACAGTTGCTAAATAATTCCCCTAATAGTCAGTCGCATTACCATTCTAACTTATACGATTAGTATCAATATCCCAAGAACTTTTACCTTTAGCACTTCTCTAATAAGTATCTCCATTACGTATAGCTTTTCTACCATATATTAATCCTTTAGACATAGCTTTTTTATCTAGGTCAGTAAGATTTACTCCCTTAGTAACTTGTCCATCTTTAAATATAGTAGTTACAGTTCCATCAGAATTTAACTGCATATAAGAACCATTAGGATTTTTAATTCTATTTCCTATATTAATTAACTATTCTCCAGTATTATATTTTCCATCATTATTGGCATCTCTAAACCAAACTCCACTACCAAAAGTCTTATCTCGTCCTATATATCTACGAGAGGTATCAAATTTTATCTGGGCCATATTTAAAATATTTATTTATTAATTTCTTATCTCTTTCTTTAACTTCTTTAAAAAACTAATCTAATTCTTCTATATTCATCTGTTAAATATATTATAAGTAATTCCTATACCTATTATAGGACTAAATGTTTGATGCTATACATCATAACCATACCCAATAGTAGGCCCAAAAGATATACATGATCTACGCTCTTTTTTATAAATACTACCTACTGTATGTACTTCCAGATCTTTATTCATATTAATATCTTTAGTTACAGATATTACAACTTCTTCTTTAGGATTAAAAGGGTTAGTCTATTTTAGATCTAACTTATACCAGTTGGGTTTACTTTTAGAATTAATATATAAATCATAGTATAATTCTGGAGTAGGCTATTCTGAATATTTATAAGTTTTTTCCTAAACTGTATCCTTAATTACTTTATATCTAATCTAAACATTATTTTTTAAATCCTATATTTTCTCATCTTTCTATTTTATAGTTCTTTTAAGATTATTAGAATTATGCCTTAAACTAATAATCTACTAAACATAATGTACTTTATGATAAGTTCTTACACTATCTAAGTAAACTAGCTCTTTTACACTTTCAGTACTTTTCTATGTCTAATGTTTAACTATATATCCAAACATTCCAATTATGATCAGAATAAGTATTATTACCTTTTTCATGATACTGTAGTTTTTATATCTAGAATGCTAGATATTTTAGCACCATAATATTGTAAAGAAGAATTTAATTTTTCTTTGTCTATATTAGTTTTATTAAAAAATACAGCTAATATTCCTATAGGTTTACCATTACTTACTAAATAATAAAACCCAATTACTTTGCCATATTTAATTTCTGATGCTAATAATGGATCATAATTTCTTAATTCATCTATTGTTAATACTTCCTATTTCACTTCTCTTAATCGTATAGGATATTTATAATGTGAAATAGGAATATTCATATATTCCCCAGAAATATGTTCTATACCGTGAGTTTCATTTATTTCTTCATAATTCATATCAACAAAGCTAAATGGTAGTCCAGCACTATTAGTTTTGCCATTATGAAATTCCATTACTACTACTCTATCAGCATCTAACTAATAGCACATATTATTTAACTATTTCTAAATATAAGGAGTAGCTATTTCATCACGAACTAAAAGCTATTCATCCTCATTATTTAATAGTCTCTTGACTATAGCATTAGTAGTTTCCTGACTTTTAAAAACCGAATAACATATTATAGTTGAAGAAATTGTAAATCCTAAAACTATAATTATAAATAATACTTTTAATGACTAAAGGAATTTAGCATTATATAGAAATTGAAAAAACTCTTTAATTGCTGTTATAAATTTGTTCATCTATTATTTGATTAATGTCCAAATTTCAAATAATTTATTAAAATCTCTATATGGAAATATACTATATCCATCATTTCCATAACTTTTACTCCAAGAGTTTCTTAGGATAAATCCTTCTTTAGTCCAACCTACAAATGATATAGCATGTCCGCCTTCAGAGTCTGATCCAATCCAAAAATCTGTTATCTAGGAATCTTTAACCTATATTCCTCCTACGCATGGGCCATTTGCTATAATAGCTGTTTTCAATGTATCAATATCTTTAATTAAAGCATATTTATTTATATCTTTTTTAGTTTTTAAAACTTCTAAAACTTCTTTTAAATATGCTCCACTATCTTTACCATTAGCTTCTTTAAATAGCTTTAATAAATCAATTTTATTATCTCTATTGGCCTGTCCATCTTTTAAATTAATATTCCAATTTAAAAATGCTGAAACAGCACATACAGTACAAATAGGTTTACTTCCTTGATTTATTACCTCTGGTAATATAAATCTATACTCTTCTGGAACTTTAAGTTTTTTAGTATATACATTTTCTGTTCCAGTTAATTTTGGTTGTTTACAACCGTAAATCATTAAGTATGGTAATTAAAGTCATCTATTTCTTCCTCTGTGGACTGCGCTTTAAGGAATTTTAAATCTTTTATATAAATACCCTACCTACCAGATTTTTTTGCTTTTAAGTAAATTTCAGTGTCAGCATCTGATAGTAAAATATCTATCGAAGTATCTCCAGGATTTATTATACCAAAATATCCTTCATTTTTATTTAATGGGACTTCCTAATCCTTATCATAATAGTCTCTTATATTTACATACAAATTTATACCATATTTAATTGGCTTAGTTAGTTTATTTATTAATACAGGATAAATGCAATGATACCCACCATTATTATCAGTAATTATATTATTCTAAGTCCCCACAGCAAGGTACACATCCTAATTAGTTTCTGATGTTACTGTTATATGACCTTTATAATTATTAGGTACTATAATATTATTTTTCTGAATTTCAATTTTAGCCTAAGGATTACTAATTATTGTAAACCTTGGATATTTTGGGAGAATATAACTATTTATAGGAATTTTCTCATTCTATATACTTTCTGAATACACCCAAACATCACCTCCATAAGTAAAATCTACTTCCTTTGTCTCTCCATAATTAATTTGAATATCATCTTCTAAATATATAACAGTACCAATGCAGGCATTAGTGATGTAATTACCTAATTTTGTAATTATAACACTACGTTTTAAACCTCCCCCAATTATGCTATAATTTTTAGGTGTTATTTTAAATTTCATATAATTTTATAATTATTTATCAAATTTTTTATTGTATTTTCTTATCTACTCTTTTAGTTATCTCTGTGCTATCTGAAATCACTGCTCTAATAATTGTATCTCCTTTAATCTACATATATACTCCATTAATAACTCTTCCCCAATTCTCAGAATTTAGTAAAGAATCAAATTTCTAATTAGAAATCTTTTCTTTAGATACTATTATAGAATTAGTACCTATTGGGAAATATTTAGGTGTACATGAAACTAATAATAATGCAATTAATAACTTTTTCATATCCAACTATAATGTTTTCTAGTTTTTAAATATTCTAGATTATACATATTCTTATATGCTTCTTTTTCAAAACTTATATTACGATATGCCTTTTTATTAGATCTATATATAAATAATTTTATAAACCATTCTAAAACATATAAGATATAAAAGAATATATAAGCTAATTCTTTCATCTAAGCTGTATGAATCTTCTCGTGATTAACTACATACTAATTTAAAGGCTTCCTTGCAAATATAATTCCAAATAAATTAATAGTGAGAAATCCTTTAAAAGGTATAATTTTATTGTAAATGATTTTCATCTATTGTTATTATTTTATATCCTCCTTTGTAAGGATAGTAATACTAACCATTATAATAGTATATAGTTGTATTATTATACTAATATGGAATCCCATTTTCAACCTAAGTCTTAATAGATTCCATAGTAACCTTACAAGAGGATAATATTAAAACTAATAATATTATAATCTTTTTCATGATAGTATAGATTTTCCATATTTAAATCTTATTCTATGATTTCTACCACCATAGGTCCTATCTTGAGGTACTTCATACTTATTTAAAAATACAAATGTAGCCTCATCTAAATCTTTAGATTCCTTTAAACTTTTTAACACACCACTATAATCAGTAGTTAATTCATGCCATAAGAAATTTAACTATGTATCTAAAGATTTCCAATTAGGTAGAGATTTTAATTTTTGTAATCTTCCTTTATGCCACTAAGCTATACCTCCAGAAGGGCTACCATTATCATTAGGATTCCAAGCATTTGGATTAACATTTCCAGATTCTGCAATTAGATTCCCAACTATAGCAGCAGCCTAATAATCTTTTAATCCTTTATCTATTAAAAAATTATATGCTATTTTAGCATTTCCAGAAGCATTAGTAGTATTATTAGTAATATTATTAGAATTATTCATACTTTGTAATTCATAATCAGTAAAATCAATTTCTGGAGTATTCTATTTAGAAAACTATAAATAATTAGACAGATCTCTTATGGGAACATCATAATTAGAAGCTAATCTATCTTCTATAGTATAAGGATCATCTGCATATAATTCTTTAGCAGCTTCTGAAATTTCTGAATCTTTATTTGCAAATATTTTTTCTCCAGCAGCTGCTAATCTTATCTTTAATAAAGAACTTATATTATTCTATTTTTTCTTCTAAATAGGTCCAGATAATTGTACTGGTGTAAAATCTATTATATCATACATCATTCTTCTTTTTTATTATTATTTGATTTCCAAATATTAGTAATACTATCTATTCCAAGTAAAGAAGCTGTGGTAATTAAAACTGTTTCTACCATAGAAGGTGCTTCAATTACAAATATTGTGCAATAGATTAAAACTCCTAAACAAACAAACCATCCTAATAACCCACAAAGTCTTTTAGAGCTAATACTTCCTTTTTCAGATGATAATATACTTCTTAAGACATCTGTAAATTTCATATTTATTATAATACTGTATCATTTAGTATTTCTATTGCTTTTTTCTAATCTTTAGAATCATATGCTTCCTATAACCTGCCTCTAATTTGATTAAACTCAATTTCATTATTTAAATATCTATAGATTTCAGTTATTGTAGCATATATTCCCTAATGTCTTAAATAAGCACTGATATAAGAAGCTGCTTCTCGTTTTTCGGATTGTGTTAAATCATTATTTCTAATCCTACTTGTTAAATTTAAAAAGTCCATAAGTTAAAGGATATTTTGTCATATTTATAAGATTAGATCTTTGCTATAGTGTACTTCCAGTATTATAGAAAACGGAGGGATCAGTAATTATATAACTAGTTCCATCATTACCAAATACCTCAAAAGGATTTGTATTAGTATATTTTATTACTTTTTTGCCATTCTAAGATAAGATATCATTAGCCTTCTAATTAAGTCTAATAGCTTTCTATTCTGGATTATAGATATAAGGAGAGGTAAAATCATATGTTCTTCCCTATGCTATAATATCATCTAACTATTGTTTTGCTTTTTCTGGAACATTTAACCATGTTTCATCTCTTAAAGGAATAGTAACTCTATTTTTAGTATATATACAATTTCCAACTTTTGTTGGTTCAGCCCCATACTTTTTAAGTAATTTAAGTAATAACTATGGGTTTCCAGCACCTTCATAATGCCAAATATTATTTATTGGTCTAGAATCAAATATACAGTTGTTACTTAAAAGGCGATAATCGTTTGCACCTATATCAATAGTCTACATATTTTCTTTTGGTATATATGCTTCCACTATTGGAGCTTTCTTATTAAAAGATTTAGCAATATCTTTATGTGGAGTAACATGTATTCCTATATTATCAGGACTCGCAGTTCTAGCATCTTTTAAATTGAATACTATCCCGTCTCTATTTACATGATATACTTTTCTGAATCCTGGATGGGTTATAAACCATTTAATATCTTTACCTACATTATATAATGTTTTAGCAGCTCTAATAGGATGTCTAATAGCTTTTGCTACTGTATATAGGTCCTAACTAGCCGTAGGAGCAGCTATAGCTGCTTCTCCAATAGTAAATAGATTCTTACCTAACTATTTTGTGTCTTTATTAGGTTTATGTTGGGACGCTTGTCCTGATTTACTATCAATTTTCCATCCACTAGCTGTAGCGACTGCTGGATTATCAACTATAGAAGATATTAATATAGCATTTTTTAATTTATTTAATAGTATCCCTCCCAACTAATTTTTATTAATATTAGGATTTATTTTTATACCATTCTTAGCAATTAAAGTATTATCCTAATTATTTATAAATGCTAATGGCTATTCTCCTAAAGTATTTCTATAAAAGTTTATTCTCTTTTTAACTCCTGGTCTTGTTAATAATAATTCTCGTTTATAAGCATTACCTCTGGGGTTATATTTATGTTTACCACCCTAAATACCATTCCAGAAATCCTAAAAATTATTTACTTTCAAACTGTCTGGATACATTCTAGAATGCCAATCAATTAAATGATCTGTAAAAGAATTAACATTATTAAATTTCTTATTATCTCCTGTAGCGAAACCTGTCCAACCTTTTTCAGCCACTTTCTAATTAGTTAATTCTAATGCAGCCTAAGGATCTATTCCTTTATCCACTAAAGACTAATATATAGAAGTTACATTGTCATATTGTGCTTTAGTTCCAGGAAATTTTCCGCCAGTCTAATGTTTCCATTTTCTGACATTTTCAGCAAATACCGCCCTTTTAATTAATTTAGGATTTCCAGAATTTTTAGCTTTTCTTATACATTCATTAGTAACTTTACCTTTACAGTATTCAGTAAATTTACCTTTATTTTTCTTTTTAATCTCTATTTTCATAATATTCTAGAATTGAATCTTGTTTAGTAAGCCAATCAGTATCCTAATGAGCTAGTCCAGCAATAATTCTAGAAGTAGTTTCTTCCTCTCTTTGTTCCATAATCAATTTACCAGCCTCATCAGAATCATGATTAAGCCAATTAAATGTAGTTAAATCTACTTCTTGTAAAGACTATACAGCAATTTCATTAATACACTGGGTGGTATAAATTTCTAAATCTACAGTTAAATCAAAAGGCTGTTCTAAATCTTTAATTGCAATATTAACTTCTCCTACTTTTGGCATTGAAAAATTAGCATCACAGTCATTCAGATATTTAATAATCCAATTAGCATGATGTTGCTCTTCCTCTGCTCTCATTTTATAATATTTACAAAGTTTAGGCAAATGATTAATATTGTAATAATTAGCAAATGTTTGATACACATGCTTATTAAACAATTCATGATTGATCTATTGAACTAACATTTTAATCATCTTATCACTTAATGTACACTTACGTCTAGCAGTGTCAATCTTATTGGTAAGTTCTTTACCAAAATCAATTTGGGAAGGCTAATTAACTTCTTTAGCCTAATTAATTTGTTGTACCATACTTTTAAATTTAATATTTTATATCTATTTTAATATAAATTATATCTTTTTATTGATTAATAATAAATTTTTAATTATATTTTGAATAGTACAAATATATATATATATTTGTTTAGCTCAAAATAATATAATAGGTATTATTTATATATAATCTATATAACCTTATATATTAAATTATTTTAAATAAAAATTTTATGTAGTATGGAAATTGATAAGAAAAATGGAAAAATTGCGTATAATGACAAAGAACACGCATATTGGAATGTAGATGATAATGAAAAATATGTTTCAGTTACGACATTAATTGGTAGATATGAACAAGAATTTGATAAGGATTTTTGGTCAGCTTATAAATCTTTAGAAAGATTAATTCCAGCAGATAATTGGAAGATAGAAAAGAAATCTTTATTAAATACTAAAAAATTTGATAAAGGAATATTAGGAGTATATAATATTTCTGAAGATGAGTTTAATAAAACTCAACAAGATATATTAGATGAATGGCAAAAAACTAATGAAGAGTCTTGTATAAGAGGTACAGCTGTCCATGCTGATTTAGAAAACTCTATGTATAAAATGGGAGCTAATTGTGATCTTAAAAGATTTGGAATTGGTGGAAAGTTTATATGTGATAAAGGTAAAACATCCTTAGATGTAGAAAATGGAGTATTTCCAGAATATTTAATTTCAAGAACTTCTAAAGACGGTATTCTTAGAATTGCTGGACAAATTGATCTTTTAATTAAGAAAGGTAATCATATTACTATAGCTGACTATAAAACCAACAGAGAAATTAAACAACATAGTGGTTTTGATACTAAAACTCGTCAAACTGTTAAGATGAAGTATCCTTTAAATAATTTAGATGATTGTAATTATAATGCTTATACTTTACAGTTATCTACCTATGCTTGGATGATACAGCAATTAAATCCAGACTATGTTATAGATGAGTTAATACTTATACATTTTCCTCATGAAGGTGGACAAGTAATTTATAAATTAGATTATTTAAAATCTGAGGTAGAAAAGATGCTTAGGCACCATAAGAAAGAGAAAATAAGAGAAATCCAAAATAGTAAATATAAAGAAATAGAATATTAATTATGGAATATGAAGAAAGAGTAAATATATGTAAGGCTTGTCCCTTATATAAAGATTTATATGGAGGACAATGTAATCCTAATCTTTGGTTAAATCCAGAAACTAATGAGGTTAGTAATCGTTACAAAGATGGATTTATTAAAGGTTGTGGATGTAGAATATTGTCCAAAGCTCGTAATGGACATTGTACTGTAGGAAAATGGTAATAGCTTTAATAAAAAAACAATTCAAAAGTATTATACAGCATCCTTTAAAAGTATTTAATATAATTAAAGGATTTATTAATTTTAAGATTAAAAATAAAGTAAATTATAAGAGATTATATATATGTAATAGATGTGAATATAAAATAAATGTAAGTGGACAAAGTTTCTGTGATATTTGTGGATGTATGATAAATTTAAAAACATCAGTACCACAAGAACACTGTCCTAAAAATAAATGGTAATATGGATAATAATCTTAATGAGTATGAAAAGTTAAAGCTACATAATGTAGCTAATGGTATTGAGGGCACTGGTATGCCAATGTTTATGGGAGATAAGGAAGATTTAGATACGATGGTTAAAAATGAAGCCAAAACTAAGATTAATGATAAAATTACTGAATATGTAAATAAACTTGATAAGCATAATGCTTTGTTAGAGGAATATAGAAAAAATATTTCTATGGACTTAGAACAATTAGAAATTAAACCTAACTATGAAGGAGTTTTAATTAAGCCTTATGAACAAAACCCATTTCAACAGATTAAAAAGGAAGGTAATATTATTACTGATACTGGAGGGTTAATTCCCCAATATAAATCAAATGAAACTGGAGAATGGGAAGAAGAGGAAGCCTTTGTTAGAGTAGGTTTAGTAATTGATGTAGGTCCAACATGTAAATATGTTAAAGAAGGGGATGTAGTTTTCTGGAGAAAGCCGTCTGAATGTGTTATTCCATTCTTTAAACAAGGTTTTGTGCAAGTTAATGAACATAGTATTATGACAATAGTTAATCAAGGGTTAACAGAAAGATTTAAAACTAATGATTGAGGAAAGAGTATATTTCATGCCTGGAGATAAAGTTACTCTTAGGCAAGAGATTCCTAATAAACCTATAATGATTGTAGTTAAAAAGGAATCTTATATGTTTAAAAATAAAGATAATAATGAATCTACATTAAAAGGCATAAGATGTAGATGGTTTACTGATAACGGCTTTCTTTAGGAAGCTATATTTAATACTAAAGATATTATAAAACTATGACAGCTTGGTATGATAAATATGTAACTAACGCTACTAGAAATTCTAATAATAAAAAATTTGATGTTTCTCTATCTGACTTAGTAAAATGGGCCAATCTCTTCGGGGATGATAAAATTAAAAAAGCAGCCAATGCTTGGAAAGATACTGATAATTTAAGTTCTATTAGGTCTATTTGGAAAGATAAAAATTCTGGAGTTACTAATGTGTTCAATGCATTTACAAATTGGGTTAAAAATAATTAGAATCCTAACAATCCAATTTCTAATGGTGTAGAGAAACCTTTAGATAATATAAATGATAAGTTTTCTACAACAGTAGGTCCAGATAATTCTAGGTCTTGGATATTTAATTCTGGATTAGAGAATAAGAATTGGTAGCCAGATATTGTTACAAATCCTATAAATGATAGAACTAAAGAGCATTTTTCTGATATTCCTGCATATAAACCTATAATACCTGATTACGAAAATTATAACCGTAAACAAGTAAGATCTTTGTTTAGACTTAATAATATTAATCCTTATTAGGACTTATCAGGTTCAGAACGTAGGGCTTATAGAAAAATAGCTAGTGGAGAAATAACAGATAAGAACTCAAACGAATATAAAATATATTCTAATTTAAAAACTAGATTTGGAGAAGATCATAGTGATTTATTTAAATGGCAAAACGGAGGACAAATGGATACTACTCAACAAGATCCCAAAGCACAAATTACTGCTCTTATACAAGCAGCTGCTCAAGGGGATGAACAAGCACAACAAACAATTCAGCAAATTCAATAGGCAGCTGAACAAGGTGATGAACAAGCAATACAAATGATGCAAATGATTCAGCAAGTAATGCAAGAACTTCAAGGACAACAAGCACAAATGGCTCGTTATGGAGCTAAACTTAATTATATTAAGTAGCTTAAAGGTGACTGTCCAGAAGGTTATGAACCACAATACTTTAAAGTAGGAGGTAGAATCTGTAAACAATGTGTAGAATCTGCTAAATGTGGTAAAAAGATGGCTAAGAAAGCAGAACTTGGAATGGAATTTTCTGATAACCCAGTAGACAAATTTAAAAAAGAGAAAAAAATTACTCCTAGAAAAGGTAAATATGTCCCAAAAAAGAAACAAGTTACTACTAAACGATTAGATCCTTTAAATACACCAAAACTTCCTAATGGAAAATATCCTACATATTGGACACCAGAAGACCGTATGAAATGGGAACGTAAATATGGAGCCAATGATGAAGGTGCTGCTGTAGTAGAAAATAAGGGAGTAGGTAAGAATGCCAAAGGTGGAGTAGTATCAAACTCATTTGGTGACTATGCTAAACACAACCCACTAAATGTAGGTAATACTGGGCATAAAGAAACAGGTAAGTCTTCTAAACTTAAAACTACTAAAATTAATAAGCATACAGCATTTGGTGGAAAACCTAAATTGCTTAAAGTTTCTAAGAATAAATTTGGGGGAAATATTAAACTTCTAAATTATTAATATATTTAATGTTACATATATTTCAATATAATAATAATACTGGAAATGTAGAAATAGAAGATGGAAATCTCTTTTTAATTAAAGAGTTTAAGGATTTAATGGATGATAAACGAAATATTTGTAAACAAGATCCTGCTGGGAAAAAACATTTAAGAGCTTTTAGAGAATTAACTTATATTTGGTTAGCAATCGATTGGAATAGTTTATATAAAGATTATTCTAATAAAGAACGACATGAAGAAGCTCTTAAAGATGCTGCATTAACTGAACAAGAATGGAATGATCCAACTTTTCGAGCGGCATGTAGAAAATATAAAGAACTACAAGATAATATTAGATCCATTAAAATGCTTAAAGCAGCTCAAAGAGCTACTGATAGATTTACTGATTATTTTAATAATATAGATCCACAAGAGCGAGATGAATAGACTGGAAAACCTATATATAAAGTAAAAGATATATAGACTGAACTTACAAATATTCCAGCTTTATTAACTAGTCTTCAAGAATTAGAACAACAAGTTAAAAAAGAATTAACTGAACAGTCTAAGATTCAAGGAGGAGCTATTGTTGGATTTGAACCCACAGAGTTTTAATGGCAGTTAAACTTGAATATAATATAGATGAGAAAACTGGAAAACGTAAAAGAGGGAGACCTAAAAAAATAGTTATTCCAGATGCTATACAAAATAAGATTGATGAAATAATTGAAGAATAGTCTATAAAAGAAGAAAATGAAGAACATAAGATTATAGAAGATCTTAAAGCAAAACATTTTGGTTCTGGTTGGGACGTAAGTTCTGATGAAGAAATTAAATTCTTTGATCTTAACTTATCTTATGAAGCATCTGGTTATAAACCTATTACAAAAGATAAAGGATTAGATTTTGATCCTAGTTGGTTTACACAAGCTAGAGATACTTATTTATAGACTGGACATTATTGTTAGTTTGTTAGAAACTCAAAACTATATAAACAATTTTGGACAGAAGAATATAGAAAATGCAGAGACGGTTTAACTGTTAATGGATATACTATAACTGGTCCTAATTATTTCTTTTTAAATTATTATACTTTAGATGATAATAGAGTATCTAAAGCTGGTGCAGGACGTAAAAAAATATTCCCTAGATTTAAAACATATCAATATGAGTTCTTCCATTACTATGAACTTTGTAGAATATATGGATGGAACTGTTCTATGTTAAAAAATCGAGGATGTGGTCAACAATGAAAGGCCTCATTAAAATTCCGAAAATTCGGTGAAGACTAATGTGATATTTCATAAAATGTATCATTATGTTAATACCGAGGTAACTTAGTTAATCGCTGAGTACTGTAACGCGTAGGAAGTGAACGTTAGTGAGAGTAATAATCTTCCCAAGAGTTCGGAACAAGATTTAATTGATTATTATGAAAATAATTATTTTGAATTTTGAAAATGTACGCTGAACTGTATAGAAATATACAGAACTAAAGGATAAAAAGCCTTTAGGGTAACAAATTGTTTTCTGAAATTGTAGCTTCTATTATTGCTTGTACATATAGTTGTTATAGAAATAGTGTAAACATTATTACAGCCGCATCTTTACTCTATGTAAACAAAACTATGTCTAAAGTAGTTTCAGCTTTAGATTATTTAAATGATAATACTGATGGCGGATTTTTTAAGCTAAGATAGGTTAAAAATGATGCCTTAACTAAAAAGGCTTCTTATTATAAATATGTTAATGGTCAAAAAGTAGAAACTGGATTTATGTCATTAGTCGAAGGTATAGTAGCTGATGATTCAAGAAAAATCCGTGGAGACCGTGCTAATATAGTTTTATATGAAGAAGCTGGTTCTAATCCTAAATTAGAGAGCTCTGTAATTAAAGGTGAAGAATTAGTAAATCCTGGAGGTAATAAGATAGGTATTAGTATAATTGGCGGTAGATATATGCCGCATTATAATCGGATAAAATCGGTGAAGACTGAGAGTGTTAATACCGAGTTAAACCCTAAGATTGCGAAAGGCTTAGGATAATGTAACGCGTAGAAAGTGAATAAATATAATCTTTCCAAGAGTACCCGACACATTAATATGTGAAAATGTACGCTGAACTTATATGAATTAAAATATAAGAATATAAGGATAAAAAGCCTTATAGATAACATAATTGACAGGAGGTGATAAAGATGGTGCAGAAGGATTAAGGCATATTTATGATAATCCTTTAACCTTTAAAGTATTACCTTTTAGACATAATTATACTGCCGATCAATCTGTAGTAATTACCTCATATTTTATACCAGCATATAAAACTTTAGATAAAGATGAATTTATTGATAGTCGAGGCTGGTGTAATGAAGAAAAAGCTCGTGAACATTTCGAGAATATTAGAAATGAAATGTCTAAAACTCCATCTGCATTAATAATGTATTGTGCAGAACAGTGTTTTACGGCTGAAGAAGCTCTCTCATTAGAAGGAAATAATAAATTTAATAGAGCTCTTATTGCTGAACAAATAGCATATTTAAGACTTTATAAAGATACTTCGGTTCCTATACAAAATGGGGAACTTAGATTTTTATATAAATAGAAAGATTAGGGAATTAATAGTCAAAATATTAATGGTGTAGAGTGGATTCCAAGTAATAAGGGTTCTATACATATAATAGAACCTCCTTTATGGACTACTAATAAAAAAGCAGAAATGGCTAATTTATATGTAGCTGGTATAGACTCTATTGATATCGGTTAGGCTCAAACTTCAGATTATACTGTAGATCCTTCTAAATTTTGTATTATCATATATAAACGAGCTTATGGAACACAATCTCCAGCCCCTGTAGCTTATTATATGGATAGACCTCATCAAGTAGAAGAAGCATTTTAGAAAGCTCTAAAATTAATGATCTGGTATAATTGTAAATGTAATATAGAAGCAACTCGTTTATCAATGTGGAACTATGCTAAAAATAGAGGATTTTCTAATTACTTTATGGCTAGACCTAGAGCTACCTATATGGATTTATCTAAACGTAGATCTTCCACTATAGGTACTCCAGCTACACCTACTATTATAGATCATCAAACAGATTTAATAGCAAGTTATATAGAAGAATTTAGTAATTGTATTTGGTTTCCAGAGTTACTAGATCAACTTAATAGATATTCAGACGAAAATAAAGGTAAGTTTGATATGATTGCTTCTTTCGGAATGGCACTTTTAGCAGATGAAGAATTATCTGGAACAGCTCCTAAGGAAGTAGATAATTATGTTGAAGAATGGCAAGATATTGGTTGGTATAGAGATTCTGATGGAATTAAACGATATGGATTAATTCCTAATCAACAATAGATTACTAATGCTAAAATAAGTTGGGATTCACACTTTAAAGGAAATGATTATGGCCTCCATAGTAGTGACCCAAGATATATGAATACTTATGACAGAAGATGAAATGAAAGATAAAATATTATAGGCTATAGAAGAAGCATATAAAGCTAAATTTGTAGGAAAACTTAAAGCTACTAAAAATGATATTAATTGGACTGTTACAATTTATCTTAGGCCTGAAAGACCTACAATAATTAGTGCTGAACTTTCTGATGAATAGTTTATTAAGTATTTTATTAAAGAATTACATGATAGAAATTGGGATTGTACAAAATGGTTCACTGGATATTAGATGATGCCATATAATCCTGTAGATTCAGCTTGTTGTGTATGACAGAAGATAAATTAATAGAAACTACGGATAAAATTATTTCAGAATTAGTTTATCCTAAATATGAATTACAAAAAGCATATAATTACTATAATGGTGTTTTAGATGCTGATTAGTATAGATATATAGAAGAATAGTATGGGATAGGTAATCCGACATCAGTTGAATTTATTCCATTAATTAGAAAGCATGTAGATGCTTTAGTTGGTGAATATTTAGGAACACCTATAATTCCAAAAGTTACATGTAAAGATTCTTCTACAATTAGTAAGATTACAAGAGAAAAGGAATTAACCATAACTAAAGAATTGTTAGACTTTTTAAATAAAAGATTATCTAATAAATTAATTTAGTTTATGTAGACTGGTGATAAAGGATAGTTAAAAGATTAGAGTGTACAAGATGCTATTGATAAATTAAAAGAAGACTTAAATGATAGTTTTGTTTCAGAATATGAAATAGCAGCTTAGAATGTAATTCAATATTTAATGTAGTCTAGAAATACAGATATTAAAAATAAATTAAAATAGTTATTCACTGATTTATTAATTACTGGATATACTTTTTATAAAGTTGTAAATCAAAAAGACAATGTTAATATAGAAGCTCTAAATCCTTTAAATACTTTTATTGATAAAAATCCAGAATCTCCTTATGTAAAAGATTCTTAGAGAGCTGTAGTTAGAAAATGGCTAACTAAAAATGAAATATTAAATATTTATGGTAAAAAACTTTCTAAAAAAGATAGAGATACTATTGAAGATGCTTGGAAAGATGCTTTTAATACTTCTACATACTATGTCAGAAATGTTCAAAACTCTGGAGTCCCATCTACAGAAGGTATTCAAGCCGATAAATTCGTAACACCAGGATATCCTACTGGAAATAAGTTTTCTTATAATTATAGGCTTATTCCAGTGTATGAAGTTGAATGGATTGAAACAGATAAAGATTTTGTAATGTAGCGTTATCGAACCGTAAGAATAGGTCAAGGAATTTATATTCTTTATGGTAAAGATGAAAATGTAATACGTAGTCAAGATAATCCTACTAAGTGTACATTATCTATTAATGGAGTATATTATACAAATAGAAATTCTGAACCTTATTCATTAGTACTTACATGTTCAGTTTTATAGGATAAATATAATATATTACATTTCTTTAGAGATAATATAATAGCTAACTCTGGTACTATAGGAGATTTTGTTGATGTATCTGTTTTACCTAAATTCTTAGGAAATAATCTTCCAGAAAGACTTTAGAAATGGATAGCCTATAAAAAATCTGGTATTGCACCTATTGATTCTTCATAGGAAGGTTCTTTAAGTGCTGGTCAAGCCCCTATAAATACAATTTATAATGGGTTTGATGATACAGTAAAGGCTCAAGCAATTCAAGCTATATAGATAGCTATAGATTCAATTGAATAGACTACATCCTCTATTACTGGAGTATTTAGAGAAAGACTTAACGGTATTTAGCAAAGAGATGCTGTAACTAATGTTCAAGTATCTGTAAACAATTCATTTACTATTACTAAACAATATTATCAATAGATGGATACTGTTGTTGAAGAAGTACTATTAGATGCTTTAAATTTAGCAAAAATAGTATATAGAAACGGACTACAAGGGACTCTAATCTTAGGTGACAAATATCAAAAAGTATTTACAGCATTACCAGAGTATTTTACTTTATCAGATTATGATATACATATAGTTACTAGTTCAGATTTAACTAAACAATTAGAATAGTTAAAAGCAATTATACCAGAATTTGTAAAAGTAGGAGCTATACCTCCAGATTTAATTATGGAAGCTCTTACTTGTCAAAGTCTTACAGATTTTAAAATTAGAGTAAAAAAGGCTTTTGAAAAATAGAAAGCCGAAAATAATTAGTTACAAAAATTACAACAAGAATCAGAGTAGTTACAACAATAGTTGTAGGAAGCATCTAAACAAATTAAAGAAGCCTAGACTAAAATCTAGTCCCTTAATGAAGCTAAACTTAAATTGGAAGCAGAAAAGAATAAAGCTGAAGTAGAGCTTAATTGGTATAAAGCCAAAACTGATAGACAATATAAGGAAGCGAAAGCAGAACAAGATGCTAAACGAACTCGTATAGAGTTATTACAATTACATGATGGTAATCCTTATAATGATGAGGTTGTAAACTTAAAATAATAATCAATGAAAAATTATTTTTGTAGTGGTTGTGTAGAATCAGATTTAGATTCTATACACAAATCTCCTAGTTAGGAAGAAGATTTTTTCATTATATTAGAATGTGGAGATTATATCTTACAAGAATGTGGTAGTAAAATTAAAAAAGAACAATGAGCTGTAAAAATTTAAAAATTAGTGAAATGCCGGGTGTTTGTAGAATCGAAGGCTCGGAAATTATACCTTTAGTTCAAGAAGGGGAAAATAAAGTAATAGCTATTAAAGAATTGGTTGAAGTAATGCAAAAATCACTTCATCAATGTGAAGAACATAAATGTGGCTGTGAAAAAGCAGAAGCTAAAGCAGCATAGGCTTTAATGGAAGCTATCGCTTCATTAGATCAAGCAAAAGCAGCTATTTGTTTAGCTAATAGAGCTTATGATAAAGCTAAAGAAGCTAATGCTTTATCTATTGATAATTCTAAATAGATTGAATCTATACAGTCTAAACTATGTACATTAGATGCCTAGATTATACTAAACTCAAATAGAATTGACAACTTAGATAAAAATCTACGAGTTAGAGTAGTAACTTCTGTAGAGGATACAGAAACTATTTACTCATTCTATCAAGGTATTAACAATTCTCCAGAAACATTAATTGGACAAGTTAAAGTTCCTGGAACAGATATTACACTTACTAAACGTGGAGTAGCGGCAGATGCCCAAGCTGTAGGTAAAAAAGTTATTGAACTTAAATCAGATATTCAAGAAGTTTATAATAGTTTAAAAGTTACTAATAATTCTATTGGTTTATCAGCAGACGGAATTTATGTTCCTAATTCAGCAGCTAATTATATCTTTAATGCTATTTCTTTAGTTGATGCAGATAATAAATTAGATGCAGCTATTAAAGCTGTTAGTGATAGAGTTAAAGAATAGAAACCTCTTATCTTAGAAGGAGGTAAATTCCATAAGGTAGTTTATGATGGTTCTGTAGAAACTACGGTAAATATTCCAACTAAACTAAGTCATTTAGATTAGGACGTTAATTATGTTAAGAGTATTACTTTTAATAATACTAAGATATTTCCTAAAGATGGTGACATAATTATTCCTGAAATAAAGATTCCAGAAGTTCCTGTAAAAGATGTTAAATTAGATGGAAAATCTGTAGTTAAAAGTTCTGTAGCCGAATTAACTAGTCCTACAGTAACATTTAAAGCTGGGGATAAATCTATCAATGTGAAACTTACAGATGGAGCTACAGTAGACTTGGAAGCTATTATTAAAGCTCTTTTACCAACTAATTTATGGAAAGTAAAGGATGGTGATAATACTACAATGGTTCCAGCTACAGAAGCTATTAATATTGATACAACTGGAAAAATATTTGAAGGAGCATGAAAGTAGCAGATCCTAATGGAAGACGAATAGTTGACTATAAGTATTTAAAAGAGTTTGCTGGAAGTATTGTTCCAACATCTAATATACATCCAGAGCAAGCTCTTACTTATAGTAAACTAAAAGAAATACTTACTCCAGAACATTATGTTGAATCTGACTATTCAGATAGTCCTAAAAAAATAAGAATTTATAAATTTAATCATTCTGAACCTTATATTGATAATCAAGTAGTTATTCGTAGAGATTTAGAAATTGTAGGATCTAATAGAACTCTTACAAATCTAGAATTTGTAAATGAAGATATGGATCCTATGGGCGGAATTAGATTAGGTGCTATAAAACATTATTCTGACGGGTCTAAAGAATATATAGGAGTAGATTCTAATGGAGTATTTAATAATAAAGATCAAAATAAATTTACAGTTACTGACAGTATATTAAAAGATAAATTATTTATAGATGGTAAATAGTTTACTAAACATGTAACTAAAAATGTAAATTCTGATACTTATAAATAGAATAAATCTATTAAATTCACATTTGAAGGTAAAGAGTATAGTCGTAATGTAAAGTAGTCTGGAGAATAGTATGGTGTATATATCAACGGAAAAGATAGTTTAAATTCAGACTCTTGGAAATCTGGAGAATCTTTTGATGACTTTGGTGGAGCAGATAAAGACTGGTATATAAAAGATACTACTGATTATACAGTTTAGGGAACTATAATTCCTAATAGTCCTATTCCAGGAGCTGATGAATATCATAAAAAATTCTATACTGGAATGGATGATAGAAGTATTTAGCCTAAACCTAGACATATTTCTTGGATAAAAGGTCCTGCTAATAATCGTTGGATTTATGATGAAGAATCTTTCTCCATATATTCTGATTATTGTTCTGGAACTACAGTAGAATCTAAGAATTTAAATAGAGATATAGCTGCTATATATAGAATAGATTATTTTAAACCTAAACATAACTATGGTAGATATTCTATAAATTATTTAGAATCTTATCCAGAAGAATATCATAAAGATAATTACCCTGTAAATATTAAGTATTATAAAGAAACTTCTTATATATTTCCTAGCATAGAATCAGAATTATAGCAATATAATAAAGTAGTAAATCCATCTAGATCTAGTAAGAACTTAACTATTGATTCTGCTAATATTTATCCTAATAGTTTATCATATATTGATAATGATGTTTTAATTATGCCCTCTGTTACTAATGGTAAATTAAATACAGATGAATCTGATGATACTGAACCAGAACGTAAATATGTTATTTATTATAGTTTCTTATCTAAAGAAATATGTAAACGTGAAGGGGATAATATAGTGTTAGATACTGATGGAGCAGAAACTATATTTAATGATAAAGAAAATAAAGAGTTTAAATATAATGTTTTGAGTAATGATCTAACCTATACTAAACAAAAGGCTGATGGTGTAGTATTAAGAGGAATTGATTCTAGTCCTAGTACTTTATTCTGTAGAGATCAATGGTATAGAGACCCTAAAAGAATATATATCTATAAACCAGAATATGAAAATGTGTCTTGGGCTATAGACCATTAGACCTATAGAACAGAAGAAGACCTTCCAACAATTATACAAAAATCTGATGGAACATATTGGTACAAAGATCCAGATGAACCTAAACCTAGAGAAGTAAAACTATACTGGGCCAGTGAGATAACTACTCCATATAATTATGAAGAAGTATCTTATTATTGTAGTCATAGTACTGTTATTCGCACTAATCCAGAACGAATTATTGAATATAATGGGAATAAGTATTTTGGTACAGCAGTTATTCCTTTCACTGGAAATATTACTGCTAAAGTATATTCTGGATATAGTCATCTACCAGTAAAAATCACAGTAACATCAGGTAATGAAAAACTAGAATCCACAGTAGAAGGAACTACACCTGGAGCTAATGCTAATGGAGATATTAATGTTACTTTTGAAGAATTATCCTAGATGGGATATAATTTGTGGGATAGAGATACTACTGGAGAACATAAAGACGAAAATTTTGATTAATTATGATTGAATTAAATAAGTGTAAATCAGAAAAAGAAACTGAAAAAAAGCCTTGTAATTGTAAAGAAAAAGGTCCTTGTAAAGATATAGACTGTAGTTGTGAACAAGCTATCTGTATGGCTAGAGAAGCTAAACGCTCTGCTAATATGGCTAAATCTGATGCAGTACAAGCTATGGCAGATTCTTCGGATGCTATGAAATTAGCTTTAGAATCTACAGATAATGCTTTAGAGGCTAAGAAAGCTGCCAATAAAGCTATTCTAGAAACTTTAAAAATTAAGAAATTGGATGAGGCTGTTGATTTTTTACAATAGCAAAGTACTCTTACAATTGAAAAAATTACTGAAATAGTAAATAATTTTGAAGCTGAAAAACAAGATAGGCTTAATAATGATAAAGATATTCTAGATAAAATTAATGATATTAAATTAGAATTAGCTTTAAATAAAATTAATGATAAAGCTAGTAATACAGAATTAAAATTACTTCTTGGGAACTTATAGAAAGAATTAGCCAATGATATTAATAATCTTTCTTTAAACATTAAAACTCTTACTCAAGAAATTATAGATCTTAAAAAATATATTGACGATACTAATTTAACTGGAAATGGCGATTAAAGTAGAAAAATATACACGTTATCAGGGACTAAAAGCTAAGTATGACGCAGCTAAGCATAAAGGAGTTCCCTATTATACTACAGATACTAAAGAAATTATCTTAAATGGTATTACTTATGCTAGTGTAGGAGATCTTCAAGCAGAGATTACTAAAGCACTTCCTTTAGATACTGAAATGTCAGAGACTTCTGAAAAGGGCGTTCAAAATAAAGTAATTACTAAAACTATCTTAGATAATGAGAAAGTAACTGCTGCTGCACTAAATGATTTGAATACTAGAATCATTAAATTGGATTCTGATAAGCAAGATAAAGGTGATTTTGTTACTCCTAATGTAGTAGAATAGGCTAAGAAAGATGCTAATACATATACTGATAATAAAATTAAAGATTTAGTAGGTGGGGCTCCAGAAGTGTTAGATACTCTTAAAGAAATCGCAGATGCAATTCAAAAGGGTGATACTACTGCTGTAGCTCTTGCAGAATAGATTGCTAAAGAAATTCAAGACAGAACTAATGCTGATAATCTAAAGCAAGATAAACTAACAGCTGGAAAAAATATTACTTTAGAGAATAATACTATTTCTGCACCAGAGAATGTATCAGCATTTGTTAATGATGCTAAATATGTTACAGAAGCAGCCTTAACTACTAAGTTAGAAGCCTTATCAACAGATCTTAAAACATATATTGATGAGACTAACTTAACTGGAACTGTAGAATGAAATATACTAGGTATAAAGGGCCGAAGGATTCGTATGATAAGGACACCTATAAAGGTGTTCCTTATTATACTACTGATACTAGAGAAATTTTATTGGATGGTATAACTTATAGTAGACGTACATATCCTGATGCTCAAATAGGTTTAAATGTTGGATGGAATATTGAAGAATCTTTAAAAGATCCAAATTACCAAGTTCCTAGAAAATGGAATTATATAATTCTTTCACAACAAACTACTAAATTAAATACAAATAACTTTTTATAGAATGATTATTTATTAACTATTAGTGGTGATTTTGTTGAAAGTATTCCAGAATTTGGATTTATGGGTTGTACAGAACTTAAATCTATACTATTTCATCAATGTAAAACTGTAGAAAAGAAGGCATTTAGTGCATGTTATGAATTATCCAATGTAACTTTACCTAAAGTAGAGTCTGTTGGAGAATATGCTTTTGAAGCATGTACTTCACTAACATCTGTATCATTGCCAGGGTGTAAGATTGTAAAAGATAGTGGATTCTCTAATTGTAGATCTTTAGCAAATGTATCACTTCCTAAATGTGAAGTTTTAGAAGAACATTCCTTTGCATTATCAAGTCTTATTGAGATTACATTACCTAAAATAGTAACTATAAAAAGTAAAGCATTTAATGGTGCAAATAGTATAGTTAAATTAACTTTAGGAGATACATTAACTACTATAGAATCTAAAGCATGCGAGACTCTAACCAATCTTAAAGTTATAGAATTTTTAGGAACTAAAGCTCAATGGGATAAGATTACTATAGCACCAGATGCTTTTCCACAATAGATTTATGTACGTTGTTTAGACCAAACTTTTAAATTATGAAATATTTAAGATTATTTAAAGACAATTATACTAAACCAGAAGATACTAAGTTTGATAACTATGTTAGTTATTCTGAAACTACAGATGTTGTTAATTGGGATCCTTCTAAATATATTAAATTATCACATTTAACCAATATAAGTGATGCTTATGTTAAATTAGAAGAGGATACAGAAGCGTATATAATGTTAAGTTTTGATTTAACAGCAACTTCTGGAACTCTTTTTAGTAGTTAGAATATTAATTTATCAATTATCGGGCCTAGAAAGTTAAAATTTACATATCATGACTAGTCTTAGGAATTTGATATTCCAGAAGATTGTGGAGATATAATTGGTTTAACAGTAGAAAAGGATAATATAAGTATGTGGTGGGGAAAAAATTTTAAAGATATCCCATTAACTATTACTAATTACAATGAAGAAGAAATTATGAATCCAGTATATCTATTCTCAAATAATGGAACTTCAGATTTCTTTAAAGGTTCTATAGGAGTATGGGATCCTATGTTTTCTGTAAAACGTAGATCAGATAATAAATTAGGAGTATTATATAATGATGTATTCTATACTTCTCCAAATTCAGATTTTACTTATAATCTAAATATTAAATTTGAAGAGTAAAGAATTTAAGATAATGCTGAATTTATTGGAATTGAATGAAAACTAAAGAAATATTAGTTACTGGGCCTACATTGATTGTATTGGCTCGTAATAAACTATCTTAGGATACTATTATAGACCATTGTTATACTGATAGACAGGCTATATTTAATATCCCAGAAGATGGTTGGTATACAGTTTACAAAATAAAAATTCCTACAATTGAATATATTGATAATACTTGTTCAAATAACTTAAGACATTAGAATAATATTTTTGTAATTAAAGACAATAAATTATGGAAATATATCTGGAGAGATTAGTAGTTAGTAGATACTTCTATAGAAGAAATATTGAAAACTACTAATTCTAATGTCACAATTGAATTTATTGATTTCTTTTATTCTGAATATATTAAAGAATGTTTAATTTACTATATTAAAACATTAGAAGGAAAGAAATTAGATTGTGGACCAAAACATTCTATTAAATTTAATTGTGATAGTAAATCCAAAGAAGATATTATTTCTAAAGATAGGAATTATATCAATATGATTAAAGAATTATGTGAACATCATGCAAGCTGTGAAAATTATAGTGAAGCAGAACGACTTATTGAATAGTTCTATAATTGTAAAAAATATTGTTCTAATATAACTAATTCAAATTGTGGGTGTAATGGAAAGTAACAAACAAGATATAGTAAATGAATACTTTCGAATCGTTAAACGATTAGAAAGAGGGTATAAAGATGATTTAGATTCTATTATATCTAAAATATTAATAGTAGAAAATATTGATGGAGAATCTACAATTTAATGCAGTTTAGGCATGTGATGGAACTATAACTATTTCAGATAATCTTTCACAAATATCTCCTGATTTTGAAGATACTGTAACTGTAGATATAGTTACACTAGAAAAATCAGATGGTCCTAAACTTGCAGCAGAAGTATTTACTACTCATGATAAAAAGGCTTTATTAAATGAAGCTAAACTCCCTTTAGGGGAGGGTGGATTATATACTATAACACATTTAACTATTCCAACTTTAGATTGGTATAAGAAACAGTCTGATCTTAGAAATTTTAAAGATATTTATGTAACTGAAAATTCCAGAATATTTAAATTACAAAATAAAGAATTTGTAGAAGTTGATCCTTTAGATTTTACAACTAATATCAACTTAGAAAAGTCTACTGTAAGTAAATTTTCAAAACTATATTTCTTTAATTGTTATTTATGGAAATGTTATGTATATTTGTGCAACAAGATATTAAATCATACAGGTAAAGAAGATGAGCTTAAAAACTTAGAATATGATAGAGATTTTGTTTGGATAACAATATACGTTATTAAATATTTAGTTGAAGATTGTAAATTAACAGAAGCATAGAAGATATTAGAAGCTGTTGAGGCCTGTAATGGATTCTGCTATAAAGCAATCAAAGATTCTTAGGAAACCTTTGAGTCTTATGATTATAATTGTGGTTTAACTTCTGGTAGAGTATATCAAACAAGTTGTGGATGTAATTAATTTATTTATATTATATGACAAAAGGATGTGGATGTGGAAAAACCACATAGACAAAAGAAGAGTATGTAAAGCGTGATGCTTATTTTAAGGATTTTAGCAGTTTAGAAAAAGAATTAGTTGCTGAAAACTTAGGATTTGCTGATAAAGTAGTAAATATTGAAAATCACGCAGATGAAGAAGATTTAACAGAAGTATCTAATGGTACAGAGATTGTATTAAAATTTAAAGATAAGAAGTATGATCCTAGAAAACAATCTGGATTAGGTAGAAAATTCTTAAGAAAAAATCTTAAGAATCGTGGATATGAATGTGGAGAGCTTCTAACAAATATTTTAGAATAGAAGATGTTTGAAGATTGTGAAGGAAACCCATTAACAAATACTATCTTTATTATTCAATATGATTATGATTTAGATGGCTAGTTTATAAATATTCCAGAAGATTCTATTTTATTGTTCTTAGGAGGATCATTTACTAATGGAAATATTGTATTTAATAAAACATAGATCCTTCCATAGGCATTAGATTTTGATACAGTATTTAATTGTAAGTTATTAGGTAAGGTAAAAGAAGGTTAGATTAGATATTCATGTGGTGAACTACAATATTGGGATGGTAAAGTATGGAAAGGTATTGGAAGTACTACAATTTATACACCCTATGTTACTCCAAGTAAATCAGAAAAACTATATACAATTTATTATGGTACTTCTGATAAAGAAACTATTGAACTTTCAGATATTAAATTAAACTTTAATAAATTTGAAACTACATTAGTTGATTCTCCACTTACAAGATTTGATAATAAAAAATATATTTATTGGGTTATTCCCGATGATATAAAAGGAAGAATTTCTGTTTATACTGATGGAATTAGAAATACTGATATTGAAGACTTTGCCTTTAATATTGATAATATGCCTTATACTGCTTATAAGATCAACACCCCACAATCCGACAGGGTGGAATCACAATTAAAAGTAATCGGACAATGAGAAAATTACAAGGTTAGACCGTTAGTGGAATGATTGTTCCACATACAACAAAAGATAAATATCCTACACACTCTTCTGAATATGGAAAGGGCGGACATAAAGAGGTTACTACTTTACAAGACCGTGATGATATTCCAGAAGAAAGACTTATAGATGGAACTATTTGTTATGTAAAAGAAACAGATAAAGAATATCAATATAAAAATAAAAAGTGGGTAGAATATACAAACTTTAATAAAGAAGTAATTATTTAGGAATCTGATAAGTTGCAATAGGAAATTAATAAACTTAAAGATTCTAAACAAGATAAGGGAGATTATGTAGTAAACTCTACATTAAATCAATATGCAAAGAAATCTGACATTCCAGATATTATATCTTAGGATTTATCTAATTATGCTAAAAAGTCAGATATTCCAGATACCTCAAACTTTGCTAAAAAGTCAGATATACCTCAAGAACAAGATTTATCTAATTATGCTAAGAAATCTGACATTCCTGATGTATCACAGTTTGCAAAGAAATCTGATATTCCCCAAGGACAAGATTTGTCAAAGTATGCTACTAAAGAATATGTAGATTCTAAAACCTTCTCTGGTGGAGGTAAAAATTATGAAGTAACAGATTTTTCAGTAACTGGAAATGAGTTACATATTAAGTAGAATAATGGTATTAATAAATCTGTAACATTACCTACTACTGGAGGTAGCACTCCTGGCAAAGATGGTATAGATGGTGATGGTATTGAACAAGTTTATCTTAATTCTAATACTAGTAGCTTATAGGGTTCTATTTTAAATTATACTTTTGGATATGTAAATGGAGACCATAGTACTTAGAAAATTTTAAGAGATTATGCCCCTATTACAGATAATTATGTGCCAGAACAATGTACTAATTATGTAGTTAAACCTACTGTAGATTTACAATATGTATATGTAAGTCAGCGTAAAAAAATATTTGCAGAAGGTAGTACTACTAAAAAAGTATGGGGAGAATTTGAACCTTTACGTTTATTATATGTATATACTAAAGCAGAAATTGATCCAAGTTTAGTAGAACAAGCTATCAAATCTGCACTTGAGGAATCTGCAAAATTAGATGAAATAATTAGATAGAAATTACTTGATTAGTTTGGAATTGATAAAGAAGCATTATAGAAAGCCTTACAACAAATTAAAGATGGACAAACAGAATTAAATAATGTTTAGGCTGAAATTAATAAACTTAAAGGTAAAGTAGATGTAAATGCTTCTTCTATTGATACATTAACTAATACTGTAAAGAATGTAGGTATAAAATTAGATGCTGTAAAAGCATAGCTTACTCAATATGTTACATCATCTGATATAGATGATAAAGTAGCTAAAGCAGTTAGAACTACATTAGATGGTTTAGAGCCTTCTTGGACTACGATTGTAGCTGAACTTTGGCCAGATAAAGATCTATCTAAAGCATCCCAACTAAAAATTAATTCGGATAGTATTTCTGCACTTACTGAAAGAACTACTGAAAATGAAACTGCTATTGCGGCTTTAAAAGCACATACTGGTGATTCTTCTGCTGCTGCTGAATTAGTAGCTGCTGTAGCTGATAAACAAACTGGTAAAGTAACTGCTGCTTCAATTATTGCAGCTGTTAATAATTCTAGTTCAGAAGTAACTCTTAAAGCTGATAAAATTTAGTTAGATGGTGAAACTATTGCTAAATATATTAAGGCTATAGATCTTACTTTAACTGGAAATATCACTGCTACTAATATGGATATTCAAGGTGGTACTATTGGTGGTTTTACTATTGGAAAGGATTATATTGGAGTAAAAGCAGATAAAAATGAAGAAGGATCTGGAAATTGGGCAAATTTAACAATGTCTAAAGACTTCTTTAAAGTTGGTGGTAATGATGGATATGCAATGTTTGGTAATAACGTTATGCCAGCTTCTTCTGGTGGAGCTTTTAATGCTACTAGTAGAATTGTAAACAATACTATCAATAAAGATAATGAACTATTTGATTCTGCTAATTTTGGTTTATATGTAGATGTAACTGGTGGTACTAAAAATTATGCATTATATAGTAATAATGGAGTTGTGAGAGCTCCCGCTGTATATGGTGATAGAATTTAGGGATTAGGTTTATATTCTGATACGTCACCATATACTTTAGATTTTTCAAAAGGTAATGTTATAATAATTGATAATCTTGCTAATAAAACTATGAGATTATAGCTACCATCAGAAAATACTATTGCATCCTAGTTTGGATATAGTGAGTTACCTACAGATTTTGGAGTTTTAGTTACCATGATATTAGTTTATGGATCAGAAGTATGGATAAATCCTATTACTGATTAGGATAATAATATAGTTAATGACTTTAAATTAGGTGCTGGAGATTCAATAACAATACTAATATCAAAATTACTTAGTGGTACTTTAGTTTATAAATTAGTAAATTATATGAATTAATGGATTTTAAAAATATAGAAGTTTATACGGACTTAAAAAAGTAGAATAAAACAATAGTTGATTTACAAGAATCTATTGCAGATCTAATATATTAGAAAGGATATGGTATTTAGGCTCATGCTTTAGCTTTAAAGATATATAATTCTGATGAGAATACACAATTTACAGATTCAGAATTATAGCTACTACAAGAATTTGTAAATAAATTTTGTCCTCCTATGATTATAGACGCAATAACTAATTATATATGCAAACATTAAAATCATGTGTTTTAACAGACGAATATAAGCACGTCTGTTTTAAGGATTTGGAAGGCTACATGAATGTTGATAATTTCATAGATCTATTAAAGGGGTATTGTGAAATTGATCTCCAAAAAATTAAGACTATCTTAGGAATTGGAGATACCATTTATGTAGATAAAAAAATTAGAGACTATTCTCCGAATCCAGTAGCTGGTGGTGCTGTTGCAGCAGCTTTACGTGAAAAGGTAAATGTTGATGCACTTTCAAAGGTTGCTATTACAGGAGAATATGTAGATTTAAAAAATAAACCTTGCACATTACCTAATCCAGAAGTTTTAGTAATTGAAGGAAAGCGTAATGGACAAAGTAAACAATGGGTATATGATGGCTCTGAACCTATTAGAGTTTATTTACCCACTAAATTATCAGATTTGACAAATGATATTAAAATGATTACAGCAGAAGATGTTGAAGATATGATTCATATCAAAACTATTTCTGTTAATGGTGAAATTATTAAACCTAATAAATGTAAGAATGTTGATATCTTTGTACCAACTAAATTGTCTTAGCTAAAGAATGATGCTAATTATGTAAAAGAATTACAGTTATCAGCTTCTATTGCTGATCTTAAAAAATATTTCAATACTGAAATTTCTGTGTATTCTTATTCAATTGATGAAAAGATTGAAAAAGCATTTAAAACTATTAAAGAACAATTTACAGATATTACTAAGAAGTTTACATCTTTAAAATCAGATTTTGATACGTTATATAAATCTATAGATGCTAAAGTTGAAAAACTTATATCTAATAAATTACAAGATTTATATGATAAAGATAAGGCTTTATATGGTATTACAGATAGACTTTGGGAAAAGTTAGCTGTAGTAGAAAGAGATATTACACAACTTAGAACTGAAATATCTTCTGAATTAAATCAAGTTCGTAATGATATTTCTAACATAAATCTAAAAATTTCTACATTAGTAGAACAATTAAATGATTGTTGTGGAAAACCTAGTGGCTGTACCCCAAGTATTAATAATGTTCAAGTTACTCCTAAAGAAGCCTTTATTGGTGAGGATGTTACATTAACTTGGACAGTACTTAATGCCGATTGTTCTTCAGAAAATAAGTCTTATACAGAGAAAGCTAATGAATCTGGGATAATTAAATCTGGAACAGTTACTGGAACTTATATAGTTAAAAAAAAAGTAAATGATTTTAGATGTAAAGATTCTGATAAATGGAATGTTGAGATAATTTAGAAAAAGATTAATAATTCTTGGGTAGATTCTGAGGTTAAATATCTAAGTATTGCAGAAAAAAACTCTGCTGATTGTGGTTATACTACTAGATGGACAGAAGTTTCTGGTGATTATACTTGTGATTCATTTAATAAATATAAAAAGTTAATTGAAGAAGCATTTATTAATAATGAATGGAACCCTACTGGTAAATCTAAAAAAGGAGATTTAATTGAATCTAATTCTTCTGATTGTGGTTATTCACATGAAGATACTTAGTGGATTTTAACAGAAGAAACTGAATGTTCTGGAAGTAATAAAGTAAAAGTAGAGAAAGAACAAAAGTGGAATAAAGATACAGAAACTTGGGAAGATACTGGTAATACCAGAGCCTCAACTACTGTTGTAGAAGCTAATTCACCTGACTGTGGATATAATGAATTATATATTTCTAATACTAGTTCAGAAAAAGCATTAGCTGATAAAATAACTAATATTACTTATACAATTAATCCAGAAGGAACTTCTGTTAATGTAATTGAATCTACAGAATCTGGAGAAGAAATTACTAATAAAGATATTAAGATTGAAAATCAAGAAATTACTACATTTGTACATTCACTAAATAATTGGAAAGTAAATGAAATTAATTAATAATACTGGAGTTAAAGACGGAGCTTTTAAATTTTCAGAAATTTCTGCTAATAAATCCGAAACTCCTATTGCAGACAAAACATATCAAGTAGTAAGTGGAAATATTACTCGTAAAGTAGTTGTAAGATAGTTAGCTCTTGGAGCCTTAACTATTAGCTCTACAGCATCTGGACGTTAGGTTCCAGTATGTGGGGGATCTATTACTAAAGACATGTTCACAGTAAAGCGTAACGGTCAAGATGTAGATTTTACATTTAGCCCTACATCGGTAGCTTTAAATAGTACAGAATCTACTAAATCTATTGCTGTAACAGTAACTACTAAAGATGATAATAAAACTCATACTGTAACATTAACTCAATTAGCTAATAAATATACTGAAAAAGCTAAGGGTTCTGCTACAACTACATATTCATTGACTACTAGTGGTGGTGGTACTATTTCTAGTGCTGCTGGAACTAAAGCTCTTACTGCTTCAGCAACTAAGACTGTTACACAGCCTATGGTAAGAGTTGATTTGTGTGGAAATGAAACTTCTATTGCAAATAAAGTAACTACTACAAAAGAAACTCCTACTTGGAGTACTAATGTTGGCACAATTACTGGAACAGGCGATAATGTTACGTTGAATTACCCAGAAGCTCCAGTAGGAACATCTAGAACTATTACTGTAACAGTTAAGGCTGGCGATCAGACTAAGACTATTACATTTACTCAAACAGCTACAGCGCCTTATCTATGGGTAAGTTCCGATTCAGCTGAAACAGCTAAGAGCAAACAAGTAGTTAGAACTGAATTGGCCATTTCACAAGATGGGAAGACAGCAACATATAAAGACTTTAACGAAGCAGGCACAGAAGTTAAATCTGGAACCGTTTAGGTAACTAATGGGCAGCTTGATGTAGCCGTAGCTTCTAATACTAATTGGACAGTAGAATAATATTAAGGAGGAGAGAAATCTCCTCTTTAATTTAATATTATGAATTTAACATTAAATAGAATCTTTAAAGGTCCTACTTATACTATAGGTAGACTTTTTATAGATGGTTAGTATTTTTGTGATACTTTAGAAGATAAAGATAGAGGACTAACTTAGAATACAAATTTATCTGAAATTAATAGAAGAAAAATTAAACATGTTACTGCTATACCTACTGGGACATATGATATTACTTTAAATGTTAGATCTCCTAAGTATAGTAATTTCGCTAGATATAATTGGGCTAAGAAATATGATGGATATATTCCAAGATTATTAGATGTTCCTGGATTTGATGGTATTCTAATTCATCCAGGAAATCATGAAGCTCATACAAGTGGTTGTATTTTAGTTGGGCAAAATAAAATTAAAGGTAAAGTTATAAATTCAGTTAATACTTGGTCAATGTTAATGGAAAAGTTATTAAAATCTTCTGAAAATATATCAATCACTATTAGGTAATACTTTTAAGTTTATTTATTTTGATTTTATTTTTATTAAGATTATTTTTGTTATGAATTATTAAAATGTATAATACGAATGAATGATGATCAATTAACCGTTGATATGTTGGATATAGAAGATCCAGATATATCACAAGAAGAGCAACAGGAAGAACCTGTTAATGAACCAGAGATTCAGTAGGAAGAACCAGAAAAAGAAGATGTCATTACAATGATATTAAAGGATAAAGGTATCGAAGATCCTACTAAAATTAAGTTTACAGATGATGATGGAAATCTTCAAGATAAAAATTGGAATGATCTCACAGCAGAAGAACAGTATAATATCTTAAATACTCCTCAAGATACTTCAGATACTGATTTGGATGATGCTGAGATTGAATTTATTAACCAACTTAGATTAAGTGGACTTTCTCCAGAAGAATATATTAATTCTTTAACAAATACTCCTTCTGTTGAAATGCCAACTTATAAAGTTGATGATATTCCTGATGATGAATTATTTGTACTAGATTTACAAGCTAGATCAGAAAACATGACAGAGGATGAATTAGTTTCAGCACTACAAACTGCTAAAACTAACGAAGAACTGTACAATAAACAAATCGCAGGAATCCGTGAAGAGTATAGACAGCTAGAGGATCAAGATCGTTCTCAAAAAGAAGCCCTGCAACAAGCAGAACAAGAAGAAATTCTTCAACAAGTACAACAAGATGTTTTGGGAAAGATAGATTCTTTAAATTCTATTGGTAATCTAGATATAGAATTATCAAATGATGATAAGAATGAATTAGCTGAATTTATGCTCGGTAAAGATTAGGCTGGAGTAAGTTATTTAGGTAAGGCAATTAATGATACAGAGACATTGACTAAAATGGCTTGGTTTGCATTATATGGCGAATAGGCTTTAGATGATATTCAAGAATATTTTTCAGATCAAATAACAAAAGCTAGACAAGCTGGCTATGAGGAAGGTTTAAAGGCTTCTAAACCGAGCGTAGTCGTACGATAGTCTGGCATGAATAATGCGTCAGACGTAACTGACATAAATCAATTAGATTTTTAAAAATTTTTATTATGATTGTAGCAAATTTTGTATCTTCGCGTGCCACAATGGGTGATACGCGTACTTATGAGGACTTTTATAAGTTTCTTGGTGCTAAACCACATAAACTTGGAGTTCTTAGTCGACTTTACCCCGAACTAACTGCATCTTATTTGACAGAATCTTTGAGAAACATTTTCTATCAAGATAATAAGTCAAGTAACAAGTATCAGTCAATTGATTCGATGTTTTTCGAATGGGAAGTTGAAACTAATTATATTAAGCGTGTTGAGTTTGCAGCTGTTCCAGAAGGTGATGGAGCAGATGGAACTGAAATTACCTTTGCATTTAAGGAGCGCTATTATGATAAGTATGATATCTTCAAGATTGATGAGACAATGCAGCAAGTTATTGTTGTAAGTCGACCAATTCGTAAAGCGGATAATTATTGGGAAGTATAGGGTCGTTTGATTGATAACGATTATAGCTCTGTACTTGATCTTTCAGGCTGCCAAGTGGGTATGACCACTAGATTCCAGTCTAACGCAGTTCCTGAACTTCACGAAGAAGGAACTGTTAAATATTAGAGCAATATTGAGCGTCACCGCAACTATATTACCACGCATAGAGTAGATGATTCATATTCAGCATTATATGCAGCACATGAGAATATGTTTATCTCTATTGCAGAAGGTAAGAATCAAGGTGATCTCTCAGAAACAATTTATAAGATGGATAAGAAGGAGAAAACGTTGCTCGATAACTTCTTATACGTGAGAAATTCAGGTTTGTTGTTTAACAAAACGAACGTAGATGCTAATGGTAAACCTACAATTGTAGACCCTAAATTGTATTGGGGATTAGCAGCGTGAGCTGCTATAAAGTATTCATCTAATTGCTGGAAACTCCTAATATAGGACAATCAGCAGCTAAGATTATAATAAGCAGGCCTTATAGGTAGCATATAATAAAGTTCAACGACTAGCTGCAAAGCGTAGATTAAATAAATTAATAATAAAGTTAATCAAAATGGTGAATAACTTATGAAGTATATAGTATATTTAACAAAAAATTTAATAAATAATAAAATTTATATTGGGGTACACCAAACTGATAATCCAAATAAATTTGATGGGTATATCGGATGTGGAGTATACACAACTCAAAGTAGTTCTTATAATCATCCTAAAACAAGATTTCAATATGCTGTAAAAAAATACGGCCCTAAAAATTTCAAAAGAACTATTTTAAAAATATATGATAATGAAGAAGATGCTTATTACATGGAAGCATTATTAGTAAATGAAAAATTTATTGCTAGAAAAGATGTATATAATCAAGTACTTGGAGGTCATGGGGGAGATATTGCAAATAATGCAATTCCTTGTTATCAATATGATTTAGAGGGAAACTTTATAAATGAATATCCATCTAAAGCATCTGCTGCCAAAAGTGTTAATAGATGTGTACATGTAATATCAATAGCAATAAAAGACAAAGTAAAAGCCGCTAATTATTTTTGGTCAATTACTAAAGTAAATAAATTGGATATATCTAATTATAAATTAACTACTAATAGAATACCAGTATTTCAGTATTCTAAAACAGGAGAATATGATTGCTGCTACGATAGTATAAGTGATGCAGCTAGAGTTAATAATAGTAGTAGTTCAAATATAATTAGATCAATAAAATTAGGTTATTTGACGAATAATAAATATTTTTCGTTATACTATGAAGTGCAATTTTCTATAGCTAAAACTGAAAGTATAAAACATAGAAAAGTGTATCAATATGCTTTAAATGGAGATTTTATAGCTGAATATAATTCTGAAGCAGATGCTAATAGAGCATTGAATAAGAATATAAAAATAGGACAAGCTATAAAATTAAAACATACTGCCGGAGGATATCAATGGTCTTTAGAAAAATTGGATAAAATGTCTGATGTTTCTAAAAAAACTTCTGGAAAAGCAAGAAAAGTTGGACAATATACTATAGAAGGAAAATTAATTAAAATATATAATACTGTAACTGCGTGTGTACAAGACTTTGTTGGGTGTAGACATGTTTTATCTGGGAGAAATAAAACTTCTGGAGGATATGTATTTAAATATATTGATTAATAGTATAAGTTAAAGATATAGTCTATTCTTTATGGTAACATAAAGTGTAAATATAGGATACAAACAGACCAATTTATATTGGTGACGGCGTAATTCCACAAGTAGAACGTTTCGCAAGCAAGTATGCTTACAATAAACTTACTATGCAGGTATTTAATACTGTATTGGCTAGTCTTAATCAAAAGGCAACTAATCCTACAGGTAATAAATATGTATTTATTTGCAATGAGCCTTTCTGGGCTGACTTGCAAATGTCTTTAGGTGATTTCTTGGCTAAATATAGGACCAATGGAACTTACCTCTATTCTAAGCAAGCCAATGGATATATTAAAGTTGGTGCAACCTTTGATACTTACGAGTTTGGGGGAAACTAGATCAGCTTTAAAGTTGATAGAACATTCTCTCGTGAATATGGTATGGAAAAAGGATATTGCTTATGCTTAGATTTAACCGCAGATAAGACTTCTTCTGAACCACCTATTCAGATGTTTACACTTAAAGGTGGAGATTTCATCTCTAACCGTTTTGTTGGTGTAGGTGGTCTTGATGGCTTAAGCTCTGGAGTGGTTTCTAGTCCAGTAGCTGGCTCAAAGCTAAATTAATTGGCGTGGTTATTAGTAATAATAATCTTAAATTTTCTTTAATTGCTGGAAACTCCTAATATAGGACAATCAGCAGCTATTATATACATGGATTCTAAGATCGGAAGAGCACACGTCTGAACTCCAGTCAC